GTTGAAAAAGAAGACATGATACCAAAGTTACCAGTCTTACAACCGTTATACAAAGAACCTACGCTTTCGCATGAATCTTCTAGTAACAAGACATCGTATTTATCACAAATCTTTTGAATCTCGTCCATCTTGTTAGGAATGCCAAGAACATGAACTAGTATTAGGCAGGCAGGATTCTGTTCTTTACAAATCTTTTCAAGATGTTGAACATCAAGCCCCAATGTCTCTTTATCCGTGTCACATAAGATCAAATCATAACCTAACTGCATTATTGGACTTACCGTTGTAACCCAAGATACGCAAGGAGCGACTATCTTATTGTTTTTAAGCATTCCTGAGACACTTAGCGCGTAGAACATGCCAAGGTTAGCAGACGAACCAGAATTGACAAAAACGGAGTATTTTACTCCAAGCCATTCTGACCATTCCTTCTCAAACTGTTCCGTCAACTTGCCTTTGGTAAGCTGAGGATATGTTGACAACCAAGAACAAAGAGAGTCAATTTCTTGGTTAGTTATAGTCTCTTTAACTAGTTTTATTGGCAATTTGATCATTTATTTCTTTCACTGTAATATCGAATAGTTCAATCTTTTTTCTTTCCTTGGCGTAAAATATGTTCTTTCTATAGATTGAATGATTCTTGAGGTCTTCTGTAACATAATCTTCATATATCATATCAAATGCCTCATAAAGCCTTCTTATGAAATCATTTATAAAAATTAAGTTACCCGTACCTATGACTTTATGCCCATTTTGGCTTATTGACTCTTGAGCAACAAAGCTTGGATGCAAAAGCTCTCTAAAGTAGTAAGTGTCTCCTAACTCTATCTTTTGCTTATTTACAATAGAATGAAATACCTTACCAAACAAGAATGGCGGAAGTCTATATTTTGAATTGAAGTTAAAAGGGTAGGCTATAAGCACATGGCTATAATTGTTCTTTATGTAATTGGTTACTTTTTCTTTTGAAGTAACATAGCCAGAAGGATGGTAGCTAAATGGAGAATCTATATCAACCTCTCCGACAGTATTATTCCATAGTTCGGCGGTTGAATAGTATATTATCTTGTTTGCCTTGAGTTTATTGATTACTTCTATGGTATATTCATAGTTTACTGAATCGAATAAACTGTGACTACTCATATAGGTTCTTTGTTCTGCAAAGCAAAGGAAAACTCGATCCCAGTTTTGTTCAAAAATGGAACTATCTATATTTCTAGATGATATTTTTATGAAATCATCTGGAAAATACTTAGATATCTGCGAAGTATTTCCTATAACCAAATTCATAGCCTAGACATTACTCCTGCCCATAGGTCATTTACTCTTTGGTTTCTAACATTACAGAAAGAAGCCATTGAACTACTAATATCCCAGAGTGTTTGGTCGCTAATAGAAGCTAGTCTATCTCGGAACTCATTCCAGTCTTCGAAATATTGAATATGGGGCATCCATTCTGAATCATAAAAGTCCGCCAATGGCAGCCACTTTTTGAACTTCTCTAGATCCTCAAAGTCATTAGGATCGTTAGGTCCAGGGCGAATAACGGAACCGCTTTTAATATTCCATGTCTGATTCCAAGACGACTCAGCCAATACATAAGCTGTGTAATCTTTCTTCATTCTAATCATTAGATCAACTGACGGGAAGAACAGTGGCATATTCTGAGCGTAAAACTCAAAGATAGACATGGTTGAAGGACAATAAGGAATGCCAACAATGCCTCTATATACGACTTGATCTTTCCATTTATATCCAGAAGGCAAAGCTTTAGACTTGTCAACAAGATTTGGAATGAAACTTCCTCCAATATAGAATGGATATTGATGCATTCTAGAATAGTAAAGAAATTCTCTTTTAGCTGGCGAATATTTTACCGAAGTGTAGTTGCACAAGCTTGGAATATGGAGCCATTCTCTGTCTGTAAAATACTTTCCATACTCAGCGTCATACTTGTTATTAGCTGCAAGAATAACTTGACCGCTATCCGCTCCTCTTTTTAAGAAATCATTGAATCTTTCCCATTCGTCTGCTCTTGTAGAAAATGGAAGTTCATATCTTATAGGGGCAACAATGATTATGGGCTTATTCCATTTTTCAAACAACATAGCAAATGCTGGCGGATAGGTTACTAAAAATGCGTCATACTTAGCGAACTCATCCTTATATGCATTGTAGAAATCATCGCACATCTTCTGATCTATGCGAGTCCAGTTGTCTGTGTTTATAACGGAAGTGGTCGTTTTCTGTCTACCAAATACCCAGTTATGTCCTGACATATTCCAACTAGTTACTTCATGCCCTTGACATGAAAGTATTTGCTGTATGTCTGCAATTACTGATATATGTAGATCTAAGTTGAAAATCTTCATGGTATTCTTTCTCCAACGTGTACTCCATGTCCCATTGGGGCATGATGAGGGAATGGTCTTATGTCATGATCTCCAAAGAACTTCTTTGGATCATAGTAGTAATCTGGCGGAATGATTACTACTGGTTCAGGAGGGGCTTCTCCTTCTACAATTGGCGGAAGCTCTTTTGGTTCTGGCGGAACATAAATTCTTTCTTCATGTTTACCGTCTTGTATAACCAATCCATTAGAGAAACGGTCATGAACTAACGCATACTTAATATATGGTTCCCATACATGCTCTTTGAGAAAATCTTGATCGCTTCCCTTGTAATTGAATTTTCCCCATACGCTAATCTTAGCAGCGATATCATTTAGCAAACCCCGCTTAGCGCCCCACATGCCTCCCAAAATTGGAACATTATGCTCAATATGATCTCTCATGCAATGTAAAAGCTTTGGACTTTCAAGCCATTCATCAACAGCAGCTTTTTCTCTAACATTCAACCTAGAATCAATATCTCTAGATATAAAGATATCAACGTCTGATTCTGAGACTGGTAGGAATCTCCAAAACAAACCCTCCCACGGGCTTTCGATAGTGTTCATGACAACAACCTCGGCTCCCATGCTTTGTAGTTTATCTAGAAACTCACGAGGAACCTTACTATCGCAATAGAACCTAGTAGTCCAACCAGGATATATTTCCGCAGCTAAACGTATGTTTTCTATACAACCATTCATATAGCTTGTGTCATCGCCCCATAAACTGAATGATATTATTTTGTACATAATGATCCTTATGCTTGCTTATTAGTAAAATGCTTAGATAAATCCTTAACCAACTCTTCGACTCTTTCTTTCATTGGCATTGCTGACGTTTTCGTATACAACTCTACATTTTGACTATAACTAAATTTTCTCTTGTGGTTTAGATGTAACAGCGGCATGTCTCTTTCTTCATGGACCTTACATAATGCTTTAACTCGATCCCAAAACTCGCAATCTTCGCTTCCATAAGCTACAAACTTCTCGTTCATTCCGCCTATCTTTATGAAAGCGCTCTTCTGGAAAGCAAGACTACCGCCTGAAAAATAGTCGGTTCTCTTTGACCCTTTCCAAATGATTCCTGCTCTCAAAAAGTCCATGTTATAAATCTCTTTAGCGATAAACGCTGCTTCATGTTCACACAGAATGATACTCATTCGATACAAGTAATCTTTAGGTAAGACAATATCTGCATCATTCATAGCTATAATAGGATAAACGCTTGCAGCAACTCCCGCATTGATTGCTTTGGACTTATTGAAATTTGTTGTATCGCTTCTTGTAAAAACGTGACGTATCCGAGAATCAAATCTAAATGCTGTAAGATTAATAACTGAATCAACGTCTTCTTCGGAAATAATGATTTCCAATGGATCGATGTTTTGTTGAAGAAGCTTTGTAACCGTATAGTTGAGATTGTTTTGCCTATCTACTCCCCTGATTGGTATAACAACAGACATGCCAGCTATATTGCGAACTGGGGCATTTGAATATTCAAATCGGCGCTGAATTTCAGGAGGAAGATTGGCAAGCATACGAGAGCTAATCATTAATTAAACCTTCTTCTTGGTGGTTGTGGTTGATTTGGAGGTCCGCCTTTTTCATACAAGTAATGATAAATTACTCCTGTAATAAACTTTTCACTCTTTAACAGCGATTTCAACCGCATAGAATAATCTCGGTCCTCTCCGTGGTTGAGTTCAGGAAATCCAACTTGTAGAGCAAGTTCTCTTTTAACTGGATTTAGATGATTGGGAGGTCTGTAGTAAACATCATTTTGCTCAAACCAACTATCATATTTAGTGGAGTGAATGAATATTCTTGGACATTGACCTTGAAAAGTAATAACTCCCTGCATGCCAACGCAATCAGGGCTTGTTTGTATTGCTGACAAAATCTTGGCTACATAATCGTCAGAAACCAAGTCGTCGTCGTCAATAAAGGCTATATACTCGCCTGTTGCCTCGCTCAAAAGCTTGTTTCTCTTTTGCCCAATAATCATCTCTCCATGATCGCTCTTTACTAACACCTCAACCTCTGCATTCAGTTGAGGGTTTAGTTTTGCTAACAGCCTATTAAGTTTTTCTGCTCTTGAGTATAAAGAACAAATTAAAATCGAAAGCTTCTTACTCATATTATCTTTCCTCTTCTAGATAGCTTTATTGCACGTTGTTTTTCATAATCTCTAACCCATCGGTTCATACCTTCAACCTTCTTATCTGTAGGTTGATTTGGTTGAAACTCTTTAGGTATTTGAGCATTTTGATCCGCAAGCTTTTGAATACCCTTACCAGGTTCCCTTATACTCCATTGAGTAAAATGCTGGGTTCCTCTATCGTATTTACTAGACATCATCCAAGGTCTGCCTAAATCCTTCAATATAACATTTCGTCTATCAAAGGGAAAGTACAAGAATGATTTATTGTTGAAACCATGATCCATATTTCTTATTTGCACTTCAGGATTATCGCTACCAACGATCTTGGCCGCAACAGTCTTGCAAAAAGACCCTCGTATAAAACTTGGGCTAAGAAAGAAGTTATTACCAGCGCTCTTCCAAGCTCTTAGAGAAACTTCTTGAACATGCGGAGAAATAAAGAACTGATTGAAACTAGAAACTCTTATGGGAGAAAGAAGCTCCCAATCGTCTTCAAGATGAAAGTTATAGATTGTTTCTACTTGGGAAAAGCACCACTTTAGCGCTGACGCAAAGTTAGGAGTTTCAGGAGTGCTTAGAATAACATTGCCAAAATAATTCCTGGCAATATCTGCTACTTCCTTTCTCTTTTCGTTTTCAGGATTATCAGGGAAGCCGTCAACGTTGAGATACAAAGTTGCTAGCTTGAAGTTGAAGTCCTGCATATTCCGAGTAAAGGATTCATAGGTTATCCTCGCTAGTTCAGGACGAGGCATTGCTGTTGTTGTAAAAGATAAAGTCTGTTCAGTAATGGGGTACATATTAGAGTTTGTTTCTATCTATTTCTGCGTTTTGATCTCTTATTTCTTGATTAAGTTTCAGCAAAGCAGGATTCCTTACCCACTTCCATCTAGTAAATTCATCGTCTCCTCTAGCATATTCGGTACTCTTCATCCATGCCCTTCCAGTATCTTGTAAGATTACCTTTTCTTCAAAAGGCCAATAAACAAAAGCTTCTTTAGGATCATGAGGTTGAAAACTTCTTATTTGCTGTTCGGGATTTTTATGACGAGTTAGCTCCTTGCCTATGAAATTGCAAAAAGAACCTCGTATGAGGTTTGGACTAAGAACAAATCGTGGTTCGGGAATATTCCAGGCCTTGAAGCCAACTTGAAGAATCTTGGGATTATCAAAAAACTCTCCAACAGATTCTGGGATCTCGCTTAGCAGTAACCAATCGTCCTCAATATGATAAGCAAACTCAGACTTCACGTTTGTAAATAACCATTTGACAGCAGCGGGAAAGTTTGGCAAGTCCCCTATCTCATTTACAATAACGTTTTTGAAGAAACTATGAGCTATCTCTATAACTTCATTGCGCTTGGGATGGTCGCAGAAATTGGGACAAAAATCAACGTTCAACAGCAACGTCATTTTGCTAAAATCAAGCCAAGGTGTCTTTTCTTGAAAAGACTTATAGGTTGGTCCGATTAGTTCGGGCCTAGCCATTGCTGTTGTTGTAACTGTCGTATTCGAGGTTGATGGTCGAGTCATACCACGATTATCGGGCAACCGCAGCATGAATCTCCATGCACTACCGTTTCAAGAGACTGACGACTTGCTATCGTTGCCTTACAAGACGGACAACGAGTATCCTGCAATCCCTTTTGATCGTAAACATTCTGTACATACACAAACTTAGAATGAGCAGAATATAGTTTTGCAACCCTATGTACTAATCCGTCTGACGTTACTTGACATCCAACATCTTTGTAGGCAGGATATATCTTTAGCAAATGCAAAGGAACATAAGGGTTTTCACTCATAAATCGAGCAAACTCTTCATGTTCTAAGATTGTTGAATCATGATAGACAGGAATGCTTATTTCTACGTGCGTTTTATTTATTGCATATTTTATACAATCTAAGACTGGCTGTTGGTCTGCTCTGGCGACTTTTTGATAACGTTCCTGAGAACCTTTCCAGTCTATGTTCATTGCTGACGATACGCTACAAAGAACTTCCCAAATAGGAATCTCTGCATAAGCATTCGTTTTCAGAATCAAATCAAGATTAGATTCTTGACACTGTTTTGCAAGGTCTACGATGTACTCGTAATAAACAATTGGTTCATTGTAGGTAAAGCAAATAGCTTTACAATTTTTTGACTCAGCTAATTTAACCGCAGCCATTGGAGATAGATCAGTTGCTGTTTCAAACTTATCTTCCTGACTGACCATCCAATTTTGGCAATAACTACAAGCCATAGAACAACCATATCCGCCTATGGATAGCGTTTTGGTATTTGGCTTAAAATGATAGATAGGTTTCTTCTCAATTGGCTCAACAGCCGCATGAGTTATTTTGCCATATCCCCGCAGGAATATGCCATTTTCTGCCTCTCTAACTTGGCAGATACCGCGCTGACCATTGCGAAGCTTGCAACGGTGCGGACAAACTAGACATTCGTATCGAGCGTCGTCTGTCTTCTGGTAGGTTAGTGTTTCAGCATTTTGGAAGGCTTGAGTAAGAGCCATATTTCGTCTGCGTCTTTGCTTTCAGCGTCGGCATTTGGCGGACTCTTAATCTCGGAATAAAACAAGTTCTCGGCGCATAGTCCCTGACACATAGATAGACTTTCTTTATGGATATTTACATACTGCGATTTTACTATGTTCTCTTCAAGAAGCAACTTGAGGGATTCTCTTATTGCCTGAACAACGCATGCAGCATCATATCCATAACGAAATTGCTGATCGAACTGATCCAAATAGATTAGTTTGATCTTGCGAATCATTAGTCCCCTCCTCAGAGCAAAGCTCTCCCGATGAATTCGGGAAAGAAGAGGAAACTACCTTTGTTTAGTCACGAACAATCAATCTTATTGTAGTTACACCTTGAGCATCAGTTTTTTCTGAGTCCCATTGATAAGGTCCATTCTGGACAATATTTTGTACAACGCCACTAGTGTAATGCTTCACAAGATCAGGAAACTTGTTCTTCCAATTGGATTGGTCATATGCAGAAACATGAAGAGTATAGGTTCCGTCGTCTTTGCGAAGGAAACCAATATCGTTGCTAGCTCCGCCAACCTGTGCGCGAGGAATGATGATATGAGCCTTTTGGACTCTTGAATCTCCTCGATAGCCTTCTAGACTTCTAGCTGTTTCATGAATCTGAGGTTTATAACCAAGCTTCTCAAGCGCAGCAATAAGGTGAGATTCGTATTGAACCTTAAACTGGCATTCTACTGAATGATATTCCGAAATATTACACCTCTTCATCTAGGCAGTGAAACTTCTGATACTTGCGCTCAAGAAAAATCATTGCGTTTGCATATAAATACTTTTCGACTTTTTGAGCTAAGAGGTTTCCATGAAAACACAACTCCCAGCCACTTTTCTTTTTCCTGTAATGAGCCGAAGCGGTAGTCCCCGTTTCTTTTTGAAATATTTCTGCAATAAATGTCATAACTAACTTAGTTCCAAAAATACTACCGCATATATGTTGCGTTTTTTCAACTAACGAGACACTTCCATCTCCATCAAAATAACCTCTAATCCAATGAGAAACTAAATGCTTATCAATAGTTGGCGGATTAAGTATCTTGCTCTTTCTTGGAATAACTCCATGACTAATTAAATCTAGAACCATAGGCTTACTAGCTACTCCAATCATATCGCAAAGAACAATTTTTGTAATCTTTTTATAGACTTGTTTATGTTCTCTATCGTAGTAGATCGGTCCTGAAAATTCGATGGCTTTAGCAAATTTCTCTAGATGTCCTCGATCTTTTGTTGAAAGCTCGATCTGTAAGCGATAGTTACCTTTTTCAGCTTGTATACATCCGTCTGCCGCCAAGAATCCAAGCCAATAAGCTTTTTCTGGACTATCTATCTTTTCAAAATAGCACTCATTTAGCGAGTAGTGTGATTTAGGACGGGTTCGCTCTAATCTAGGTCTTTTTAGACCATACTTCGTAGCCAAGTATTGAACAGTAGAGGGACTGATGCCTAATTCTTTTGCTATTTCTGGTCTGCGTTTTCGCTCAATAATATAGAGTTGTTCAAGTTTTTCTTTCGTAATGTTTTTCATATTACTACTATACTTGAACCGCGTGATAAAATCCTCTGTTTACTCCATTGTCCAATCAAAGTTGCATAAACGATACAAATACCTGATTATATCGTAGACTGCCCCGTTTCCTGCGTAAACATTGGAAACATAAGTAGACGTTGATACAATCTCAGGGATAGCGTCCATAGGGCAACCAGAGAACTCAGAATTCTGCATACAAACAAAATCATTTTCTCCGTCTCCAAGGAATGCAACATTCTCCCAATCCAAGCCTTCGCTATTAAGGTATTTTGTTAGAGCCTTATGCTTATCTTTTACGCCTGAAATGATTTTGTGGCCCCAATGCCCCATTTTAGCGTGAATTACGTTGTCGTCAGCGCCTGTTAAGATTAATATGCGAAAATGCTCTTTAGCTTTGTTAATTGCATGCATATCTCTTGTATTGAAACTTTTCATTACTTCGCCACGTTCGTTGACGTAATAATTGCCGTCAGTAATCGTGCCATCAACGTCTAAAACTAGAAGCTTGATTCTATCGTAGCTCATTTTCCACTCTCAATTTGTTTCGTTCTACTACCTCAAGATCGTCAGGATCAGAAGGAGAGTATGTAAATGCACGCTGAACTGCCTTCAGGTCTCGGCAAACTCTACGAAGTCCATCAGGCTCCAAACTCGCTGCTGCATCAGTATGCTTCAAAGTTCGGTCGTCAACAAAATGTCTCTCAATATACTCAGCGCCCAATACCCAGGCGGCAATATCCGCAGCCAATCCATAACCATGATTTGAAAATCCAATTCTAAGCCCTTTCATCTTCAACTTAGAAAGCTCTTTGATATCTAGAAGATGAAGCTTTTCAAACGGACATGGATAAATGCTTGTACAATGATAAAGAACAAATTTGCTTGGGTCCGTAATGCACATAAAGTTTACTAGATCGTTTATCTCCGTATGAGACGACATGCCTGTAGATACATGAATGTCTCCTGTATAGTATTGAAGAAGATGGTCCATAAGCTTTCTGTTATGATTGCATGCGCTTGGAATTTTAATGAATGCAGGTCCAATCTCGATCATCTCTTTAGCGGAAGTTATGTCCCAAACGGAAACGGCATATTTGATTCCAACCTTTTCGCAATATTGTTTTAGCGTTTGATGTTGTTCTGCTGAAAGCTCTAAAGCCTTGCGATGCTCTAGATAGGTCGGACCATATGCAAAGCATTGATTGGGATGCGGCTGGTTCTTGAGAGCTTCAGGCACGCTTTCTTCGGGATTGCGTTTTTGAAACTTTACGTAATCAGCGCCGCATATCTTAGCCAAGTCTATGAGCTTTATTGCTCTGTCCATTGATCCCAAATGAACGCATCCGATTTCAGCAACGACTTTAGCTTCCTGTTGTTCTTTCATAGAAATCCTCCGTAGATATTGGAGAGAGCTTCCATCGTTCTAAAGTCGTTAAGAGTATCAATCTGCAAACTTTCGAAGAATGATGTCTCAACGAGAACAGGATTATCTCCAACTCTACGGGGATTATCGGAAAGTAATAAGGAACTCAGACAGGCATATAAATTACCGTTGTCATGAAAATAGAAATCCGTCTTCTTTAGTTCTTGCCGCATAGGACGGTTGACTATAGAATAAGTAGGCGTAACGTCTTTATCGTTTTTGTACTTCCAGAAAAAAGGCGTACTCTTAGAGACAGTCATAACACTATCTCTATTTTGCCCAATCATTTCCTTAAGGCATTTAGAAACAAGATTGTTTTGTCTAGCAGGAGACGTTGGTTGAAGAAGACAGACTATATCGTAGGTCTGCTTCTTTTTCTGAAGTTTCTCAACAGCATGAACTAACGCCTCTTCGGTTTTGCTGGTAGGAGTACAAAGATCGTCTGGTCGTTTGATAATAACAAGTCTTGGCTCATTACGATAAGCAGCCTTGACTATAGAGTTTATGTGTGCATCGTTTGTAGAAACAACGACGGTATCAATAAACTTACAATCTAAGGCTGCATCTATCGACCAAAATATCAAGGGCTTGCCAGCAATAACCTTGAAGTTCTTACCTCTTAGCCCCTGACTTCCTGCTCTTGCGGGAATTACTGCTAACACTCTTTGGTTTTCTACCATTTGTTTTCTCACCCTTCAAGACTTCCATGAGAGCATTTTGGTTAATGCTTTCACCATTTTCTTCGTTATGATAGAATTGGGGCAGTATAGTTGTTAGGTTATTTTTGATAGCGAACTCTCGAACCTTCTCTCTTTCCTGAGCTATTTTTTCAAGCATGGCTTCGCTTTTCTCAACCGTGCTACTAGCATTAGTTCGATGGATTCGATCAAAGGCAAACCTGTTCGATTCAATAAGACCCTGTATTTTGATTGCCTTATCTCGATTGCTGATGTTTTTTATCATGATCGAAGGTATCGCTTCAATTATAGAATCAAACATCTTATCTTCAGCGGTAGGCTTGGGCGACTGAATCATCGTTTCTTCTTTGATTTGTTCTATGATATTACGAACAAGTTGCTTGAGAAGAAGTTCGCTATTGGTCTTTTCAGAAACGGCAACAACCTTGCTGGGTTCTAATACTTTTGATCCCTTGAATCCTTCAAAGGAACTAAGATCAATTGGAGTTGAAGAATCTAGGATTTTACGGAACTTCTCCCAGTCTCCCCAACTCTCCTTAATCCGACTTTCATTGTCTTTTTTCATCTTAGTTAGATCTTTCTTTGAGGGGACCAATGGCTGTGAAAAGAATCCTTTGAGCGCCTTTTTTACTTCTTTTTTGTTCAATCGTTTCTTCATTTGGTTCTATCTCCATATTTTGTTAACACTTCTTCAAGGGTCATTCTAGGGAATACGTCCAAGATACCCGTTTTCGAAACATAGATGATTCTGTTCTTCGACACTTCTGGATTCATTTCAACAAAATGATGCCAATAGATATCAAAGTTTACGCAATGAGTATCGACTGGCTTTCCTTTCAACAAGCCTTTATCGGGCGTTGAAAAGACTCTGTTGTTGTATTCGATAGCCTTGGGTTGTCCAGGGAACTGCCAATAGTAGCGATTGGTTCCCTCATAACAGCAATCGCAGCCTAAAAGCACGATAGGGTCGCAACCTAGGATGTATGCAAAATGCAATGCGGTAGCCGCAGAAGTTCGAGCGCCAATAATAGGAAACTCTGGATCGTCGGTAAGCTTTACATTTTCTTTATGGTAAATCAAGCCTTCTTTGCTAGGAGTTGCCCATTGTCTATGTTGAAAGAAAATGATTTCTTCAGGGCGAAGATGAGAAACACAGTTTGTAAGTTTATCCTGATACAATAGCTTAATACACTTGCTATCTCGGGCAGTAATCTGCCAATAGTTCCAAGTCTTTACTCCATCGTCGTCAGTAATGAAGTAATCACAATCAGGAAACTTCAAAAGAGACGAGTTAGAAGTAAGCGTTACATAAGGCTTTATAAGTTGAGGATCAATAAAACGAAGAGACGGCCCCGCTCCTGTTACGAACGCAAGCTTCCCTTTATGTTTGTCCTTCAAGTCTTTTAGATTCATGATAGATCCAGAGTTTCAAATTTGTTGTACTCCTTGCCTTGCCGTGGCTTTGGAGTAGGAACGCATTTGGGCGATGACTTTCTTTCTAAATCGACATCTTTCGCTCTCTCAATGCAAGGCAAGTCCAAAATACCGCCCTTGAACATTCCAATAAACACTTTGCTTTCGGCAATGGTCATGGTTAGTTTTCCATGAACCTCAAGCTCTTCAATGTAAAGATTGTACGTATCTCCAACGATATGAGGTTCATACATATAAATTACAGCAGGAACATCTTTGATTTCTCTACCTGTATTCAATGTCCTAAGAGTAGCGGGTGGAAGAAATGGATGAGTTACAAGATTGAATGTACTTTCTAGGGCTGGTATATCGTTTAAGAACTTATCATATGGAAAAGCAAACTGGAAAATAAATCCAGGCTCTTTACCGCTAGGCGATAGAATCAAGTTTGGAGCAGAACGAATCTTTACTTCGTACTCTTCAAACAAAATTGTATCGCCGACTTTTGGTATTAGAACACTTGAGTAGTTCATATGTCTAGGTTATTTGCTTTCGCCAAATCAATATCAACAGGGTCTGAGGTTTTAGGAACAATCTTCTCTGGGCTTTTTCCCATTCCCATAAGTGTTCCAAGACCGTGAATCGGCTCGTATTGTTCTTCAGTCGTTTGTTCCACAACCTTAGTTGTATCTACAAGAGGATGGACAACGGTGCATAGATACATATTCTTCCTACTATCGTAGAAAAAGCCTGTAAAAGTAGCTTGAATATTGTTGTCGTCCGTCTCCAATACACAGGGTAGATTAGTCGAGGTCTTATCAAAGATAACAGCATTCTTCATAATGCTTCCGCTATTTTCCACAAAAATAGCTTGGTCATGTGTCTTAACTAGAAAATCATATGATACTGTTTTCTTCTGCACGTTTATATGTACAGACATAAGATTATCAAAGTTTAGGCTCTTAGAAAAACCAAATCTTACTTTTGTTCCAATGCTCGCAATAAGATAGGCCATTTAATCCTCAGCTAATATGTTCTGTTCATTCGCAAGTCGTTTTTCTGCGATCTTAACATATTCTTTCTTTCCGTCTACCCCGATAAAGTGCCTGTTATTTTGCAGAGAAACCACGCCTGTAGTTCCTGAGCCGCAAAATGGGTCCAAAACAGTACATGGTACAACTTCTTCAGTAGCGCATGAACATTGTTTCTTCCAACCTTCAGTTGTAGTCTCTGTCAAATGCCTACCCGAATCTCTATTAGCAAAACCTGTCTTATCAATCTTATTATCTCTACCTGGTCTAGTTGCATAGCGATGCTTAGAAATAATGCGAGTATAAGGAGTCTTGCACATCTTGCAACATCCCTTCTCGCTTGTTCCTGCCAAGATACATGGCTCTATAAGACGAGGAGGGAATACAGCAAAATGCGCTCCCTTGAAAGACGCAACAGGCACGTTCCAAACATCTCGCTTCAGTCTCTTTTTGAACGTACCATCTTTGCTTATCTCGGTTGCGTTTTCTTTAGTTGCTTCTACGTCATAGTAATAACTATCAGATTTAGAAAACAGATAGAAATACTCATGAGAAGCAATTGGTCGGTCTGAAACGCCGCCAGGTAAGGGGTTAGGCTTTGCCCATATAATGTCGCTTCGTAGATACCATCCATCCGCTCTCATTGCAAACGCCAGCATAAACGGAATCCCTATTAGGTCTTTGGGCTTTATCTTCCCATAGTTTTTCGTCATATACGCTTGAGAAGCGCATGTATCGCCTATGTTTACCCAAAGGGTTCCGTCGCTACGTAAAACTCTAGAAACAGCCTTGAACGCTTCTACGAGTTTTTCTACATATGCTTCAGGTCCGTCTTCCAATCCAATCTGCTTAGCAAACCCATAATCTCTCATTTGAAAATAAGGCGGAGAGGTTATACAAGTATGTACTGATTGTTCTGGTAAAGAATTTAGTCCTGTAACAATGTCGTTGCATATGATGTTGTAGCGCATGTTGATACCCTTTAGTCAGGATATCGACTATGACATCTAGAAAACTTGCGCGGTCTTTATCGAACGTCGCCTGTTATCTTTCGTACACTGTTTATTACGCCCGATTCCAACAAGAATCTGCTGATCTCAGTATGATCCCAGCGAATCTTGTCTTTAGCATATCTCAACATTCTAGAAGAAGGATAGGACATAATAAGTCGCTTCTGCGCTCTTGTCATTCCTACATAGCACAATCTACGCTCTTCTTCTATACCGTCTCTTTCCATTATGGCTCGCTTGTGAGGAAACTGTCCGTCTTCCATACAAGGCATAAATACAACAGGGAACTCAAGACCCTTGCTAGCATGAACGCTCATAAGAGAAACAGTATTCTCTTCTGTATCTTTATCTGAGGAAGATTGCAAAGCAAAGTGACTAAGATAGGCAGCGATATCGTTTCCTCGTCTTTCGCTATAAAGAGCGCATCCATTGATTAGTTCCTGAATGTTTTCTTTACGGTCTTCTAGGTCTTTTGATTCATGCTTGCTATCAAGATGCTCTCGATATCTAAGTTTCAACAATAGCTTACCTAGAACTTCGCCAATCGAAAGGTTTGTTCTATCGAAACTGAAGGCTTCTACTATCTCTTTGCAACCAGTAATAACCCTCGAACGGTCTGCTCCTGTTGTCAAGAATTCTTCAATTCGACTCATTGCCTGAAGGAGATTTATACCTTTCTCATTTGCGAAGTTTTCTATACGTCCTAAGCTTACTTCTCCAATTCTTCGAGAAGGCTTATTGATGAATCTAGATAGAGCCATTCCGTCGCTAGGATTAATCATGAAGCGAAGCATTGCCAAGCTATCTCGAACCTCTGCTCTATCAAAGAAACTGAAGCCTCCAATAACCTGATAAGCAATACCGTTGCTCATCAATCCTTGCTCAATGCTTCTTGACATTGCATTCAAGCGATATAGAACAGCAAAATCATGAGGCTTGTAACCTTCATTATTGATCATCTGCTTGATTTTCTGCGCAATCCACTGTCCCTCATGCTCAGGGCTTGGAAGACAATAACATTCAATTGGCTTACCGCTTGGATTGCTGGTCTTGAACTCCATCGTTTGTTGGCGATTCGAGTTTTTCTTAATCAATACAGAAGCAGCGCCAACGATTTCTGGCGTAGAGCGATAGTTATGAGGCAAAGATACAACCTTAGCTTTGTTGTCTTTGACAAAATCCTCAATGTTCTGATATCTAGCTCCGCGCCAAGAATAAATTCCTTGATCTGGATCTCCTACGATCAATACATTCTTATGAGCGCCTATAAGCTGAACAATCCTAAACTGTGCAAAGTTTGTATCCTGAGCTTCGTCAACTTGCAGAAAGTCAAACCGAGTCTGAAGTTTGCTTAGAATCTCGCCGTCTTTTTCTAGCAGCCGAACCGTTTCAGAAAGCAGACCGCTAAAGTCAAGCTGGTTATTCTTTCGCATCTTTGCGATATACTCAAGAGCTATGGTAGCGTCTTTTTCTTCCTTGAAATGAGAAGCAAAATCTTCCTCAGCAATGAGCTTTTCTCGAAGATCATTTGTCTTATAAAGCAAACTCTTGATTTGCGGCGCTGTTAGCTCAAGACCTGCTTGACGAGCGCATTGAGCCATTAGGCCTTCTTGATCGTCGTCATTGAAGATCGTTGCATTAATGGTATAACCAATGTATGACCCATACTTTCGAAGAATCGTTGCGCAAAGCGAGTGGAAGGTACTAATATAGACCTTCTCTCCATGCTCAGGGAGAGCCTTGATAATTCTCTCTTTCATTTCTTTCGCAGCTTTATTCGTGAATGTTATGCATAGAATTGATTTAGGGTCATAGCCCTTGTTAATCAACCGTACAGTACGCTCAACGATTACGCGAGTTTTTCCCGAACCAGGACATGCAAGAACAAAACATGGTCCATTAACATGATCAGCCGCTTGTTCCTGTTCAGGATTTAGCGTTATTTTTCCTGCCGCAACTACTACACCCTGATTTGACATTTTTCTTCGCTTCTTTCATCTGTTGTTGAATTGCTTCTGCATCAACATTGTTTACGGCTAATTGCTTATACGAGTTGGTAAAATCCGCTAACTGCTTTGAATACTGCTTCATATGCTCAACAAACTGCATTGGCCCAACATATCCAACATGGGTTAGAAAGGGCTTATCGTTGTCTGCATAAACTGCTTGGATGTGAGGGAGTTGGTCTACTTTATACTTGTCGCAGAGTGCTTCTTTATCAGGAGCATTTGCGTCTACGTATTCAAACTGAATTGCATGATGCTCAAAAGCTTTTATTAAGTTCTTGCATATATCGCAATCAGCAGATCCAAATATACGTATCTTTACCCCGTCCATTATTTGTCCTCTTCGACTTTATTCTTGAACGCTTCAAATTGCTCACTAACGCCCTTCCAAAGCTCTCCGTCTTGCTCAGGAGTAATAGCGACTTCAGGTAGTTCTGGTTCTTTATCTATGACAAAGTTAATCTCTTTACCCTTCATATCTGCGCAAAACTTATGCAACATCTTAGGGGTTATCTCCGTCCTATAGATATTCAGAGCTTTAAGCAAATCAGTGCTAGGCCAAACATAAACTTGTTCTATTCCGTTATCCTGAAAATGTAGCATCCATTTGATAAGGTCGCTTTCTTCAACGTACTTACTTTCCAGTATCTTTACTCTCCTCGGAGGGAGCATTTTCCTTTGAATTGCCATTTACTTTCTTCTCCTTGAACTTGCGCAAAGCGTCCATAACACGCTTTATTGTATGTTCTTTTTCATTAGGAGAGCCATTCTTGCGAAGTTCGCTTAATTGTATTATTCCTTGCTCTCCTAGCATATGAATAAGGATATGATCATGATATGTTCTATACGAACCGCCTGGTGCGTCTGAAATTGTTTCTTGTTTGATTCCAATAAACATTTCAATACCATTAAGTTCAAGCCACCAATTAGTCGTTTCAGTTTCAGTAACTTTATGACCCGCCTGAGTTGAAACAAGATCGCATTGATTTCTGGTTTCGGGATAGATTATTTTTAGTCGCTCATATCTTGGCTTAAATTCTTCTTCGGGAATTATGCCATATACTCGACAATTGTACGGTCTTGTCTCATGTTGAGAACAGAGATTGGATTCTCTATCCAAAAATACGCAACCTCTATCCTTATTAGGGAATAGATATTTTCTTATAGATCTTTCAATAAGATTTTCTATTTGAGCGTCTGTCCATTCATGAGAGATAGTATTCCAACTATTCAAAAACTCTACATATAATACTTGAGGACTTTGCAACTTACAGCACCATGCTCCGCAACCGCCCTCTGATTCTGGTTTAGAGTTATTCTCCATGCATCCTTTTGTTTCAGGAATGCGAGAGTACAGGTTATCTAGTTTTAGTCTAGAATCTTTCAATTTCTTCTTATCAGAAGTTGCGTCATACATCATTGTAACTCTCTCTTATGATTTAGAACTGGATCTACAAAAGCTATAGCCTCTTCTATCTTTCTATCGGATGGGAATTCCATCCCCTCAAAGCAAAAAGCGGCTATTTGTCGTACTATTAGGTTCGGATTTTCTGTAAGTTCGTTGAAATCAACTTCTAGATTAGGAACAGAAAATTCTTCTATAAACTGTTTTCTAAGCTTTCTAACCGTCTCATGCATCGCTGTAATACTATCAATCGTTTTTTCTTTGTACTTAAGCGAAGCGCTTCTAATACAAGCTACGGGATTACGATCAATAGATACCACTCGACATTCTTGTATATGAGGAATAAGATACTTTCCAAGTATGCCCAAATGAGGCATTTTCAAGCCCCACAAGGGGGATACATTTCTCTTCTTTACATATTCATGAATGATTGTTTCGATGTTATGATGATTAATTCCCTTATTCCATTCATCAACGATGTTTACAAAATCTTTGTCTTCGTAATGACCTTTAGGGTTTAGGAGATTCTTTCCCTTAAGGTTATCTCCCATTGAGATGCCCAGAAAATGCATAGCCCCCGCAGTTGCAGACGAACCGCTTCCTTGGGGGCCAATAACAAAAATTGCTCTTGACATTAGATTACAAGTTTATCAAGATCAACCTTAGCTACGACTGCATTAGGATTAGCAGGAATAGGAGCTACGGATTCTTCCTTGGGGAAAGAAACGCTAAGGCTGGTCTTGGCTGGTTCTTTCTCAACAAACGTTGAAGTGTTGTTGTTTTGCTGAAGTTCGTCTAGTAGCTTGTTCAAATCTTTCTTCTTGAACTTCCAAGACTCTTCCGAAACTTCATTGAACTTACCCAAGCTTTCAAGATGACGGCGAAGACCTTCCTCGTCAATGATGGTCCATGTTCCCTTTGTCTCTCGAACGCCAACCTTGCCTACGCCTGGGAAATCAAGAGTCTTTTCTTTATTGCGCTTCATACAAGCTTTTATAGCATCCTCAAGGGTAGCCATAGAAGCTTCTTCTGCTTGAATCTGAGCGTCAATAGAAGAAACTCTACGGCGCTTTAGTTCTTTTAGAAACTCAACTTTTCTGTTCATTTGTTGAAGAGCCAAAAGAACGCCCTCAACCTCATACTTATCTGTTAGTTCTTCCGTTCCTTGCAAGATACCATTGATCTTGGGAAACGATATTCCTACATCTTCATCAAGCATCTGAGACTCCTTATCGGGGACCAACTTTCAAAACAATTGCAGTCTTATCTCCACCATCGAACGAAGCGCTGTCAAAAGAAGGCTCAACCACAAGGTCGATCCCCTTTTTTGCAGCCTCGCCGCGAGCGATTATCACGGCTTTCCAAGCATTATTTCCAGAGGACGCGCCAACTGTTTTCAGTTTGGCATGTCCATGCTTAGAAACAACTGTTATAACTGCTGAAGCTAAACTCTTTACATATTCTTTACGAGATTGGTCGTCCTGAAAACTTCCTTCTCCCTTAACTTTCAACAAGGTTATATCATCAGACGGCGTATGCGGTGTCATAAGTTGCTCCTATTCTAGTAAGCCGTAAAACTTTAGTCGTTTACTCAAAAGTTCTGGATCATCCCATACCTTTGACTTATGACACATCGACTGAAAATCGCAATAACGACACTCATACTCGTCTTTAGATACAGGTCTGGGAGGAGGAAGCAACTGCTCGCTCACCATATCATTCATCTTACTTGCTTGTTCCTGAATTTTATTCCAAAGATCAACATTGCGATCGACTTTATAGATTTTGGTTGCTGAGTCGTCTTTATTCTCATAAACAAGCACGCCATAATCCAAATCTAGGATATTACAATAGATAACCAACTGTGTTCGATAGACCAACGATGGTCCATTGTCTAGTTTGCTCTTGAAGTTGAATGCATTGATGCTCTTCATATCAAGAACAATTGGTTTCTTTGGCAAATCTTCCTGCTTGAATAGAACGTCAACAGCCACGCCTTTGCTAAACGTGCCTGAATCGAAGTTCGAAAAATCAAGGATTTGATCGCAATGACCTCTAAAGTTCAGCGACTTATCTTCAACAGTAATTTCATGATACTGGAACTTATGACATCCGCAAGCGCAAGCTTTTGGCTTGAAGGCTCCAATCTTATTATCTCTTCCATAAACCCGAGGCTTTGGAAGCGGAGTCTTTACTACGCCTGGATATTCATTCTTTACATAAGGACAATCATCTCTATCTCCGAGATATTCGCCTGCGTCATTCCATAGACCGCAGTTTGGGTTGGTACATTCCCAAATGCCTCTTAGAACTCCAATCTCTTCAAAGTAATGCATCCATCTTTCATGCATACTATGACCCGTATCAAAGATACGGATAGTCTTTGGATCTAGTTCTTCAGCAGTATGAGCGATAAGCCCTCGTCCTGCATAACGCTGGTATTGCATCTTGCGCAAGCAACCACCGAACGCCGAAGGGTGATACATTTCATGTCCGCGGGGCGGTCCATTCAGATTCTTCCATTTTAGCCACGTATTAACAACGTTCATTATATTCGTTACTTCAGGTGGCTGTGCAACAGGGGGCATATTACTTTTCCTCAATATGGGGATTGTTTTTAACTAGAAGGTCGTAGTAGGCTGTAGTTCCTAGTTCGACGGTTTTATTCTTAGCTTCGGTAAGAAGTGCGGTGTATTGCTCTTTGGTTTCTTTTTGTAAGAACTCATCGGGATCTTTATGCTTCGGAAGCAAAACAGGCACAAAGCGAATGCCGAAGGAGTCCAATCCGTATGTTTTATACATGCGTATTGACCTTGCTAGGTTTCTGTAGCCCGACTCGTCTGCGTCGAATACAAGAAAGAACTCGCTGCAATAGCGAGCCAAGACGCAAACATGGTACATGGAAAATGCGCTACCAAGAATACCAACGGTAACGTCAAATCCTCTTGTATGCGAATATGCGGTATCGAATTGACCTTCAACGATTATGACTTTTTGCCAGCGTATAATGTTGGGCTTTGCAACGTCAACACCATACAAGAACATTTTCTTGTCAAACTCTTCATGAAGATGAGGCATCCCCATTTTATCCTTACATCTAAAATCTCTAGACGTAAGAACGACAAGTTTTCCATACGGGTCATACAAAGGCATGATGAGCCTTCCAGCCCAGTCATGCCCAGCTTTTTTTAGTCTTTGAGGAAAGTAACCAAATCGGAACTTTTTAATAACGTCGTCCGAAAGCTTACGTTCCTCTCGACAATATCGAAGAGCTTCTGCTACATCATCTGACTGCTCATTCCACAACGTTTGCTGCGATAGCTCAGTTATTTCTACTCGTTCTACTTCAGCAAAATGGCTTATCATAGCTCTACGTTTGCAGGGACTTCATCAGAAACATCAATGTTAGGCGTAGTATCTTCTTCGCCTATTGCTTCGGCAACTTCTTCGTCTTTAGACTTCTTCTGCTCTTTGGACTGCTTACTCTTCTCAAGCTTATCTTTATTCTGATTAACAAAGGCAACATGCTTCTCGTAGTTCAAAATCTCGGTCGGAAGGATGATTGCTTCGTCTTTCTTTGCGTCTTCTTTGATTTCGGCTACAAGCTCTCCAACCTTGTTCTTAGCCACGATCTCTGCAATAAACGCTTTCTTTCCCTCAACCTTGATCTTGCCCCAAGTGTAAACTCCATTACGAACGGAAATCGTCTTTGTCTGGCGACCAACCTCGAATGCAGTATCTTGAATCTCAGGGAAGTAGTTTTCGTAGTAGATCGGGATACGAATGCCGCCGAAGTGAGGCGCTGCAAAACGATTCTTCTGAACGAATACGTTAGCAGAACCAGCAATCATCTTTGGCTTGCCCTCGTCGTCTTCAATGTAGGTGTAACCGTCTTTGGCGTTGACCTTATTTAGTTTCAAGATAACAGAACAAGCGTGAGCAATTGCTTTTCCGCCTGGGTATCCTTCTGGGTCTTTGAACATAGCGCCAGGAGTAATACGAAGTTGATTGATGAAGATAACCAACGTTCCGTTTGCTGCTGCCAAGCTACTAATCTTGTTAACAGTCTTTCCAAGCAAACGAGCCAATGCTGCCATTGTATCTTTGTCTGCTGGATTTTCCATAACGTAACGAGGAACAAGACTACCAATTGAGTCTAGCACAACAACGCCTGCGCCTCTCTTGCATGCGTCCATAACGCAATCAAGAGCATATTCGCCGTCGAATACTTTGTCAGGTTGATTCTTGTCGTACATATTCTTACGACCCAATCTCTTGAGATCAACGCCGTTAATCTTTGCAAGCGTTTCGCTGAAAGAGTTTTCAACATCAACCCAAATAGGAATCTTGCCCATTCGTTGAGCAGAGCCGCATATCTTATATGCTAGAGACGACTTTCCTCCTGCCTCGCCGCCATAAATCATGACAAGCTTACCAGTTGGGAAGCCTCCTGCCGAGGCGATCATTTCGCCTGTTTCGGTAAGCTCATTTTGCAGCAATCCGCTTGAGATAATGTAGTCAAGCGCATGATGACCGCTAGGTATAAACTCTGTAGGATTTCCTTCTGTACCAAACTCAAAACCTTCGAAGTTCAGTAATGCATTATCTCTCTTTTTTGCCATTGTTTTTCTCCGTTATTCGCGTATTGATAGTGTCGGAAAAGAAAAAGCCGTGGCGCTTACACAACCACGGCATTTCTCAATCAACCTCTATTTAGTTTTAGAACCCTAGATCGTCGTTCGAAGCCTTAGATGCAACAGCAGTTGCAGCTACGCTCTGAACGGGAGCCGCAGCTTGCGGCGCAGCGGTCTTTACAGTAACCGTTGCTGAAGAAGTACCTGGGTACAACTTAGCTTCGATTTCTGACTGAGGAGTTGCAGCATAGATCTCTTCAAGATTGAATAGACCTTGCTTATTCAACATCTCTCGCTCTTCAGCAGTAAACTGCGTCTGAACAACTGGAGTTGTTGGATACTCAGTGCGCTTACGATCTCCGTTAGGAGGAACGACTACGCTGATTTGGAAGTCTGCGCCTGTATTCGTGCCTGGGTTTTGCCCAGAAGCGTTGGCCCATTGCTTGATCTTATCAAAGACAGATGGAGGCGCTTCCATAACCTTGAGCTTGCCGTCTGCGCGGTCAATGACATTGACAGCGTAACGCATTCTTGGCTCAACGTTATACTTCTGACGAATTATGCAGTTTGCTGGATCTTCCGTTACCGCTCTGGCGAACTTCTTAGGATTGTCCGCCGCAGCAACATAGTAAGCATGGAAAACATATGGTTTTCCGACTGGACGTACTCGGTACGTCTTACCTGGCTCTAGCTTCAAGAACTTGTCGCTACCGCCGCCACCGCTTCCGCCCTTACTTGGCTTTTGTGGCTCTACACTACCCCAATCAATCAACTGTCCCATGTGAAATCTCCTTAACTCTGGGAACTCTAAAAACTTGAGTTCAGCTTTTTATACTACGTCTTTGTTTGAAAGTCTCGAAACGCTCGGTACTCTCTAGAATCTCTATGACAAGCAAGTATGGGTTACTCATTCGTCATACATATATTTCGACTATCTATTGGATTTTCCTTCAGTCCATCCAATCAGATTGTCCAGATTTTTTTATCGACCGATCTTGCTTTGGAGCCGCTGCCTTCACAACAGCTTCTTGTACGTCCAACCTGTCGTATCCTTCGCCCGCCAACTTACTAGATGTAGCTATAGGAGCGCTCATAGTTTTCTTTGAACTATCGGGAAGATTATTGAAACTCTTCTCCAATCCGTCAGTCTTATTTTGCTCTTTTACAAGCTCAATAGCAATAGATATCTTGCGGCTGAGGATTTCTTTCGCTTCCAACAAGTTGTGGTATATATCCTTAGCATTCTGCTCAAGGCTTTCGACTCTTGATGCGTACATCTCAATGTCTCGCATATGGTCGTAAATAACTCCGTCTTGACGGGCGGCTGGTTTTTCGTAGCTAACCTTAGCCAAAACCCCTCGAAGCAACTCAACGCCTCTTTTTGTTGCAGCGCATTGACTGGTTGCCTGAACCTTGATTTGAACAACTCTATCAAGGAAGTCCTGAATCTTCGTTAGACGTTCAGCCATTCCTGGCAGATCCGTAAGCTCTACTTTCGTGCTAACGCTTGAGTTTCTAAGCTCAGTCGTCAACTTATCTATTTCTAGAGGCTTACCATTTACGGTGATATGGCGAATGAATGCTGCCTTCTCTGTATAGAAGTGACTATACATTGGAGCAGGAGCCGTTAGCAACCAACCGTCTGAGTTAACTTGCAAGTTGTATACTGGCGAGCTAGGTCCGTCCGAAACTGACTCGGATACCGAATCATCATTCACAGCGTTTCCTTCCAAAGCGACAGGAATTGGTTTGTCGTTATTCCGTATCGTGTCATCGTTCTTAGCAGGCTCTTCTCGCTTTGTATCTTTAGTATCAAAGATCGGTTCTTGCACCAAGGGTTGTACTGGCGCGACGATAGGCTGTTTAGGTTGAACAGACCGCGAGAGTATCGTTTGGAACTCGTCTTCGGTAGATTGTTTGGGTTGTTCTGGGGCGGCAAAGGTTGGCTGAACATAAGAAGCCTCCACTGTTGAAGTGTTAGGGACATCCGACGAGGGAACGTCTTTAGCCAGCTTCTCGCTTAGCGCCTTGACTTTTTGATCAAAGCTCGCATTGTCATGCGTAGCAACTACTTCAGCATAAGCTGCATCGTTGTTATCAGTATCTTCTTCTTTTATATTTGCGCCATTTTTAGGGACATCAAATATAGAGTCCAACTGCTCACTTATGGATAGCGACATTTACTACTTCCTATTGTTGTATTTCAACTAAGCTTATCAAAGTCTTTCTTTTCTTCCGCAGAAAGTCCGCGCTTCGCTGGACCCGCTTCATTCATAGAGGCAGGAGTAGAAGTTAGACGGAAATCTTCGAAGACTTTCTTAGCTGTTTGCTCGAAATCATTGGCTACAAGCGTAGTAACGCTATCGCTCTTTGCTCTAAGATTTTCGATCGTGTCCCATTCTACTTCGATGGAATGGTCTACTACGATATCCATAGTTTCAAACTTTGCAGTATTGTACTTGCGAGTTATAGACTTACGGACGATTGATTTTCTCATTTTTGGAGTCTCTGCTTCATTGCTCATTTGATTACCTTTCGCTATTGACTTCTTCATCGTCGTTCTCACTAAAGATTGCTATTGGTTCACTCAAACATATTTCCGCCTTCGATACCTCGCTTGCGAAGCTTCTTAAGGTCTTCTCTCATCATCTCAAACTCGTCAAGAATATCCTGAGCAGGTCGTGATCTACCTTGCTTGGGCTTGAAGAAACCTGCCTCAATCAAAGCTTCCAATGCTCTCATATCAACAAGCTTTGTATCCGTAAACTCTGCAAACTCTTTCAAGCTCGCATATGGTTGATGCTTGACAATTTCTTCTGCCGCGGAAAAACTCAAACCCTTACAACGGATAGAAGGCATGATTTCCGACCCTGGAACACCATTCGTAGCGTCCGCTCTCTTGGCGATTGTGTATTCAAGCTTACAAGTATTGATGTGACGAGGAAGAATCGTAATGTTCATTTCGTCTGCCATCTTTTCTAGAGTAGCAATCTTGTCGTAGTTGGCTCGAATAACTTCAACGTTCAAGTAGGAAGCAACAAACTCTTCAGGATAATTGGCCTTCAAATACGCCGTCGCATATGAGTTGTATGCATAGCAACAAGCATGCGCCTTATTGAATCCGTAGTCGGCGAAGGGCGTAATAACCTTATCCCAATAGCCTTCCGCAACCTTTGGCTCGATACCGTTTGTTTCTTTTGCGCCAGTAACAAAACGAGTACGATACTTCTGTAGCAACTCAGGCTTTTTCTTACCAATAGCCTTGATAACTACATAACCTTCAGGAATGGAAAGTCCCGCAACAGCATTACATACTTGCATAATCTGTTCTTGATAAACAGGAAGTCCGTATGTCTTCTTTAGATGCTGCTCAAGCAAGGGCTTTAGCGAAGAATGGAAATAGTCAATCGGCTCTACGCCATGCTTTCGAGCGCAATAGGTTTCAATATAGTCCATAGGACCAGGACGATACAAAGCGATTCCAGCCATGATATCATGAAGAGAGTCAACTCCCATGTTTACCATTGTCTTCTGCATTCCGTATTCTTCGCATTGGAATACGCCCGTTAGTTTGCCGCTCTTGTAAAGATCGTAGGTTTTCTTGTCGTCAAGAGGCAGGTCGTAGATGTTGACCTTGATTCCATAGTTCTGCTCAATCATGTTCATGCAACGATAGATGACAGAGAGCGTACTAAGAGCAAGAATATCGAACTTGATTAGACCTAGGAATTCTAGATCGTTATACTCAAACTGAGTTGCATAAGCATACTTTGGACCCTCTTCGGTTGCGCTATCCGCAATCTTGCTCTGACGAAGAGGCGCTATATTGCCAAGAGGCTCGCTTGATATGACAATACCAGCAGCATGGACTCCAAAAGTGGATAGTAGTCCTTCAATACTATGAGAGTGTTGAAGAAGAGAGGGATACTTAGTAATGTAATAAGAGAATTTCTTACAGTATTTAGCAGCGTCAGCAACAGTATCAATAATATGTTCATTACCCTGATCATCCTTTACCTTGAGCTTCGCTCCATACTGAGGCGGAAGTGAATCCAATATCTCAGCACCTAATGCATTTGTTTCTGTCTTCCAAAAGTCAAATCCTTTGAAGAATGTCTTCTCTGGATCTATCGCCTTTATTGCGCGACGAACATAAGACTTGGTTTTTAGACCTGAATACGTTCCAATATTTCCAACGTATTCTCGTCCAAACGTGTCAATCAAATACTGATAGATTTCGCCTCTACGCTCATAGTCAAAGTCGCTATCAACGTCGGGCAGACTCTTTCTAGCAAACGCACGACGCTTGGGGAAGAAGGTTGAACCTTCGTCTGGTTTCTTTGTAACCATTCCAGTCGCATAAGCAAGCCATGAGTTGACAACATTTCTATGATTGTCGCTTCGAGTCTTGGACATCTTATAGAGACTGTAGAACTTCTCAAGATTGAGTTTATCGTCCAATCCCTCGGTCGATTCCATCTTCTTAATTTCAGCTTCGCACAGAGGAAGAAGGCTCGGATCTTTAACCAAGCCCAAAAGTTCTTGTTTGATTTCTTGTAGAGTTGGCATTATCGTTAGACTCCATGCATTAATCTTGGAAGAGCAGCGCCCGTTCCGTACACCCAATACCCAATATCGGGATGTCGTCGGATTCCATATGAACCAAGTTCTATTTCACCTGGACCCGCAGTCATGATATCGTAATTTTCAAAAGTAAAACATTCTCTATGTTCTGAATCGGGAACTCGCACGATATCTAGCATTTCCCCTCTAGCATCTTCCATGAACTTTTTCGCCCCTACAATCATTCGCTTAAGATCTTCATGAGTAGGTTCAACATTCTCATAGAAATCAATAAGTTCAAGCTTTGTAAACTGAGCAAGATGCAATCCGTCATTTCTCGCAGCATCTGCTGGTCTATAACAAGGGGTAATCGTAAAGTACGCTCCTCGTTTAAGTTGCCCATCCAAAATCATCTGCATAAATGATTGCTCGCCCGAAGCAACAAGAGACTCATTCTGAACAAATGGTTCGCATTCTTCAGGAGCCGTAATCATTATGGCTTTCTTACTAACAATCCAAGGAGCCTCAATAGGACGATACTTCTCCGTATAGAGATAGTAGTCTCTAGCGTCGGCCATAACTCTAAGATCATTATGCTCCGTAAACCATTTCATTTTCTTGTTCCATCCATAAATGCTGAACGAGTTGCGTCAGACATCTTCTTGAGGTCTTCTAATGAAATAAAAGGATATTCTCTTTGCAAGAAGCCTTCGATAGCTCCGATCATATCGGAAAGCTCAATCAAAGCCATTATCTTGTTTTTCTGCAAGGTTGCATCCTTAAGCTCGTCAAGCTCTTCTTGGATCTTAGAAATACAACCATACTCGCCTTTTCTAATCAGACTAACGTGATATGCCATAGTGTTTACTCAAAACAAAAACGTTCTTTACTATTCTGCTTTGCCCAACTATTCTCTCGAACGATAAGCAACTCTGTTACGGAATCTTTCTTCTTGGTAGTCTGCATATGTTTAAGAACAGACTTTTCATGTATTACGAAGCCTTCGCTAACAGGATAAAGATCTCGAATATACTTGCTGTCATAGTAAGATACAGCAAAGCTTCCCTTAATGGTTTTCAGGAGGTCGGCCATTCCTTTATGATCAAATCCGTCTTTCTTATTGACTTCATAAAAATCTTTCTCAACTCCCTCGTATGGAGGGTCTAGATAAAAAAGAGTTTCAGGACTGTCCCATTTGGCTATGCATTCCTTATAGTCCATTCGTTCTACAAAAACGTTCTTGAAGAAATCTGCTACTTCTCGGATAAGAGACGGAATAGAGGCCCAAGTAAGACAGAAGTTTTCACCTTGCCGAGCGATAGCCCATGTCCCGTCTTCTTTTCCCATCATGGACTGTCGATTGTAAATGATATACATTCTCGCCCAGTCAACAGGATTCTCTTTCTCAAAATCTCTTTTAGAACGAATGTACTCTACAGATCGATCAAAGTCTTCTCTGCTATAAGGACTAGCAGCAATCTTCTCCAAAAACTCTTGTCTATAGTCCCTCAAAACTCGAAACAAGTTCCATACATGCTTATCGCTATCGTTTAGAACCAACCTATAAGACGTAAGATTAGGTGTTGGCATGATAAAGCCAACAGCAAAGCTACCGCCAAAAGGCTCGCAATAGATTTGGTGATGAGGGAGATTGGACTTGATCCACTCTCTGATCTTCACCTTTCCGCCTACTCTTTTTATGAGCGTATCTGCCATATCAATATCTATCTACGCCGCCCAGGTCGTCAGAAACGTCTCTGTCTTCGAATAGATCGTCATTAGAATCGGCAACCTTCTCGGCAACAGCTTCTCCAAAGAAGTCGCTTTCTTGCAAGAAATACTTATCATCGAATCCAAGGAAACGTTCCCAAATCAGATCAAACAGCAAAGGATCTGGACCATAAGTAATGCCTATGACTCTCAATAGAACGCTTGCAAAGCCTGAACCTCTACCGCAACCTGTAAGGATGCCTCGATTATTTGCTTCTTGAATGTAGTCTCGAACAATAAGGAAATAAGTAGCAAAGTCGTACTTGTTATTATCCCAAGCAACCTTTACGTCAGCAAGCTCTCTCTTTAGTCTTTCAACATGAGGAGCGCTACCTGTCCAATTATGCTTCTTCATTCCTTCCCAAGCCAAATGCTCCATATACTCAAAGGGAGAGTTGAAACCTGCGGGAATTCTATATCTTGGCAAACGAATACCCGAAATCATATTGTCATAGATATCCTTTGAATCTACTTTATCTGCAACCATGACAGTATTAAGCAGAGCTTCAGGATGCGACCCAAAGATTTGAGACATCTCTGCTGCCGACTTTAGATAGAACTCATGGAATGGGAACCTGAGATGCTTTGGATCATGCAAGCACTTGCTTGTACTCATGCACATCAACAACTCTTGAGATAGTCCCTGTTCTTTAGAGCAGTAATGACAATCATTCGTTGCGATGATTGGAACATTCATTTCCTTGCCAAGCTTGATAATGTCTGGAATAATCATCGCCTCAGCGTCAATGCCGTGATACATAACCTCAAGATGAAAGTCTTCTTTGAAGATATCCTTGAAAATTCCAACGGCGGCTCTAGCAGCGTCAAAACGATCATGAAGAAGGTTTGCGTTGACAACGCTACTAAGACAGGCGGAATTGCATATAAGCCCTTCTGAATGCTTTGCTAGCAAGGGTAAATCAATACGAGGATTGTGATAAAAACCTTCGGTCCAACTCAGTTGAGAGAGAGCAGCAAGATTCTGCCAACCCTTCCAGTTCTTTGCGATAAGAACAAGATGACGATTGCCTTTCTTCTCGTCGGTCTGACCTTTGATGATCTTCGAGCCTTCTTTGCGCTCAGAGAAATGAATATGCCTGTCTTTTGACAGGTAGAACTCGCATCCAACTATGGGTTTGATATCAAAGTTCTTGATATCCTTATTCCAACAAGACTGCATGAACTTGATAGCGCCGCCAACATTGCCGTGGTCAGTCAAAGCAAGAGCCTTAAAGCCCATTTCTTTAGCTGACTTGGCAAAGTTCGAGACTTTGTTAAGACCGTCAAACTGAGAATATTCGGAGTGGTTATGTAAGTGTACAAAATCTGCGTTGTTGGTTATCTTCATGCTCAGATTTTCGGCGTTAGAGGCTTTTTCAGACAGCAACCCACAACTCACGCCAAATCCAGCGTGTCGCCTTTTTCAACGATGCCGCTTTTCTTGACAAAGATTTCATTTGGAGAAACCGTCGTTGAAATAAAATCAACGTCAGCAATTGGAATCTTCTTGACATTCATTGTATGAGTTTGATTGATAACCGTCAGGTCAAAACTGTTTTCATGAACAGCCGTTATTCTGACTCTATCATGAACAGTCGCTGTTTCAAATTGATCTTTGCGATAACTAATATGAGCGTCCGTTCGAGAACGTTGAAATGTTTCAAGAAGCTGTTTTACAACAGAGAGATCTTCTATAATCTCGTCCGCCAAAACTTTGACAACGATTTGTTTCCTGACGTATCTCATCCGTGCTTATTAGGATCGTATCTTTCTCGAATACCTTTTTTAGTATCACTTACATACTTGGGCTTTGCGCTGCGTATATGATCTCGAACGTCAGTACATCGTTCCCAAGCAGGTCTGCCGTCGTCAACCATGCCAAGAGTTGAAACAGTATATCGTAATGGTCTTCCGTCTTCAGGATGTTTTTCATATTTAGCGTCTGACATTTTCTGCAAGAACTCGACTACTTCGCCAGTTGGCTTGCCTTGATTATCAAGAACTTCATACTCATATAGTGGCATTATTTATCTCTGTTGTAACCGACACAATGAACTACCATCGACGTATTAGAAGCGCTCTTTTTATAGACCTTCCAATCACGCATAACCCCAAAGATACTAACCTGCATAGGCTCAATAGGATTTGAACAATCCTTAGTTACGCAAGTATTGCATAACGGTTGAGCCACCCCCATTGGGCCAACAGGCAGCTTATCAAGCGATATAAGTTTTACTTTATATTGACTCATTCTTCTTTTCTACGAAGTACCTTACCAGCCTTATCAACCTTCTTTACGGCTTGTTGTCTCTGCGCTAGAATCTCTGCAAGTTCCTCGTCAGAAAGAGCGCTAGCTTGTTCTGCGGAAGTTGAAAGAGCGTCAGAAGGCACGCTACCTTCAACAGCAGCGCTAATCTCCGCTAGACGATTCTTTTCCTTAGCAATAAGATCTTCTGGGACATAAGGTTGCTCGTCTGGCTCGTCGCTATCTATATCGAGTTCCACCGCATTGAACTTCTTGTTTCCAACCTTAAGAGGATTGACTGTTTGAGCAGGTCGTGAAGTTACAAGCTTTGGCTTAGGAAGCAAAGGCTTACCAGCGATATTTGGCTTAGACAACTTCGTTGGTACTTGAGGAAGAGAATGAATCTTCTTGCCTTCAATTATCCCTTGCTCTTGTAGGAAGTCTGTCACTTCCGAGAACATAGTAACGGGGAAGTTAATTGCTGGTTCTCCCTCTTCGTCTAGAACCGCTAGGGTTGGTCCGTATTCTTCAGTGTAGTAGAATCGTAACGAGAATGAAGTTAGAGCGCCATTGGGCATCTCAAACTCGTACTCAAAATCTATGCTTTTATTTGACTTGATCGCCATTGCTTTCTCCTGATTTCGCCTTCATATCATACATCAGTTTCTCTCTAAGAAACTTTCGTATTTGTTGTTGATGCTCTTGCAATCGTCTTTCTGCGTCCTTAACGATCTTCGGCTTATCTATCGGTGCTACATAAGCCTTACAATCGACGCATATCGTGCCAAAGACATTTTGACCGATTGACCTACCGCATTTAGGACAAGAGTGGGTCATCACCTTCCTCCTGGTCTGTGGTTGCGTCCTTCTGATCAATAGTATCGTCAAACTGCATGTCTTTTCTAGGACCATACTTCTTTTCTAGGTAGGCGGAATCAATAATGTATGTTTCCCATTCGTTTCGCCAGAAAGCAGGCCACTCGTCTACGATATGATTTAGAGGCTCAGGAACTTTCCATCCATACTCATTTGCCCAATGGGTCAAACAGCGAATGTCTGTATTATGAATATCTCTTACAGACGGGAAATACCGAGCAACATATATCTTGCCTGTACTATAAAAATGACAAGTAAGATTGGCGTACCCGAAAAGACTTTTAATGCTAACTTCCGAACGAAGCATCCATTTAGAAGTTGACGGAGGCTTACTTACAGATATTTTTGTTTTGCGTAGTTTCTTCTCGACTGAAAGCAGGTCGCTTTGCATTTCCGAGTTCATTATGGTACAAACTTTGTTGTACTTGCCATTCGCTTGTAGAAGCGTCAAATCTGTAAAAACTATCTCAAAATCCATCAAAATATCTCGTTCTCTACCTTATCATCCTTCAACTTTACTGCTTTTTCCTTCTCTATACGCTTAGATCTTGGTATGTCGTCCTCAAACATATTGAACGTGTTAGCTATACGTTTAGTAGCAAAATCTACGTCGTCTGCCGAATTATCAATCCCTATATAGTTTCGTCTAAGTGTCTTTGCTACAACACCCGTCGTGCCTGTTCCCATGAACGGGTCAACAACTGTATTACCTTTGTAAGTAAATAGCTTAATAAGCCTTACTACAAGTTCTTCTGGGAATGGAGCAGGATGACCGTTTAGGTTTCTTGTTTCTGGCGAAATAAACCATGTACTGAATGTCCATTGCTCAAACTCTTTCTTAGAAAGGTCTGACTGCTCAATGTCTCCGTCCAATCGCCAATCGTCTTTTGACCAAACAAGAATGTATTCATGATTACGACGAATAATCGGATTAGAACACGCCTGCCAGCTTCCCCATGCAGTCTTTTTGCCAACCGCATTCTGCTTATACCAGCAGATATCTGTTCGAAAGTTCAATCCAATCTCTCGTCCAATCTTAATAAGATCACCGTAGATAGGTCGAACATATTCAACATCATTGTCTTCTTGTCTATTAGTCATTGCGTCAATATTGATAGCAATACGACCGCCTTTGACAAGTATTCTCTTGCATTCAATGAATATCTTCTTTAGCCATTCAAGATAAACAGCATAAGGCTCGTTGTCGTCTCTATTGCCATAGCCCTTCAAGTTGACGTTGTAAGGCGGACTGGAAACGACAAACTCAACAGATTCATCAGGAATCTCTTTGAGTCCATCTAAAACGTCGCAGCACATAATCTTGTTTTTGATTGAATCAATGTCTTTCATATTCGCTTATCCATTCTTCGTTTGCGCTTTTTCTTGTACCAGAAATCCCGCCCTTTTTCCTCTGACCTTCTATCAGATGAGCATTCTTAGAAAGAGGTCTACCTTCTGATATGAAGACCTTATTCTGTATAGAAGCGGCAAACTTCTCAACGTCGAACCCAAACCCATACATCGTAGTTCCCGCATAAGGAGGATCAACATACACGACGGCGCTTGGATCAATAGAAACAGTTGCTGCGTCTTGCATGTAACCTTTTATACCTTTCATTCTCTCGGTGATAACCCTAACTCTTTCCAAGAGAGTCATAGGCATTGGCATCATTGGGTTTACTGGCGAACGTCTATTAGATGTTTCTGTTGGCAACCAATATCTTCGGAAGCTACAATTCATCCATTTATTGTTGTTCATCCAAATAGCCTTACTACCAAACGAAGAAGCTTGTAGGAGTATGAAAACGTAGACAGTATCTATCTCTGCTTTTTGTTTGGAAAGACTAAGAATGTAGTCATGAATGTTTGCTGGCTCTTTAGGAACGCTCTTACAGATTGTTTCAAACTTGGCTATATCAAAGGTTCCGTCGCCAACGCATTTCCAGAACAATCCCCACGGTCCTGCATCTACCATATGAATCTTATCAACAGGATGTCCCTTGTTTATAAGCTCAATTGAGATCGCTCCGCTACCACAGCAAATATCATAGAAAACAGTTGAAGAATCAATCTTCATAATGTCAACTACTTGCTTAGCAATTCTTTGCTTACCGCCTTGATAGGCAACAGGAGATTGCAAAGTTTCTAGATTATCAAACATGCTATTATGAATCAAAAATAGTTCCTGTCTCTTTTAATCTTTTCATGGCAATCTCTATTGCCTTGGGGTTTTTGTCTGAACCGATACCGTGCCTGCCCAAACTAAAAGCAGCCTCTACTAAAGAACCGCTACCGCAAAAAGGATCAAGAACTCGGTCCCCTGGATTGCTCCAAATCTCAACTACTCTTTGCATAAGTTTATTTGGCTTCTGCGTTGCATATCCTGTTTTCTCAGGTTCGTTGCGGCAAAGAGCAGGTATGTCCGTCCACCAATCTTCTAACAATTTACCCTTAGCTTCGTATTGTTCCCAAGGGATCTTTTCCTTAGACCAAGCAGCGGCTCCGCCAACATTCATTTTTGTCTTATATGGAATGCGAGGTTGATTAAAGACGTAGTTACCCATTCCATACCATAGAATTGAATTATGCTTTCTAGGGAGCCATCTCTTTGCGCTCGCAGGATTGCTAAAGCACCATATGATTTCGTTCCTGAAATTATCCCGCCCAAAAACCTCGTCCATCATCACCTTTATGTAATGAATCGCTTTATAGTCCATATGGACAAGAATATTTGAATCTGGTTTCATGAGCTTCTTGAGATTCTTCATCCTCTCGCTCATGTATTCTACAAACTCTTTTAGATCCTTACCAACGCCATAATACTCGTCTTCGCTTTCACTACTATAAGGAGGATCTAGGTATACTAAATCAACAGGATCTATTGAAAGATCCAAAGCGTCTTTGTTATGAAATTCAAAACTCATTTATGAAACTCTTGAAATCTTTCGCGTTCTGAATCTCTTCTTTTTTCTTTAGCTCAACAAATCGTTGATATCTATACTTGGTTTTAGACGGAAGCGTTATAGAAAGCTTTTCTAGTTCGTCAAGGTTGTCTATGGAAACCAAGCTATCGGTTATCGCAAAGACTTTCTCTGCGATGTCACATTCCTGTTTATCAAAGCCTACCTTTACAAGAAAATCATGCATATGAACACTTATGAACAAAGAAGAAGCTAACATAGCCTCTTCTTTGCCCTGTTGCGTTGGGGTTGTGGATTTTACAATTATCTCTCGTACCAAAGATTCAAGAATGTCATTGATGTTGATATTCATGCCCTCTGAGAGCTTCTGAATAACATCCTTTATTGGAATCTGTTCGTAACAAGAAATAAGCTGTATAATCGAACCAGCATTTTTACAGCCATAGCAATAAAAATCTTGTCTATCTGCTTTGTCATAAACAAAGAATGACGGAGTAGAATCATTTCTATGAGAAGGAAGAGGACAGCGATAACGATATCTACCGCCATCATGGTTTGCCCATCTTACGTTCTTAGAAATAAGATAATCCGTTATCTTGTTTCCCTTAATGATTGTGTCTAAAATAATGCTCATTAGAATCCAAGATCGTCAATTTCATTCTTTTGCTTTGGTTTAGGTTTTGGCTTATTTGGAGCAGGCGGAGGAGTCGTATCAAAGTCCAAGTCCAAAGCTGGATCTGGAATTGCGTCCCCTTTCTTCATTAGAACAGAGGCAATAGGATCGTTCTCAACCGACCATGTAGCGTCAACATATGCTGTTATCTTACCAATGCTCGGATAAACGTCCAGCGTTGCCTTAGATTGATTGTTGTGCGGACCAAACATAGGAGAACCATATCTAGACTTTACGCAGAATAAATACATCTTCTCTTTCATTTGCTCAGGATGAGGAACTTGAACAAAGATGTTATCTGCGTCTGCTGAAAAGTCATGAGAACCCCTAAGAGCGTCAGAGCCAACAGACTGCTTACCTTCTTTTTGATTACGAAGAGATTTGATAGCCTCTCGATTAAGCTGAACGGCGGATAGAACAGCAAAGCCCATCTTTCTACCAAGAGAACGAAGGTCTTTGCACATCTGGCCGTACCAGCTATGCTCTGCTAGCTTTTGATACCAAGGCTCAGGACTAAGAATCGAGATATAGTCAATAACAACAACTCTTGGTCTGAAGAAATGTCTGCGCTTTTCAAGTTCTGCTCGTATCTTGGATACGGTCATTCTTTCTTGAGCGTCAAGTATGGCAAACTTGGACTTGATAATCCTGAAGTCTTCCATAGCCTTTTTGATTTTGGCTTTATCGTCTTCAGTAAGAAGATGCGGTTGTCCAAGCTTCTTTGAATCAACCTCGGCTTCTCTGGATATCAGTCTCTGCATCAAACGCTTCTTAGGCATTTCAAGAGAAACGTATAGAACATCCTCGTTGCTTTGTTTGCAAACATTCAACGCCATGTTAATCATGGTTGCTGATTTGAAACCACCAACATCCGCAACAATGAGAGTTAAAGAGCCAATGTCCAGTCCGTTCGGCATTGTCTCGTCAAATGGCTTGATTCCTGTATTGAGAACCTTCTTCGGATTCTTACTCTCGTCCTCTAGCTCTCTATACCAGTCGTCACCGTATTCGTCAACATTGGACCAAGTAGCATTGCTGTTATCAGCAGCGCTAGAAATCAAAACCGTCATATTGTCAGCAAGCTCTTGAGTTGCTGCAATAAAATCTTTGTTTTGTTTGGTATTAAACTTTTCAAGTATCTTGGTTGCTTGTTTCTTTATGTAATGTTCTCGAACCTTACGGCAAACCAATGGGAAGTCCGCAGGATCAACTTTGTCTAGATTAGCGAGAAGTTGATAGTTTCGATTTTCAGTTTGTTGAGCGAACTTAGAACTTACGACTTCACTTCCTGTCCATTTTCTATAGTCGCCATTCGCTACGCTTCTAGCAATAAAATCTAGATAATAGCTATCTGTAAATTTCTCACCTGCTTGATGACATTCTTCTATTCCATAGATCATTGGCCTGTGCTTATCTTCGAAGTAATCAGGTCCAAACTGTCCTGTCACAAACTCAGGAATCAATCCTTCATTGTTGATAAGAAGATGTAATAGTTTTTCTTGAGAGTCAAGATCGTTTATAGCCATATGTTAATCCCCCACTTTAATGAGCCAAGTATTCCTAGAAGTTATGAGCTTCTGGAAGCTGTATCCGAGCATATCGGTATAATCTTTGCTCAATGCATTAAAGTCACAGGCCAAAATTGTTGGAAGACGATTTTCCATTCTTGACATCAGGAAATCATCAAACATGCTTATAAAGTTTTGATGATTGAAGTCCATATCATTGATAGGCGTGCTAATATCATCAATAGCTAACCAGTCGCATTCTTTGAGAGCTTGAGCCTTTTCATTCTTTAGTCGCAGGTCTTGCTTCAAAGTCTGATATGAAACAAACGAATAGGTATCCGCTCTATTAGTTGCATAGCAACGTCTCCAAATAGCGTCTGTCAAAACGATAGAAGCTATAAGCGTCTTGCCCATAGGCAATGCTCTTGTTGCTACGCCCTTTACAACCTTGAACGGACTACCATGTATTACAAGGTTTGATCCGTCCGCATATCTTTGATCTAACTTAGACTCTCTATTGAAGTCTTCTCTAGAAGAAATAAGAGTCAAGTCTTTCGTGCCATAAAGATAATCAGAAAGCGTGTCCAAAATAGCAAGCTGATTGCTCTCGGTCCATACTTTGATATATTGACCGTCTTTGGCTTTTGAATGCCCTCGTAGGTTGTTTATAGTCAACCCTCGATGTTCTTTAGGAACAACATAACTGATATTGCCTAGAACTTCTGCCATCTTACGACAGAAACAACCATTTGTTGCTCTTTCGCATTGGTCATTTCCTTTGTAGTATTTACAAGCTCCGCCATTATCGGCGGTCTTGTAGTTGTTGTAACGATAGTACCGTATAAGAGAACTTAAATCCATAGCACAATCCTTTTCGGCCAATATTACGCCGTCCTAACACAATGGCACGTTAGATGTCTAGGCTGTTTATTTCGCCAGAAGGATTATTCGAAATGGTGCCTGTGTCCCTTGTATTGGCGAACTTGCATCGACCCCCAGCCCAGGTTCTCATTGTCTCAAACTCTTCGGCTCTGGTACTCGATAGCGGAGATATACTCTTACAAGACGCTATTAGATCATTAGTCTTGACTTGTCTCTTATTGTCGCAAAAACATTCGAACATTGCATTTTCGATAGACTTCTCGATTTCAGCGCCGCTGAAGCCTTGCGTATTTGCCGCAAGAGCGTCAACATCAAATGTTGTTGCGTCATATCTATACTTTCGCAACAAGACTTCAAAGATCTGCTTACGACCTTTAGCGCTAGGAAGATCAACGAAGAATACTTCGTCAAAACGACCTGCTCTCATAAACTCGGGAGGAATGTCATGAACGTTATTGGCTGTACAGATAACGAATACAGGAGCTTCCTTCTCTTGGAGCCAAGTCAAGAATGTACCAATGACTCTCTTGGTTGTTCCGCTATCGCCAGAACCTTGACCAACTCCGCCAGCCAAACCTTTCTCAATTTCGTCTGCCCATAGAATACAGTTATGACAGAGCAATCCGTTTGCAAAGAAGTTATGGTTGTTCTCGCAAGATAGATCGTATGCCCATTGAGTCCCAGCCGTTTCTACAGACAAAAGCTTGACTCCAACAACGTCAGACTTAATCAGCTTCTCTATGTTCTCGTCAACCTCAAGCTGCTGCTCAGCAAGAGTATAAGCAACCTTGCTTGCCATCGAATGATGGATATACTTATGGTGCTTGTCTGTTATGGTTATATCTTCGTCATGATAATCTAGCTTTTTGAGGCTATTGCTTTTCATGACCGAAGAAATAGATTCGCCCAACTGGTATCCAACAATCTCAATTGTATGAGGATCAAGCTTGGAGGTTGCTTCCATGAAATCAACCAACTTGTCTGCTACATTCTTATTCAAGAATGGAATAGCAATCAACAAATCTTCGATTTGCTCTTTCTCAAGAACAGATAGGTTCTCGCCTGTATCAAAAGCAATGATACCCAAAATATGAAGCGCTGTTCGAACTCTATGCTTGACATCCTTACTAGGTATGCGAAGATTTATGTACGGAATCTTATCAGTACCTAGATAGCTATATATTGCCGAAGCATGCATGAAACCTGAAAGATAGAAAATCAATACGTCGTCTCGTTGAGAATGGACATTTTGTATGAAATGAACAAGCAGCTTTGCAATGATTTTATTAGTCAGTTGAAGGGTCTTGCCTTCCATTGCAGGTTCAACCAAGAAGCATGCAGAGAACAAAGAGGCTGCCAAATGCGCAACCTTAATGTTGTCATTATGCAACATGATTTCGCCAGTTTCAGCATTTACAACTCCGCAAGATTCAACCAAACCAGCAAGGGCTGCCAACTGAATCATGTTCAGCAAAGAACCGCCCAAAGTGACCGTATGAGTTTGATCTTGCATTTGAACAGAAAGCGTTTCTTCTGTTTTCTTATCAGGGAAAACATCCGCAACAGTCATGTTCTTGATGTCTCTCTTGAACTGCTTTTGAGTTATAAGAAGATCTGTCTTCTTTAGATTCTTCGCTTCCTCCCAGATGAGCTTACCGTCACGATTGATCATCATCTTGTGATTAGGCGTTACTTCAACAGAACCAATAGCAGTAACAAGGCGAATCATTTCCTTTTTCTTGGGATGCCGAATAACTGCTCGAACTCTGGTCTTTTCAACCTTCCATGATTCTTCATTGAATGAATAGGTGTAGAAGTTTCTATCTTTGAAGAAATCTTCTTCTAAAAGATCAGAAACCTTATAGGTTCTACCTTCGTTATCATAAACAACAGAATCGCCCGAAACGCAAGGAGCAACAGTCTCCGCTAGCTTAATAGCTTGGCGAGCAATCTTCTCAGATTCTCCAACCAGCGAGTTGAACATCTTTCCGAAGTCCAAACGAAGCAAAGGCATTTCGTATAGCGTTGCTGCCGCCTTTGCGGTCAATGATTTACCGCAACCAGGCATACCTAGCAATAGCGCCCCTCTTGGCGGCTTTAGACCATAAGCAATAGCATCCTTCATAAAGGCTACCTTACGGAGATTCAACCAATGAACTAGGTCGTCAAGACCTCCAACGTCTTTCATATCAATATGAGAATCAACGTATTCGAGAACGTCTGTTTTCTTGATAATCTGCTTCTTCTCTTGAAGAATCAAGTTGATATCTAGCGGCTTTACATTAAGCGGCTTAGACATAACAATTGACTTTGAGTATGCCTGAATAGCTTCTGTTGTAGTAAGACCCTTAGCAGAGTTGATTAGCTCTTCCTGCTGAGTTTCTGCAATCTTCGTAATGGTAGGGAAACCGCTTTGAACCTTTTCGCTCTTGACCAAACCCCACAAGATAGAACGAATCTCTTCCTCGTTAGGGAATGGGAAGTCCAATACGGCAATCTCTTTTTCTAGAGCAGGATTGCTGATATAGCTTGGACCTGTCAAGATAACATGAGAGTTGGTTGTAAGACGGTTGATATACTTGAGTTGTCTCTCAATTGGAGGAGAACAACGATCAGGAGAAAGATAGCGGTAAAAATCGCAGCAAAGATAAATTGCTCCGTTTCCGTCTTCTTTTTTCTTCTGGCGCTTTTCTAGCTCTTCAATGATATAGCCCAAGATACCCTCGGGATATCGAAGGTCGAATGTTGGGGGAACCGTAATCTTGTCTGGAAGCTTCAGCTTTCTGAGCGCTCTGAAACAGTCCCATTCAAAAGCCTCATAACCGCGAGCCAGAGAAACATTGTAGAGATAATCTACAAAGCGCTTCTCTTCGTTAGTTGAGACGTAGATTGTTGTCGTTCGTGTTCTAAGCAAACCAATGAAGTTGTTATTGAACTCCGTGGTTGCCATGCTCAAGTAACGCTGCTCGTAATCTTGAGAGGAGCCTGGAACTATAGTCTTTGGATTAGCTGGTTGAGGAGTAGAACTATCCTTTTCGCTCACTTTGATCGGCATTGCTTACGTCTTTCGTTGGCTTGAGTATCACAAAAATAATCACAGACCGAGGGGTATTAGCAGTCTTCAAATCGTCCCATTTTGCGACATCTGATAAATCAGCCACGCTATCTCGAAGCAATTGTTTAGCTGTCTCCATGAATGCTCGTTCCCTGCCCTTAACTTCCACTGCGAACTTGACCATGCACTTCTTTTCGAGCATTCCCCGAACTTTATTCTTCTTGACCAGGATATCATTTGAGCCTTCATTGAGGCCAAAGGTCATCTCTTTAAGCTTTACAGGTTTAGGCGCAGCCTTTTTAGAAGCTTCATACTTCATCTTGCCAGCGTCCCCATACTTACAGATAGACAAGCCTTTATCGTTCTTGCCAACTTGAATAAGATCAAAACCTTTGTCTTTAGCAGCGATAATGGCGGCTCTCTTAACCATTTCTCCTTTATTCGTGCCTGTCTCGTCAATGACGACTACCGTGTAGCCGTAGATTTCCTCATTTGATAGTATCTTATTCAATGTTGCACCTTTATACATAACTCTTTGCTGACTCCGAAAACTGAATGTTTCTTTCCTTGATGATTCCTAATAGCTCGTCTAAACATTCAAACTTATAGCTATTTGGATATGGAGATAAAGACTTAGTGGTTTTTGCAACCTTAGAAAAACTAGAGTCTCCCTCTTTCATGATGTCTCCCAAGACATCTATGATGATTTTTTTGGCTTTATCGAGCGAAGCGCCCTTCTTCTTTACAAGCCATGCAAGGGTTATAACCACGCCATACTTCATTATAAAGTTAGCCTTGCTAGCTCGGAAGATACTATCCATGTCTTCAATTGGTTCTTCATGCTCTATAACATCTTCGACATTATTTTGCTTTTGAACCTCTTTGAAATATCTGCGGATAGACGGCTTATTTCGAATAAGACGAATGTAAAAGTCCCCATTCTTCGCAATTAGAGCGTCTAAATCATTTGCCACAAACCATTCTAGATAGCTCTTTAGATTTTGCGGAGTTGGTACGTCGCCCGTTATCTTGATAATATCTTCTCTCATTGCTCGAACAAGCTGCAATCCCAGACGATCTCCAATAGATAAGTCTTGATTGTACCGATCCTTATACAGCTTCTTTAGATGAAGAAATAGTTGAACGCCCGTCCATTCTGCTACTGGTTTTGCCATTGCAGAAGCAGCCCTAGACAATCCCTTAATTTCTTCCCATTCAATTTCTTTACTTGCCTTCTTTGGCTTTTCGCTTCCTACAAGTTCCAAATCCTTTTCTTCAAAAAGATCAAGAATACTATCTTGCTTACGTTTTGTTTTAGGACCGATTCCTTGGACTGCGCTTTTATTGCTTTTGACAAGAATATTTTCTAGACCGTCGTTTGTCTTAGTCGCTATCACAACTTTGTCCTTTTTCTTCTTCGCCATACTTGGCTTATCCAATGATCAGATATTCGGTTCCTGAAGTATTGTCAGCAGCACGATACTTGTAATCGTACTCAATGCTTTTGACAGTAACAGGTTTGAACGCTTTTACGATACTGCTTATTTCGTCAATATTAGCCCAACTACTATCGTTGTAGCTTATGACCCATATAGACTCTTTAGGGAGAGATTTCAATAGTTCTTCAAAGCTTTCCTTGTAGGTTTTCGCTTTGACAAATTTCTTAGAGTTATCTTTGAGATAATCAATATCTTCAAACTTCTTTTGATTGAGATATTCTTCAAAGAATTGATACATAAAAGCGTAATCGCTTTGTTGTCCGCCATAGGGAGGATCTATGTAGATTAGATCATAAGGTTCGTCTGGTTTGTTTTGTAAAAAGCTCGTTACGTCCCCATGACCGCAATAACTATAATTTCCTGGTATCTCAAAAGAGAATCGCTTCATTTTCCTAAAGGGAATCTCTTGGTTATGATTCCGATCATGCTCTAAACGATGTTTCAATGAAGCGATAATCTGTCCGCTATTCAAACGACCGCCAACATAACAATATGCCATTATGTGATGGATTAACGAGGTCTGAATAACAGCCATTTGAGTAAAACGTTCTCTGGGGAAATAGGTAGAAGAGTAGTCGCTTGGGTTAAGCGAAGATCCAAACATCTGAGCGCAGTTGGCGTAGTAGTTGTCAATAAATTGCGCTTCTTTGCGAGTAAATCTTGTATCAGTATAATGTTTTTCTACAAAACCTGTACTAGATGTGTTTTTATTTTCTAACAAAAAATACCACTTATCTCTGCCAATTTTACCCAAGCATCCATTCTCGCTCATGCTATTATTTAGCACAGCTTCAGCATTCAGATAAGAGGAAGCTAGTAGGTCATTACAAGAAACATTCTTCCCTAGCATCTTGAAGAAAGCTCCGACTACAGAACTTCCTGCAAAGAGATCGCAGACATGATTGACCTTTGAAAGATCAATCGTGTCATAGATAATCATTCCCATATCAGCAAGCATCTTTCGCTTGTTACCGACGTATGGATTCGGAATAAAAGCAAGCTTATTCTGCGCCTGAATAGCCGCTTCTAGGAAAGCGTCTCTCGGCGAATCTCCAAACATATTTCCTGTGTCTTCAAGCTGTCGTGGCATATTAGGCTTTGAAGTCCTTAATCACAAACTCGGGTTCAGTTTCGTATATACGACGACGCGCTCTACTATGACCGAGCATATACTTCATGTTATCGTGAAAATCGACAACATAAGCGTCTTTCTTCACAAAGTTTGTAGCTACGTCTTCATATGTACGAATAACTCTACCAATACGCTGTAAAGCACGAGTTTGCGACTTACCACTACCAGCCAAGATAAGACCGTCAAGAGGCTTTACGTCAACGCCTTCGTCAAAGATTGACGTTGCAATAGTGATCGGAGCTTTCTTGATTCGCATTTCCTCGATATGACCCGCTCTCATCTTATCGCTATGAGAACCATTGATAAAGAAGCTATCAGGAATCAATGCTTCAAGCAATGTTCCATGTTCAATATGCTTGACAAGAATAAGGACATTGCGCTTTTCGCTAACCATGTTCTGCGCAATGTTTGCAATCATAAGATTGCGCTCTTCGTTTTGCACAATGCCTTCTTTGTAGGCAGTCTGGTATGTCGCCTCGTCGTCAAGTTTCTTACGAGTATGAACAAAATAGATTGTAGGACGAACTAGGATGCCCTTCTTGATAAGAAAGGATGCATTGATATCTGCTATCTGCCGACCAAAGCAAGCGTCAATAAGGAGATCGTCTCCCATATCTCGCCAAGGAGTTGCAGAAAGACCGTATCTGAATCTAGCGTTATAGGAATGGTCAGCAATGACCTGGCACGTTTCAGCAGCCCAATGCTGCACTTCGTCGCAGATCATTCCCTTAGCGTTATGGATCAGATTAGCAATAACGTCATAACGGTCTTTAGCTTCTTGCGAAAGTTCTTCCTTTTCGCTATCTTCGTCGTCAAACTTCTTGTACTTTTCTCCGAGCGCTCTACATGCTGTTTGAACAGTCATGATGTTTACGTCTCGAACTTCGCACTTGCCGCCTCCAATAACGCCAACGTCTATAGGAAGCCCATTGATATTCAGGAATCGTTGCAACTCAGATTTTGCCTGACGCAAAAGGTCTTGAGAAGTTACATAGAAAATAAACGGACCAACACCAAGCTTAGAGATAATTCCTGCGCCAATAGCGGTCTTACCTCCGCCCGTAGCAACTTTAATGATGCCTCGTTGCTGTTTAGTCGCTTTATCAATAACTTCTTGCTGATAATCTCGAACCTGAAAATCAGGATTCGTTCCTATAAGGACTTGATTATTAGCAAAGCTACTTCGCTCGTCTACAACAGAAAAGGGAACCCCATAGACCTTGAAAAAATCAGCGGCCCTACTGTACAATCCAGAGGGAAAGTGAACTCCGTCTTTCTTGATAGAGCATTTACAGTGAGTCTTACTATAACAAACAGCCGTAAGATAGCCGTCCCAGTTTTTGGCCTTGGCTTGTCTGCCTCGCCAAATAGCATTTGGGTCTTTGTATCCGAGCGTCTTTTTGAACTCTTGATAAATCTCTTTTGAGAGCTTACCTGTAACATATGTTGTCGAATCTGTTACGCGAAGAGTAATCGCAGTAGCTACTGCTGTGGTCATAACATCCCTGGCTTATTCTTTATCACACTTGGTACGTCTATTCCTAGCTGGTAAATGCGTTGCTTAGGAACTCTCTGTTTTCGATTCCATCTCTTTATAATGGATTGAGGATCATCGGCAGGATCTTGATAAAACAATCCGCCTTGACCGTCATTATTCTCATTAGGGAATACGCCTGGTTGAGTCTTTAGATCAGACATCAACTTAATTAGGCTTGGCGTTTGTATTAGTTTCACTAGTTGCCCCCTTGAAGATGACTCTAGTTTTAGTTACTTGATTAAGATACTCAAGCCCTTCATAAGTTCCGCTCAACTGTTGATATGCAGCAATAAACTGCCCATTGCGCATCATCGTTAGCATGTTCTCAATGTTTTTTACATGACGAGCCATAGTCGCTGCCGACTTGTTAAGGAACTCGATCTCTGTCATTGCATTGTAATCAATTGGTTCTGGCATAATTCTTCCTTACCAAATTCTTGTTTTTGACAACAACTCTTGCATCGTCTGATTAGGAGTCGCTTGTAAGCCTTCGCTTTGGACTCTCAACAAAAGTTCAAAAGGAAGTTCGGACATTCCCCTTCTCTTTCGCTCGTCTTCCACTTTGTCCCAAAGTTCTTGATTGAAGTTCTTTAGAGCAACAGACGTAGACCAATCTGGACCTCGAACCGAATCTAGCATTTTCTCATGTAAACCTAAGAACCACCAGTTACCTACATATGGATTCGCTTGAGCCGTTTTTACGTCCCCGAGTTTCTTGACTCCCATAGCAATGTCTTCAATTTCTTTTGATTGACAAAGAATAGAAAGTACAGCTAAAAAGTTCGAAACCTCGTCGTCATTGATAAAGGCCATTCCAAGGAAATCAATAAGACGGTCCCTCATAAAGAAGTTAGAAAATACTTCTCGTATCAATGCTTCAGGAGATTCTTTTTCGTCCATATGAAGTCTTAGAGCTTCAACTAGAAGAAAAGCCGAACGTACAGCATTTTTCTCAATATCAAGGTTTACAAAAATGCAAGGATACTCGTCTCCATTTTCAATCGTATCGCCTTCTTTGACGTAAATAGCTACATCATGATCGCTAGCGGAAGTTGCTACGACTCTCGCATTTGTTAGTGGTAGATTCTTATAAGGACAGAAAATGTTTTTAAGCAACAACCATACTACAGGAAACTGGTCAAGCTTCATAAGAAACGTATCGTCGCTATTGAAGACTGATTTGCTACCGTATTCGGTTCTAAAATCTCTCAACATTGCTATGAAGAGATTTGTCAAAGAATGTCTTGCTTCCAGCGTGTCTATGTTTCGCCCACAAATAGCTCCCATTGCATTGACATATGCTGAATAGATATAGACCATCGTATCTAATACGGATTTGCCCTTTTTGATAACTATACCGCGCTTATCAAAGGATGGCGAGTCTACTTCCTCAAATCTTACAGGAAGGTCTATAAAGTCACAGTCTAGCCTTTTGCAGAGTACCTGCAAGGCCTTGTGAACCAAACTGAAATTGCTTATTTTGTAGTCCATGCAATGTTATTCACAAAATTGTTAGCATTTCCTTTAGTTGCGGGAATGCTTTAGATTGACATTATAAGTCCAAGTAATACCAATCTTCGGATGTATTCCAAACAACTTCTGTTCTGGACTTGTTCCAGGCATTGCATTACTCAAAGAATAAACGTCTGCTCCTACGAATGAACCATTCATAAGAACCTTACCATTGTGAGTTGTATACTCTGAGCAATTATGGAAGTGACCGCAAAGCGTATAGTTAGGAATCTGCTTTGTAATACCTGTCATCTTTCGCTCAAGTTCCAAGAACGAAGAAACAGGAGGGTTCTTGGCTTTTACGTCGTCGCCGTGAACCATGAGGAACTTATGATTCAATATTTCCTCAATCATCCACCAGGTCTTTGGAACATGGAACTTGATTCGAGGTTCGTTCTTGAACTCTAGCTCAAGATACTTATAACAGAAATGATCAAAGTTGTTATACTTCTTTTCTGCGCCGCTAGGAGCGATACGACCGTGATTTCCGCCCAAACCATAGAAATGAACTTCTTCAAACAAGGTAAGCATATAATAGATGAAGTCAGCAATGGTTCTATAACCAATCATAACCTGATCGAAGATAGGCGTACCAATATACACAGGCGACCATGCGCCCGCAGTATTAGCTCCTTCTACGATATCTCCTAAACAAAAGATATGCAGCTTAGGAATGTTATAAAGCTTTGAATGAAGTTCTTTGATGTCCGTAACGGCCAACCGCAGGTTTTCCATTCTTTGATGGAAAATGTCTAGATTGTATTCTGATAGACCGCCTGTTTCTTCATTGGTATGTTCATGTCCAATATGAAGATCGCTTAGAATAAGCCCCATATCTTCAGCGGTTCGCTTCTGCTGATTAGACGGCTGATAAACAGGCATAGGAGCAATAGGGAGTTTTCTTGCCGCCTGGAAAAGCTTGTCCGCAACAATATCCGCCTGAAGCTGAAACTTCGCAAGCTTGTTTTGGATACTAAGCTCAACCTTGAAGTTGCCTTCTTCGATCTTTGCTTTCTTTATCTCGTCTGCGTCCGCAACAAAAAAGTCATATTGCGACCAATCGGTTGATAGGTACTTATCTGAGCAAGCGCCCTCAGATCTTTTAACCATGTTACTGATGACTTTGTATGGAGTTCCTTTTTGACGCTCCGTGTACAAAATCTCCATTTGCTCATTAGTCCATTTAGGAGCCGTGAAGTTGAACATTCTTTATCCTTTGCAAAAATTCAAGCATGACCGTGTTATATGCAGCAAACTGTTTTAGCTTCTGTCTACGAGTCATGCCTTCTGTGTTTACTCTGTATTTGATCAGATAGTCTTGTATATTATGAAACTTCTTACCCGCCAAGATAGCTCGGCACCAAAAGTCGAAATCATGAGCGCCGTCTACTTCTTTGCGAGAAGAATACCCGCCTAGTTCGTTATAGACTGAAAGACGGTACATTGAGGTAGGATTGATGATAGGGCATTTTTTATGTATCCTTAGCATCTTTACAATGTCGTCATGATTAGGAGTTGGGAAGTCCCAGTCTCCTATGAAGAATCCATTCATGTCTATCTTCTTTGCTCGTCCACCTACGCAAAAAATTTCAGGGTTAGCATCTAGGTAGGCCACTTCTTGCTCTAAGCGAATAGACATGCTTACGTCGTCTCCGTCATGGACGGCAATATATTCTCCTACGGCAAGCTCAATAGCTTCCTTCGATCTCTCCATAACTCCCTTATTGTCTTCATGACTTATGTAACGAATACGCTTGTCCTTAAAGGACGAGACGATATCATGAGTTTTATCGGTCGAGCCATCATTGATAATGATGAACTCAAAATCCTGAAAAGTTTGATTCAGAACAGAAGACAACGATTCCTTGACAAAGGATTCGCAGTTGTAGACGGGAGTTATGACGCTTACTTTAGGCACTTTCAAAAAACTCTTTATACTGTCTACTTATAATCGACCAATTGTATTCTTGGCCTATTTGCGCCCGACCCTCAAAGCCCATCTGCTCGGAAAGAGTTGAATCCGAAAGCAGTTTCCGAGTTGCGCTTTCAAACTCGGTAGAAACTCGATCGTCAAAAGCTAGGTATTCGCCCCTGCCTGGCACGGAATGCACGCAAATACCCCCTTTGAGTTCGGGGATATGACCAACATTTAGAGCAACCCAAGGCTTCCCTGCGGCCATAGATTCAAGAACTACAATGGGGCCGCATTCAGTTTGCGAAGGGAAAACAAAAGCGTCTGAGGCAAAATACGCTGATATAACATGAGATCGAGGGATATCTTGAAGAATGCGTATAGGAAGATTCATTCTCGTTATCTGCTCTGATATTTGCTTCATCCTGAGGTTTCCTGGACGAAATGCCAAAGTAGAACAAATAAACACAAGAGTTACATCCTGGTCTGATAACCTTTTCATAATAGGAAGTAAATATTCCTGTCCTTTACCATGAAAAAAGTTAGCCACGCATAGAAGCATCTTCTTAGTCTTGATATTGTATACTTTCCTAAAATCAAGAGTTGGAGGAGAAAATTCTTCTAGGTCTATTGCATTATGTATAATTGAAACAGGGATTCCCCATTCTCTACAAGTTTGAGCATCTATATACTTGTCTGCATGAGCTAATACTTTGAACAAATGATGCTTAGACCGAAATGATTGAGCTATTGAGGCGTTGGCAGTAAGCGGAGAACGCATCCGATTCATTCCGACCAGTCCAATACTCTTTTTTGCGCGAAGTTTTTCGGCATTCTTGAGCAAGGTTTCCCAATGAGAATACCAATCGCTGTAAACAAAGATATGGTCAGGATTTATAGCTTCGACAGTATCTAGAAAAGTCTTCTCGGGAGCATTGCCAATAGGAATTACCTGAACTCCATTATGAACAATAGGTTTAGTTCCAAATTGACATAGAACAGAGCATTCCCATTTATGTTCTTGGGTAAGCGATTCTGTTATTTGCTGAACGACCCTCTCGGCTCCGCCTGTATGAAAGGGTTGGGCAAAATTAGTGCATACTAAAAGCTTCATGCAGTTAAATCGGATTTTGTCTAAGGGCAGGAAATTCCTTACCCTTCCATTTTGCCTTGAACCTATCAAAGCTTTGTACAAAATATTTCATTCTATCATTTGACTTGCCTAGGGTTTGATGCGGAAGATGAGTTATTCGAGCTTGATAGTTCCAGCCAATCTTATAGCCTTTTTCTCTTGCGCGAAAGTTGTAATCAGGATCTTCAAAATATGCTGGATTAAACTGAGGATCAAAGCCTTTTAGGTCTTCAACAACCTTTCGCTTTATCATCATTCCGCCGCAACCAACATAGGTAAAAGATTCCCCAGCCCTTGAACAGTTGTGTCTTGGCATAAACTTTGAATCCATTAGCCAAGCGTCCGCTCCTATCATATCATAGTTACCCTTTTGCATAAACTCATGATATTGAGTAAGCCATCCTTGTCTAACAAACTGATCATTATCGAGAAAGCATAAATATTCGGAATATCGAAACGGCATTCCTTTTGTTGGATAAGGAGCTTGACTCAAGAACTCTCCAAAACCCTGGTTGCGTCCGCCAATGACACCCAAGTTTTCTTGATTAAGTATTAGCTCGGCATTGCCTTCAAATGTAGGAAAGATTTCATTAAGATAATCAACGGTCCCATCAGAGGAACCGTTGTCAATGATAATCAGATTGTAGTTAGTTGTGTTAGCCTTGAAAAGTTCCATAAACTTTTCCGTAACACTTCTGTTGTTATAACAGAGAACAACTACAGTTGTAGGGAAGTATGCTTCTTTAGACATATCAAATAATCGTTATGATATTGCTTACTACAGTTGTGCCAACGCTAATTCCGTCGAATGGAATTACTTCGGCTTTCCACATCTCGCCCGAAGAGGTATTCACCGCAGGGACAATCTTCTGATTTTGCAAAGAACTAACCTCTACAAACTCGCTTGAACCCCTTGCGGCTCGATACCACTTGACGGAACTCTGGTCGTTCTGCGTACTGCCTTGTTGTTGAGATTCTACATCAACGTAGACATACGTTAGCTGCAATGCTGACGACGACGAAGCTGTTGGACTTGGGCTGACTGCTACATTTCTTACAGAAGGAGGATCATTCTCTACAGAGATAGGAGAACTAGTTACTGGATTTCCAATAATAGAACCTGAAACTGGAAGTATCTGAACCTCAATAGTATTGCCCAAAGTTATACCAAGAATGTTGTTCTTGATTTCTCCAACAATAATTTCGTTGTTGGAAATACCTCCAACGATTTCATTGAGGTTTCCTCTCTTGAACTCAATACCATTGACAAACCAGATGATCTGCGACTTGGTTGTTCCTGTTCCGTCTTGGAAGAAAGCAAAGCTAGCAAATGCTCTTGTAGCAGTTGTTACAGTATCTTGAAGCGAACCGTCATTTCTCTTTCCCTTTACTATAACGTTAGAGATAAACGGAGGAGCCTCTATAACACTAAGAGCTTGAGAACGAACTACTTCGCTGAATAGGGTTCCGTCATTTGCTCGAATAGTTGCGTAAACGCTATCGCCTACTTTTAGTATGCTTTCGCCGCGAGAACGAGCGTATTGTTCTACGGTTGTTCCGCTAGGAACATCGCTTGAGCTAAAAGTAAACGCATAAATCCAAATAGGATCTTCCGTATTTGTTATATCATTCCATGTTCGAACATTTCTTAGATACTCAACTTCAACACCATTAATGAACCATTTGATCTCGGATTTATCAAGCTGCTCGTCAAGTTGGTTAATGTCAAAGTATCTATAGGTTAGTCCAATCTTCTGATATATTGTCAGTTCAGATGGAGTAATATTGAAATCCGTAACGGTTGGAGGGCGCTGAGATAGAGGCGGTGGCAAGAATACATTGGTGTTATACATATAGCCTAGACCGTTTATCTGAACCGCTTGTTCTGAATCGCTATTCAAGACTCTCAAACCAACTTTGATTCGTCCAGCATTCTCTACAGAAATACTGAAAGAACCAGTTTGCTTGGAGTTAAAAATAACCATTCCTTCTTGCGGATACAGCCTATAAATATCTGGATCAACGATATTGTTATCTTCGTCTTTGATTGTTACTTGAGAAGTAACATCCCATCTTCCATAGATTGTTTTCCACATAAAGCCGTCAATGTTTTCTAGAGATTCGTCTAGAGTATGATCTTGCGTTTGTGTATAACGAATAGGAACAAATATCTTTCCGAATCTATCAACTGATGGTTGAGAACCGCTATAATAATCTGACCAATTAGTTGACTTACTAGTTGTAACGCCAACATCTATTTCGCTTAGCAACGGTCTGTTTGCAGATACAGCAATAGCGACTTGTTGAGGACTACGATCCAATACGTCTGAGTTCATATATATGAAACTCTCCGTTGGGATGTTATAATCAATCAATATACCAGTTATAGCTGGAACGCCTGGGGTTGGAGTAAGATCATACTCGCTTTCAATGGAAGCGCTAAGTCCGCTCAAAAGAGTAATAGAGAACTTTAGATATCTTCCAACAACGTTTGTTAGTTGTATGTCTTTGTTGACATTGAATGGATCACTATAAACTGAATAGTTGAATCCGTCTTCGCTCGTTGATATCTTCCAATTGCCCTCTGTATTTGGATATAGCTCGCACTCAATTGCTATCGTATTGATAATAGAGTTCTTGCCAAGGTCGATTATGCACTCATAAATGCCCCATCCAATTGAGCCCGTTACTCGTCCTATCGCATTGTTTAGAACTTCATCAATATAACTTGCGTCAATAACCGTTTGGCTTTGTCCGCCTGTTTCATTTGAGATTCTATCCAGATTTTCAGTATCGGTTCTAGCAAGCTGAGCAGATAGAGTTAGAGGGAAAACAACAGAGAGGTTGTTTATCAAAACAGGCGTTTCCGCAAATCCGTCAACCGCTTGTATATCTTCAATAGCAGTATCTACAGTAACAAAGGATAGATTTTCCTCATTGTCAGTGTTTACATAGATTGATTTGGCAAACGAATCAAGTTCTTCGCCAAGCATAAGAGAAGCTGTTTTGGAAAGAGCGTCATAAAGTTGCGAAGCTCCAAATGGTATTTCATTACGCATTCTATTGAGATTTTTGATAATGCTGCCATAATCTCCGTTATCTACGCTAATAATAACTTGAGGTATCCATTCGATATCGCTGAAGTATGAAACCGTTGGACTATCAAGTTGAGGAGCTTGAGAAGGGTTTAGGTCAAATATAGGATTATCTGACTGCTGCAAACCCTGATCGATGACAACGTTGCTTCCGTCCGTTGTAGGCGTTTGCGAACCTTGATTAGCTATAGGAGCAAACTGACTGCCGCTTGCCTCTTTACATCCAGAGAAGGTAGTTGTAGTCGTAGTTTGAGGCCCGCTAGGAGTGCTAACTGTAGTTGTTGTTTCGGTTGGAGGCGGTAACTCAACAGGAGTTGTAGATACGCTTGAATCCTGATTATCTTTGATGTCTATTACGGTTTGACCATAATAGAATCCGTCAAGAATAGTTATTCTTACTTTGATAGTATATGGATTGCGAATTTCGCCTTCATTGATAACAAGCGTATTGTCTTCTGCTTGTCCGTTATCGCCCGTTACTGGATCAACAATTCCAAGTTTTCTCTTGATTTCATCAACCTTCTTGAGTATGTCTTCGGATCTTGGCAACATTATAGTTGCTCCAACGCCATTGTTTATAACAAAGTCGTTAGAACTAAAGACAACAGGATATATCAAAGCATCTCGGGCGGCGCTGTTTGCAGATTGTTGCTGCGAATTAGTCCCACCAGAACCGTCTTGATTTGCTGTAGCATTCTTGAAAAGAACAATACCTTGAACCAATACTCTAATACTCTTATTAGGATGTTCGCCTACGTCATTCTTTAGTTCTATATTTACTGTCGCAGACTGCTGCCCATCCAATCTTATAGAACCAGGATTAGCCTCTGCCAATATCTGAAGGAAACCTTCAGGCCTACCGCTTGTTAGTCCGCCACCAACATAGACATATCTCCAACTATCAGACGTAGAACCAAAAGCCGTCTTTGCTTTAGGCATGTTTTCTAGTCTTTGCTCGGTAAAGACTGGAGAAGTCTCTTCTACGCTCTCAAAGAGATTTAGAACTTGAGACTTACCATTTGTTCCGCCTAAGAAATAATGAATGTCTCCGATTTGAGCATGACCATTACGATAGCGAGGCTTAGGCAAGTTATCATACAAATAGTCGTCTTGAACAACAGCAAAGGTTGAGATATTGATGTTGAAAGTATCAGTCAAGAACTCAAGAGATTGAGCGCCCGTATCTGCGTCTCGTTCTCCCGCTACCGCTCCTCCAAGAACATGAATAAACCCGCCATTCTTGTCAGCAAAAGCGGTAGGAGATATTCTAGTAAATAGCGCTAGATCAAGATCCTCATATACTGAACTCCAACTCCATGTTTGAGTATCCAAATCAAAAACTAGAACTCTGTCGTTCATAGCTTCGATGCTGCCTTGCGGTCCAATCTTTCTGATTCCGCCGATTATGTAAACCTTATTATCAAGCTTTACGCAAGCGCCCATAGCTACGCCGTATGGATTCTCTCCAAATATAGGCAAGCTAGCAACGTCTTCCCAAACATCGTTTACGATATCATAACGTTCAACTGAACGAGAAATAGCAAGAACAGAACCGTCCGCAACGATTCCTCCGAATACGTAGATATAGCCTGAATCTTGAACAGACATATGGTAGAATCTAGCAACTCTCATTTGTTTCTTAGTATGCCATATGTCGTTTGCAATATCATACATTTCATTGTATGATAAGATTGATTTTCCATTAAGTCCGCCTATCGCATAGAGTTGTTCTCCATACGCATCGAAAGACCAGTCAAGAGTCAAGCAACCTCTTGGGTACTTCATTAGAGCTTTTTGCGACCAAGTATCCGTATACGTGTCATAAACATCTAGCGATCCGCTAAAGACGCTACTTATTTCGCCTTCAGGAGTTACTGTTGCTTCTGGCTTCTTTTCTGAAGGATCATACTTGATCGTAATACAAGCTGTCATACTACGAACAACGTCGCCTCGCTTATCATAGTTGGTTTCTGCTTGTACTTGACCCGAGAATGCAGCTTGAGCGCTGAATGGATAAACAAAGAATGAAGCAAAGCTTCTCTTATTGCCCTCTGGGTTAAGTATAGGATCATTGAGTTTTTGCGTGAAAATAGTATCAGAGAAAAGAACAATCTTCTCTGGATTAATTCCGCCAACAGTTAGGAATACAGGTGTTCCATTTGGAACCGCTTTATCTTTGAACTTTACTTCAACAATAAACTCATGAACGCTCAAACTGTCGCATAGGATCTTTTCAACGCTTTCTCCATTACGACGAATATCAACAATGGAAATATCCAATGGCTCTCTAAGAGCAATTGTTGTTGGAGGAACGCCATTCTTTAGATCTCCTCCGCCTGACAAGAATCTTGTTTGACCATTGAACATAATACTGGTCTTTCCAGTTATTATCTTCAAATCAGTTTTACTAGAAAGTCCAGGTGGAACTTCTATACAAGAACATTGATTTGTGCTGCTAAGAGGATCTTGGTCTTGATTATCATTTGGTTTGACTGGTTGCGGTCTTCCAAGGAACTTATTGATTCGTATGTAAAAGTCAGTGCGATTACCGCTTTGAGCAAGAGGTATTTGAGCGAACCCAATTTCTTGAGAAGCATTCGTTATAACATACTCGTCTAACGCCTCGTCAAACGTAACTTGCAACGAATCTCCATAAAGAATCTCAAAGTCGCCACCTGATTCGATATCAACAATCTGACCATTTCCCAAAGAGAAGATTGGTCTATTGAAATCTCTTGCGCATTGCTTGAAACAATCAGCAATCTGACCACTAGCAATATTAGGGTCGTGATAAATAGTAACGTGAGCTAGATCATATCCGTCTGCGTATATGTCATTTACAAAGTTTGGCATCTGCATGAGGAAGCGAGATCCAAAACCTCTTACGTCTCCTGGCGGGTAAACTATAGCTGGACGTTCTTCAAAGGCGTGCAGTCCGTCGTATATGACGCTTGCCTTAATAGCATAAAGCTCAGGCAACAAGATTATATTGCCTGGACATGGAACATAAGTTAGCCATGTTACACCACATGCTGGACCGAAGAATACTTTTCTAGCGCTTCCGCTTCTTGTATAAGAAAATACGCCTGGTCCTGTAGGGACATTATCTGTCGAGTAGAATGGCCTATCTTTACCGCTTGTTCCTTTTCTCAATTCCCAACGAACAATCTGACTGTCTGGAACGGCCAGTTTTCTAGGATTTTCTACGTCCGTACTATCTGGATCAATAAGGTAGACTTTAGCTTGTTGCTCCGCAACGTCAATGCAATTTGATTCTGGCGGCTCAATAGTTGTTTCAATTCTTAGAATATTATCAAAGACAACATACATTTTCTTGCGAGCAAAGAAACCGTTGTAGCCTGTTTTTGCAAACAGCATGATAGCTTGCGGAGTTCTAGGCGCTTTCAAAGGTATATCAACATATGAAACGAGCTTTGTTGTTCCGTCATTAAGTAACTGAAGGCCTGTTCGGAAAGGCAAAGAAGTAGCAGGAGGTTGTACCGAACGACTTCTTCGAGAAGAAAAGCCTGGAACAAACTCAGGCGGAGAACTAGAAGCTCCTCCGCCGCTTTGAGAACATGGATTGCTAGAGCTATCATCTCGATCGCACTGAGGGTCCGAGGCTTCAAATACTGCTACGTCGCAATCAGGAGCATTTGAAATCGCTTCTCCTCGATATAGAATAACAACTCTTGATACAAATGGTCTTGTTCTTCTTATCCAACAGCCTGGGAATTCTTTGAACTTATCAGGATCGAACTCCAAACCACCGCTTGATATAAAGGATTGGTCGTCTAACGGAACCGTTCTCTTGCAAAGAACCTTAACGGTATCACCGCCAGCGCTTGTAGCTGCTGAACCAACATGAGGAGCCGCGCCACTTCCTCTTCTTCGTCTCTTAGAGCCTCGTCCCGAAGACGTTCCTTCTCCAAAGAATCCGTTATTATCGCCAATATTGAGCATTTCCATAGAGAATGGATTGTCCATCTCTATATGAACAGGAAGCGAAGTAAACTCAAACACGTTCGAGCCTGGGTTGTCTCTATCAGGGATGCTATATGAAACTCTAACATCTGCTGAAAGTTGATTAATTGCGGATAGTATATCAAGGTCAGATGTCATTCTGAAAACGCCGCGAATGAATCCGTTACCAATGGAAGAAGAAGACAGAATAAAACAACTCTTAGCGTCAGGCACTAATGCTTGTCCGCTTATCGTTTCTCCGAAAACATCTTCCGCAAGTTGAGCAGACCCTACAGACGCAGTTGCTGTAAAGCTGATCTGACTATTATCTGCAATAGGCGCGCCAAACTCGTCTGTAATCTGAGCGTACAATGCAACTCTTTGATCAAACCAAGCCTCAATATCCTTTTGGAACTTTACAGGAGCGTCCCATGACAAGCTAAGAGCATTCTCGTTTACAATCTGATAACCAAGGTTGCTAATAGTAAGAAGAGGAATATTCCCCTCAAAAGCATTTGATACAGGAACGCCAGATACAAAAACTGGCTGCGAATAAAATCCATACTTATCTGCAACAACAATAGCATAGTAACTAACAATTTGATTATCTATATTTCTATCTACTACATAGGTATCCGAAGGCTTGCCGCTAAAAACCAAGATGGCTCCTGCGTCTACGCCCTGGTCATTACTGATAATAGGGAATCCAGAATCAGACCAATATACCAAAACTTGCTCGGCATTTTCGTCGGTTACTGCGTCCCATGTTATATAGTTCTTATGATTTCCAATCGTAAGCGTAGCATTTTCTACAGGAGCGATTAGAGGCATAGAGATAGCTGCATTTCGAGCAGCCTTCGTCTTGAAATTAGGAATCTTGATTGGTATAGTTGGAGAGTCAGAGTTTGAACTAAAGTTTCCTAATACATTACTAGAGTATATTCGATAGTTATAGGTTCTGTCAAGAACATAATCATAAGGAAGAGCTATAGTAAATGAACCAGAAGAAGCTGAAGTTTCATAAACTACATCTCCGTCATTTTCATGAGACGGTCCAGCGCCAAATCCTTTGAACACCAACTGAGGCGACGAACCCGAGGAACTTGTAGCATAATCAAAAACCGCAGGCCCAACGGATTCCTTTCTAAGTATTCTTACAGTTCCGCCAGGATAATTAAAGTCGTCAGAAACAACATAAGTTAGAAGAACAAGCCTATCGCCATTGTCTAGAAGTTTATCAGTAGAAGTTTCAGGCTGAACCGCCGCCTCAGCGATGTATGCAGCAGAACGCAAACTATCATGAATACTTAGCTCCGTCATTTTTCCAAAGAACGAGCTTTGTCTTCCGCCAATATACAAGTTCATTGCGGCAACAGAATGATTAGCTCCCTGAGCCAATGTTCCTGAGCCAGCAAAATATCCATTGATATAAAAGCTAGCGACGTTTCCGCTAACATCAACGGTAACGGCAACATGATTCCATTGATTTGCTGTAAGCAAAGCAGAAGAGCTAGCTATTGTTGAATCATCTAACGTAAAAAACAAAGTCTTATTGGTATTGATTCCGAAACGGAATCCAACAGCACTAGTAGAAGAAGATTCTCTCGAAACGATTGTTCTCTTAGAGTTGAAGTCAAACGGATATATCCAAGCCATCATTGTATAATGACTCTTTACAAAATCTCCGTTACTGTCGGTTCCAACAAAACGAGTTGCTGTTCCATTGAATCTAACTCCGCTTGTTCCGCTTGGAACATCGCTAAAGTTAAGCCATATGAAATCATCGCTGCTAGTAAGCGTAAATGAAGTATCGCTAAAATCATAAATGGTTTGATCTATGCCTTCATTGAAATGCCATAGACCAATTGTGTTTTCGTCTCTACGAACACCTGTTCCTATTATTACTCTGCTTGTAAAATTACCAACGCCGTGAGGAAGTATTCTTTCTCTAGGAGTTGCCTTAATAAAGGTTCCCTCGCTAAAAACTCCTGAAGAGTTGAATGTATAGGCTGCGTAGTAATACTCTTGGCCTTCCTCAAGACCATCGCTAAATGCTCTTTCTAGAAAACCTTCAGTTACGATATCGCCGTCAAGAGGGCCAGTTGGATAAGAACCTTGCTTACGAACGATTCTAACGCCTGCGTATCCGCTCTCTTGGTCTTCAAAAAACTCACTTGCCGCAGCGCCTGCATCGCTTGTGTTGAGGTTGTCATTTTCAGTTACCGCAAAGAAATTAATCTTTATAGGAGTTGATTGAAAATTAACAAGATTGTATTTCAAATCGCCTGGATAAGTAGCGTTTAGTTTATCTACCATTCTTCTTGCTAGTTCATGGCGAACGCCGCTACTATCATTCCATGTTTGAGAACCGCTTTGGTCCATAACAATAGAAACGATTCTATCAGGCAAACTAAGCTGTACTTTTTCTTCATTTTCTATTGTAGGAACGGCTTTAGTATTTACAAAAACTGGGCTAGTATTCGTGCTAAATGTTTTGACGGTCTTTGTAGTCAAAGCAGAAGCAGGCACGATTGCTTTGCATGCGTTTTCGTCTATAGCGTCTCTTGAAGAATAAAGACGCAATGCAAACTTCTTTTCGCAATCAATGCTCCATGTCTTTGTATCAGAATCCAAAACAAGAGAACAAGTCTGAAGATATGGATCTAAAGTAAATCCATTGTCTTGAGCATAGTCCCACATAATGTAAAGACTCTCGCTCGATCCAGAAACAAACAACGTTGCCGCATAGTGAAGATTGAATGTCTTGGAAATATAAGCTGGCAATGTTTCAAGAGAAAAATTGTACCAGTTATCATCGAGAATATCTTCTATAGAAGTCTTGTAGCCGTAGATTGGCAATGATATATTTGGTTGATAATCCGAATCTATTTCATACATTCTAAAATGTACGGTTAGAAAACTATTTTGGTATTCTATTACATCTGGCAAAGTATCGTTGACAGAAATATGAAAACTATCAATCAAACAACCTTCGGTTTTCGGTATGATTGAAAGATCAAACTTCTTCTTGTCAGCTATAACCAATGGAAGAGATATCCATGTCCACTGATTTTGAGGAGTCGTAACTATCTTATCAAGAAGATTTACACCGTTGATAAGAAGAGAAAAGTTGAAAAACTCGCCCGAAGTTTTGACTCGGATAAAGAGATTATACTTTCCTGTCTTTTCTGCTGTAATAGGATACGTAATAGTCGGCCATAGGTATTCAAGTCTTTTGTATCCAACAGAAAGATAACCACTACCATAATAGTCGTCCGCAACAACATCAAATACAACGTATGGATCACCTTGTTCTAACTTGGAAAAATTGGCTGCATCAAAAGAAACAAAGCCTTCTTCTGGAACTACAAAACTTACCAAGGAACTTGGATTGCCAACGATTCTAAGAAAAACTGATGCTTTAGTTAATATCATTTAGTTACCATCCAGCCGTTGCCCAATCGGGTTTGATTTCTTTGAACAGTTCTAACAACAAATCCTTTTTCAACCCAGCGCCGCAATAATCATTGATTGTAAAGAAGTTATCCCACAGATAAGCTCTTCTTACTCCCATAGCTCGCATTCTATGAATTACCCATTTGAAGGTTTTCCATGATGTCTGATCTCTAAGGTAATACAAAGTCATCCAAGGACATATCCCGTCGTTAGGATAAGCTATTCTAAGCTCATATATAGCAAGTATAAACCTTACAGCCTGACACCAATGATAATCTCCTACTGTCCAATTTGTTTTATATGGCTCTGGAATTTGAGGATAGTTATAAGCAGCAGCAAGATTTCTGTTATCATTAAATGGATCTGTATGAGGATTAGGCCATGTCAACAGTATATATTTAATCCAATGAAAGGTTGTATTCGCATAACTATTTGTTGTATCTCCGCTTACCAAAGTCCAAATGTTTCCATCATAGAACTGTCTCCAAGTAAAGCAAGGTCCGCCTAACCCTTCTCCATACCAGTCTATTCCATGTCCTCGCAAACGATAAGGGAAAGTTCCTTGAGTCTTTGTATATACGGGATCTCCGCCTGGCAATATTGTTATTCCGCCAAGAGATGAGCCTGTTCCATACACTTGATAGGCATAATGTTTGAGATTGGGGAATGCGGAATCAAACGCCATAAAGAATGGCTCTACATAACCCTTATAAAATGCATGTGTAGTTGCAGCCCAGAATGCTTCTCGATAAGGCGTAATAAAGATAAACTGATCTACGCCTTCAAATTCCGCCATCGCCCCACCTCGACCCTGCCATCTATCCCAGCGAGGAGGAGGAACGGGCGCTCCATTTCTAAGAGTTACGGTATTACAGAAATTAGTAAAAGTCTGTGAACCATCAAATAGGTTACTATTACTAAGAGGACTAGCAAGACTCCTTGTTACCCAGCCTTGTCTATTAAAGTCAACACTATCAGGATTAGTCCAAATAACAGTTGGAACATTTGGAGTATCAGGAGCAAAATCAGAGTTTCTACCAAAATGCTCTTGTGTACTTACAATCGCTTCTAGTCTAGGAGCGTTTGGACCTGTAAGCCCTGCCAAATCAAACTGTTGACGTATAATAGGAAAATCGGTAATAAAGGTATTTCTAAAAGCGTTTATCGCATTAATTCTATAAGGAGTTACTTGGTTAGTTGCTCCTAAGAAGTTACCGTCTTGAGCGCCGCCTGCTGCTCTACCGTCAGAAGGCAACAAATCATCAGGATGATCAGCAAGAGGATAAGTATTCTTTGGATTTCCTTGGAAGCCTCCTGGCCCCTGCATAAATGGATAACAGTTGAGTGTATATCTTTCAAACGGGCAGTTTGCTTCTTCAAACTTTTGCTTTACAAACAAAACTTCATCTCGCCATGCCGTTCCTGGATCTCCAACCGCATAGCCCCAGCTATAAGTGTTTATTCTAATTTCTGGAGCAATCATCTTCGTCTTCCAAACCATATGGTTTAGATCTGGAAACTGACTATTAAATCCAACATTGTCTCCAATAACAAAAGTATGATACCATGCATTTGAAAGACCAAAGTGCATAGTTTCTAAGAAGAAACAAAACCTATCTGCTTCTAGGGCAGGCAAATTAACATCAGCATATGGAGTAAAAGCTGGTATGCTTGCAACGGTTATCGAGACAGACCTAGTTATTGTATTATCAATACCTGTTCCTGCTCCTGTCGCTGTTAGTATGTAGCCTGTAGATGTTGTTATATTTACAACCATCGAGCCGCTTGCTGCAACTGTTCCTATTCCATTATTGATGCTAACATTTACTGCATTAGAAGTTGACCACGATAACGTTACGTTTCCGCCTCCAAATCCGAGACTTGTTGGATTTGCAGTAAAACTATTGATAAGAGGCAATGGAGGAGAAACAACAACGCTTGTGCTTCGAGTAGTCGATCCTGTTACATTGCTAACGGTTAGCGTATATGTTCTAGAAGTCGTTGTATTTACAACCGTACTACTATTAACTGCTACACTACCAACTCCCTGATCTATACTTGCGCTTGTCGCATTTGTTGAAGTCCATGCCAATGTTACATTTCCACCACCAAATGCTAAAGTAGAAGGCGTTGCCGTAAAGCTCGTAGCAACAGGAAGAGGTGGTGGAGGAGAAACAGTAACGCTCGCGCTTGCAAACACCGTTCCACCTGGACCTGTCGCAGTTAGATTGAAAGTCGTACTTGTCGTTATAGCTTTAGTAGTATTGCCGTTTGTTGCTACAGAACCAACTCCGTTATCAATAGTAACAGAAGTTATGTTTGAAGTTGTCCATGTTAGAGTTACCGTTCCTCCTCCAAACGGAAGCGTCGAAGGCAAAGCAGTAAAAGAAGTAATAGACGGTATGGGCGGAGATACGGTAACTGTAACACTAGCTTGTGTCGATCCTGTTATATTTGTAACAGTTAGCGTATAAGTAGTCGTTGTTGTTACGCTGGCTGTAGTGCTTCCATTAACTGAAACACTTCCAACACTATGATCTATGCTTGCGCTAGTTGCATTGCTAGAAGTCCAGTTAAAAGTAGTAGTTCCACCGCCTGCTGCAAATGTAGAAGGAGTAGCAGTGAAACTAGAAATAGTTGGCAATGGAGGTGGAGGCGGAACAGAGTTCACTGTTACGCTTGCGCTTGCATAAACCGTTCCACCTGGCCCCGTTGCAGTTAGATTGAAAGTCGTGCTATCCGTTATGCTTATGCTTGTACTGCCATTAACAACAACAGAACCGACTCCTTGATCTATACTAACACTTGATACATTTGAGGTTGTCCATGTTAGAGTAACAGAACCTCCTCCAAATGGCAAGGTTGCTGGCAAAGCAGTAAAGCTCGTAATTGCTGGAACAGCAGGCAATACTGTAATCGTAACGGTCGCTTGCGTTGAGCCTGTTACGTTACTAACAGTTAGAGTGAATGTCTTAGTTGATGTTACAGAAACAACGGTACTTCCATTAACCGCAACTGCTCCAACGCTTTGATCCATAGTTGCGCTAGTCGCATTACTAGAAGTCCATGTTAGAGTAACAGAACCGCCAGAAGCGGATAGGGTTGTTTGAGAAGCGCTAAAAGACGTAACAGTAGGAAGAGGTGGTGGCGGAGCAACAGATACGCTTACGCTTGCATAAGCTGTTCCGCCTGGTCCTGTTGCAGAAAGATTGAACGTTGTACTTTCAGTTACATTTACAATAGCGCTACTATTTACAGAAACCGTTCCAACTCCGTTATCAATGCTAACCGTAGTAACATTTGAAGTTGACCATGTTAGAACAACAGAGCCTCCTCCATAAGCAAGGTTAGCGTTGTTTACGCCAAAACTATTGATTATAGGAGTAGGAGGGGCTGGGGGTGTTGGGATAGGAGATGGAGTTGGAGCTAGGTCATTAAAATCATGACCAACGGCTATAACTTGTCCTTTTCCGCCTGTTTTTTTGCCTTTGAACGCCATATTAGGTAACTATAAAACCTGAAGCAAGTTTTCTGACAAATGTTTCTGAGGTTATTCTAAACTGATTGTATCCAAACAGCCATATTTCATCGTCTACAATAAGAACTTTGTGAATCGTAGGAAGCTTAGAATTTGGTTGAGCTACAAAGTTCTCTCCGTATACAACGTATCGACCATCAGAAAGACCAATAACGGCCTTTGTTACGCTTGAATCAACATCATTTACTTCTAGAAGCGCAGCTTTCTGTATATCGCTAAAAACATTCAAAAGCTGCAATGAAAGATGACCAGTATAGAACGAGCCTCCGTCCTGATACAACCCCTCGTTTGTTGCAAAGAGTATATTAGAGCGATACTTCTTTATCTTATTTACGATCTTATCGTTTATTACTCCTACTCTTGTCCAAGTAAAACCATCTGTAGAATAATAAGACTGTCCATCATCGGCAACTGCGAGGATTGCGTCAGGAGAACTTATTACATTTACAGCGCTATCAATTGCAACAACTCTCTTCCATGTTGTTCCTGTTATTTTTCTTGCATAGATTCCGTCTTTTGCTCCAACAACTAGATTAGAGCCAAAAACCGAAGCGAAACTATGCAACTTATTAGGCAGTCCAAGAGCCGTATCTTTGGTTATCTTATTGGTTGGGATATCGTAAATAAATAGCTTAGCCTCATCAAGAATGTAAATCTTGTCTCCATACATCTTGAGGTCTTTTATAAGAAGAGTTCTATCTGACTGAATAGGAACACTTGAGATATTCTTTGTGATTTTATCAATAGATAGAACGCCTCCATATCCTCCAACCCAAACTTGATGAGCTTCAGGAATATGCAGAATAGCATTAGGATATGGAAGAGAAAGATTCTCATTTCCATGATCCAAGAATACGTCATAATCAATTGTAGAATTTACCTTATCATACCATGAACTATCGCAAGGTACGACAAACTTAGCCTGATAAACAGGAGCGGTTAGCTCTTGTATCCCTGGAGAGATTCTTTCTGCTGATAGTCCTGCCATAATAAGGTTGCTATCTCGAACTTGACTCAAATGAGAAGGCATACCCGAGTTTACCCATTCAAAGGTATCCTCAAGAACCCAATGCGGCATACCTACATGGTTTAGAGTTGGATTGATAATATCAAGCTCTATCTTATTATATTTGGTCAAAGCAGTTGGTATTTCTAGTGTGCCATCAATGGAATTTGCAATTGCTACTACATCATAAGTTGAGTAATCAATAGGAAATGGATCTCCTACTGAACCAGAAATAGGTGCTACGTATCGCTGAACACCAAAGCCTTCTATCGTGTCAACAAAAGAAGGTAATCCATCTTTAACGAGCTTCCCTTTTTTACTTCTCGCAATGTCAGTTACTACAACAGTACCGCCTTGAGATACATTTCCTCCTTCTCCAATTGGAAGCGTTCCTGTAGAAACCTGTATAGGATCTGGCGGGGCAATTTCAATAAGAGACGCAGCATTTTTGGTATCTATATATCTAGTTACTGGATACCAATAATTTGCAATACTCTGCATGGAAGCTTCTGCGTCTGAAATAACAACTGCGTCCCACCAAATGCATCCTTGACAGCCACTAAGATATTTATTCTTGTAAAGCAATGGAAGAATATTTGATCGAGCTTCAAAAATAGCTCTTATATGCTTTGTCCATATGAAAGGAATAACAGGCTTCCCGCATACTTGAGAAATCGAATGATCCATCCTAACAGTTAGTATGCTATAAAGCAAAACTTGTATAGGATCTGCTAATACTCGTCCTGCCTCCCAATAATATAAAGGAGAGTCCCAATCTGGGACAGGATCCCAAAGATACATACTTGGTCCTAAGAAATCTAATTCTTCCAAGAAAGGTTTCCAAGTATTTCTTTCTAGTTCTCCAAGAGATCCATTATCAAGATCAGGATTTGTTGTTCCGAAATCAAGTCCCGCAAGATCCCATGTTCCATAATTAGGAAGACCACCATACAATCCTACATGAGTTATTCCTGGTCTTTGTTCTTTGAATGTAGTTACAATCATATTCATCCAAACAGTCCATCTCTCAACCCATGTCTGTTGTAGAAAAATATCTTGTTGATCTAGTGTTTTTCCCGAAGCCCACCCTGGTTGAACTTGGTCCATAACCCAAATCCACCAATTTCTAAGCGTCTTAGGAGAAAGACCACTTCCTGATGTAGCATTAATTAAATCTCCAAACTGATAATTTCTATACATCAACAATCTAGCACCAGCGATATGATATGGCTCCCAATTGACATATATATAACCTTGATAATCGGGTTCGATATTCATGCTATTAACAAACACGCCCTCTGAAGGCCTGTTGATAAAATTGAGGTTATTTTCGATTGTTTGTTTTGCTTTTAATAACTTGTCGTCTTGCCAAAGCCATAACAAAGAATCTCCACAATTGGCTCTTGGATCTCCTGTTCCTCCCAGACCAGGTATCCAACTATTGCCAGCTACCCAATCATACAAGCCATCAAAAGCGTATACAGCTTTCATGTATCTAAGAGAAGTTGGAACATTAGAAGTATACGTGTATAGCAAATCTCTTGATTCGCAAATAGGACCAATTTGATTGTCTGGATCTCCCTCAGTGCATAATGTACCGCTAACCCCCAATGCTGCAAAAGTCAAGAACTGTTCTTTCCATTTGAGCTTATTAGGAGCAAGACATTCTTTGCGAACAAGACGACCAACAGTAACGGCAACAACCTGGTGCTCTTTTTCTATCTTTTGAACATAACTATCGTAATCGTTATCCGTATTGGCACTATTGCCATAATCAGCATACCATTGGCTTAGAGGCATGTAGACCCAAGGATCTGCTCCCATAAACAATACATCCAAGAACCAATCTCGACCGCCTTTGGAATAGTCTTTTGTAAGGAACTCGCTTCGATCTATATATGATGGAATAACATAACTGTACAACTCTGTAGAATTATGAGAATATCCAGCGATAACGTCTGACGGATATAGTTGTCTCCAACTACGGGCGTATTCTTTCGGCCAGGAATTAACTTTGGCATTTGGAAGATCAAACAAGGCTAGACCGCTACAGCTTTTCAATCCGCCCTGATCGAAGTTCTTCGAAATAGAATCTATATGCAGAGAATCTTCAATATTGAATGGCTCAGCCAAATCATTGAAATTGCCTCTATTGATTTTGTTCAAAGCATTACTAGCTGAGAAAAATACTCTTAGCTCATTGTCTTTTTCCCATTGCTTTAGTTGTCCAAGAGTATTTCGTAGCTTTATTGGGAGATTGGTAAAGAACGAAGGATTACCGCCAAGGTCTGCGTTTCCCCATCCTGCTGGATTGAAGATCATTATACCTTGATAACCATAAGCTTTCAATGACGGAACATCCGCAATTGCGTCAAGCAACTCTTTCCATCCGCTAGCATTTTCAGGATGGATATAAGATTGACCTGGCAATGGAAGCTGTCCATTAAGACTTTCTTTCTGTTGAGTTGAGAACAAGAAATAACGTCTTGGATTATCTTTTGGCGCAAAATAAGCTTTAGGAGCATTTGGTCCAGCGAGGTTTACTCCATATATTCTACCGCTTACTCTTGGCCCATGATTATAGTCGCCATAAGTATTCCAATACCAAACAAAATAAGGTTCAAAAGAACGAAGGGCTGCTATTGCTCTGTACTTTGAACTACCAAATCCAACAGCAATAGGATCATAGTTTTCAAATCTCAACCAAACAGTCCAGCTTCTTTCTTCATTAGGAGCAAAAGTGTCTTCTGCTCCTAGCCCAGTAACGTCAACATTACCTTCTAGCTTGAAAAATGCCTTATATGATGGAGCCGCATCAAAATCTCCATATATCTTAAATGGATATGGATAGTTTGTAGAAACTGACATCAAGCTAGTTCCCCAGCTAACACGCCCCGTTGCCCAGTTCTCTATTGCCAAACACGGAGCAAACCAGTTAACTCCATAAATTGCATTGGGATCTCCAAACTTATCAGTTGCAGCATTAGGAACTGTTGGATAAGAAACAGGCACCATCCTCATTCCATAGCTATCATGACAAGAATAATTTAGAACGTGTCTAAAGTTAGAATCAGCGCCCGCCTCGCTCCATTGAGGATGATACATTCCCGTTGGGATTCTTACATTAGGGGCATTTAGTATTTGATTGCTTACATTTTTAACAGTTATGTTGATATTGATGCCTCGTTTTTCTTTGAGAACAATATCAACCGTAACTCGCCAATTCGCTACGTCTAAATAGATAGGCTGACCGTTGCTGTCTACAACGATTTTTCTATCATAGTCTGTTGGATTTAACCATAGATATCTTGCTGGATTAGGATCTATGGCTGGCTGAAAAAGAGACATTCACTATCCTCCGCGAGCAAACTGCCCACTAAGTCCTTCGCCCGATTGGCTATTAGATGTATCGCCTGAATTAGAGTTAGAAGAACTGCTAGAAGCTGTTGACGAACTTGACGTAGAACTTTGACTTGTTGCTATCGAACTACCTCCTCCGATTCCTCCGCCTCCGCCAGTCTGTCCTAAATCAGAGCTTCCTCCCAATAAACTTGGAGAAAGGTTCCCGTCAGCCGTCAAGTCATTACCAAAACTTCCAACTACAGCAGTTTGAGCATTATCCGTATCCGAAACCCAAGTTTTGTAATCTCCAAATGAACCAAACTTCGTTGTATTACTTCTTTGTGTTGAACAAAGCAGTAGAACTCTAAAGTCAGGGACTTTGAAAGGTATAGTTACGGTATTGCCTTGAGAATCGGTAGTTGAAACGATTCGAGCAGACTCATATAACTGAGAAAGAAAGCGTTCTACATGATACAAAAAGGAAACTACATTGTCCTTTGTAAATCCTGTAAGTTTTGTCACCTGTCCTGACGAATCTCTTTCGACAGTTAGAAGGTTGTTTTTTGCAATATCTAGTTTAGCCTTCGCTATATCTGCGCCAGCTTTATGAGCATTTCTATCGTTGTACACTGGAAGCGTCATATCAGAAATATCTTGAACTGGTTTTTCTGTCAAGCTTATCTCATTAATTTGGATTCCGTCAACAAACAAAGCCACTGACGACAAGAAGTTAGCATCAGCCCATCCTCCATAGGTGGCGGTAAACTTTTTGTATTGGTTTGCGATAGTTACTATATCAGTAGCACCTTTTCTAGCGTCAAAGCAAACAAACTTTCTTAGCCTATCCGAACTAGTCGTAAATCTATAACCTATATATTGCTGTTCGCCATTTACATATACAGTAGGAATGGTTTGATTATCAAACTGCGATTGCAAAGCAATTTTGCCAATCTTCTCCGAAACAAACAACTTGCATTCAGTTCCTACAAACAATTTGTTATCTATGATGTTCATAGATGTTGCTGGAAGAATAGATGACTGTATTCTTAGATTTGGGAAAGCTAACTCAAAAGCGATTATCCCGTCTTCATAAATATGGCTTGAGTTTACGGAAGACATCAAACCAGCGTCTGTTGTTACGAAGATATGATCTTTCCAAATGGACAACTTACGAGAAACAGAGGCGCTTTCGAATACGCCTATACGACTAAAAGACGTATCTGACGGACCTCTTCTCCATAACATGAAATCAGTCAAAGCAAACAATGTATTATTGCTCTGAAGAAAAGCCTGAATAGGTCGTTGCTCAGTAAACTCATTACTGAATGACCAGTGAAGTCCCTCATTGTAAGTTACAAAAACGCCAAGCTCATTGCTTACAATAAGTCTATCTCGTAGAGTATCATACACCATTGCATAAGCCTCTGAGCTACGAGGTCCAAATATAGGAAGCTGTTGGAATAAGAATGATCCTTGGCCTATGTCTTTCTTTAGCTTATAAACGCCCAAATCTGTACTGCAATAAACATTGCCGTTTGAATCTTCAACGATGTCGCGAATAATCTTTGCATTTTCCGTTCCCTCGATTTCTTGCCAAATACTAAATCCGCCCGCTATCGTGCCTCGTCCAAAAAGAATACCTCGGTTTGTTCCTGCAAAATAGATATCATACTTAGAAGAATAGAAGAATTTAATAACAGGAGTTATGGTTTCAAATCTTCTATCCCAAGTTATTCCAAAATCTTCGCTTGTATATATGCCATCGCTTGTTCCAGCAACAAGCAAATTAGAATCATTAGCAGCTTGTATTATGTCATAAAAAACAACTGCGTCTCCAATCGTCTCTGTTGAAGAAACAGGAGCGAATCTATAACCATCAACATTGAGCATGCTGACTTTTACTGGCTCAAGTTTTTCTTTTTTCCTTCCGTCATGATTCAATCTTGGAATTTGCAACTTCTCAAAGACACCAACCCCTACTTGCTGAGCGCTAATATCTCCAAGTCTGTTTTTTGGAAGAATACCCTGCGTTTCTTCTATGTTATCAAACTCGACAGTAAGAACAGGTGGCGTTGTAAAAGGGAACGTTAGACTTGTATCTAGCTCAAATCCAGTAGCAGCTAATGGTTGCTCAAAAGTTACGGTTCCTTCTGTTTTATTAACTGATATCAACATACCTAGAATAGAAGCTTCTTCTCCATTCAAGAAAATGGTATAGGTTGTTGTTTCAGAAATATCTGTTTCTGTTGTATAAACTTGATTATCTGATGTTGTCCAATCAGAAACAACAAGTCTATCACTTAGATTAATTCTACGATCATCTAGATCGCTATTCCATGTATGCTTGTGAGCAGCAAGACGTATTGCTGTTTCTTCTTTGATTGGATCTTCAAGATTCTTGATATTTCTTACGTTTGTAAGATCTATTGTTGCCTCGCCATTAACTGTAGTAACTAGACCAAGATATATAGCTTGTGCAACAACCGTATTCGTTTCAGTGAATACTAAATCTGCTTCATTCCTAAATTTTCTTACTATATAATAGACCTTGCCTGTTTTTCTAAGTACAGAAAAATCATTATAGGAAGTTGTAGATGGATCAACGGTCGCTATTAATGTAAAAGAGTATTTATTACCAATAGAGCGGAATATTTGATATCCGTCAAACTGTCCGCCTGTTGGGGTCCATGATAATTCGATATTTGATCCGCTACGAACAGCAAGCAAATTCGTTGGGCCATTTAGCAAACTATTACTAGAAGACCTCAAGCTAATAAGAGGATAGTTTAGATATCTGTCGTCTCTTGGATTGAGTGATTCTTGATTGTAAATATCAACTGTTGTAACAAAATAAACGTATCCTGTTCCATTTGTTACTTCATAATCAGTGTAGCTAAAAGTTGTACTAGATACCGTTTCCAAAAGAATAAAGTCGCTAGGCTGCAAACTTACTCGATCAAGAGATCTATAGATTCGATATCCTTGAATATTACCAACAGGAGGCTCGCTCCAAGTAATAATGTTTTGTCCGTCGCCTGAATATCCAATCTGTTGCTGAGGAGCGGGTGGCTTCGGAATATCAGCCAAGATACCTATATCGAAAGCTGTTTCTTTCGGATCGCTTGTATTTCCGAACTCGTCTTGACAGCTAACTGAGAAAAGAAAAATATCGCCAGGTGCGACATAAGATCGATCAAGAATAAAACTTGTTGCCCTACCTACCTTTTCTTCATCAAATAAGATAGAATCATTTGACGCTCTTGTTCTTGTTATTGTTACAATGTTATTTGCAAAAATAGACAACGAATTAGTCCAAGTAACGGCCAAAGATCCGTCTGCTCTTTCTGTAACAGAAATCTGATCTACAGCGCTTGGACTTAGGAAGTTCTTTGTAAAATGCTTGACTCTTTTTCCAACACTTCTATTTCCTAAATCATCAATATTACGTATGGTTATGTAATAAGTCGTTCTAGAAGATATAGATTTGAAAAAAGTTTGCCCATTACTTTGATAAGGAAATACCTCTAGAGATCGAGTTGTTATTCCTGCTAGCGTTGGAATCCAATCAGAAGTCAAAACGGTTCCGTCTGGATTGTATTCCTCTAACCGTATCTCTGATGCTCCTGTGAACATAACATACTCTTCGCCCAGAGAGTCCCATGTTAGCGTCATTCCGTTAGAAGAAACACCTGTTTGCCCCTCATAATCTACAACAGTAATATCTGTTACGTCTATTGGACCTCCAATATCCTGAGGAGCGCCCAATCGAACAACTCCCACAGATTCTACCTCATAAGAACTTACAGCTTTAAGTATAATCTGATACTTTGTTCCATTCAACAAGTTTCTTATAGTCATATCAACTTTTGAACTATCAACATTAAAGATTATTGTAGAATCAAAAGGCACTCTTTCGTCGGAAACAGCAACTACATATGCTCGATAGAGAACAGCGTTTCCATATGGAGACGCATTCCAAGTAAGATGAACAGAGCCATTTGAATTGGTTATTCTAACAGAAGTTGGATCAGAGGGAGCCGCCGTATCTCTTGCTGTAGCAGCAGTCAAGCTAGAAGAAAAAACACTAACATTACCAGACAAATCATAGGCTTTTATCTTGTAGTAATAGATTGTATTTTCAGACAATCCTATATCCGTATAAGAAGATTGAGTTGACGTATCGAGAAGATCATAAGTTAGATTATCAAGACTCTTGTATATTTCATACTTATCAAAATCTATATCCGAAATTGCAGTCCATGTTATTGTTATTGAATCAGTAGAGGTAGATTGAACAGCAAGTCCAACAGGTTGCGAAGGAGGGGTAGAATCTGTATAATCAACATTCCCTATATTTGAAAAAGCACTTAGTTGACCTATAACACCTGGACGAATTCTCATCCATACATATAGGTCATTATTCATCAACAAAGACTTTTGATAATCACCAAACGTTCTTGTTATCAATCTATCAATGATACCCCAACCGCTACTAACTTGTAGGGTCAAAGGAGAGGGGATAGATAGAGTCCACCCGTCTATACGACCTGGACCAATAAGGTCGGAAATAAACGCCATATGCGTATCAATGGTACGGAATCTGCGTTCGTCAACAACGCCAAGATAAACGTCGCCAAGAATAAAGGCTTCTAGTCCGAAATGAGGGGTGCGAATTGGCATGTTATACGATTACTTTAAGACTTACGAACTCATTGTTTTCGAGTTCAAACATAATAGAGAAGTTCTTGATTACAGGAACATCGGAATATGATCCACAATATATGAGCGAAGTCAAATCATTTGCCTTGAAGCTAAACGAGTTGCTATTGTTCTCAAAAACGTCTCCATTGAAAACGTCAATTGATAGATAGTATATCTTGTTTGCTTCTATGTTAGAAATACCTGGCTGATAGTTTATGGTCAATGATTGACCTGGCGCTGCGATAGCTCCGTCAATAGGAAGAGCCGATTCGTTGGCTGTCCAGTTCGTTAGATCATTTCCGCTAAACGCTGTATATTTGAGATCTGTTCTTTCAGGATCGTTATAGAAACGTATTCTAAAGTGGAACTTATCTACTATTCCTGAAGTGTTTGTAAATTCAAAGTTTATGTTATCAACAAATGTTGTTCCGCATGATTCAATGTAGGCAAAAGAATCAGATACAAGAGTTGTTACTTCGTCGTCAATCGCTTCAATCTTTACGAAATAGTACGTGCTACACTTGAGAGGATTTATACCAACAGGAGTAAACGAGAAAGACTTGCTTTGGAATGAAGTAAAGCTAGCTCCCCCTGTTGGGAAGATATCTCCTTCATCGCTAAATCCAATATGCGATACTGAGCTTGTTGCAGAATAAACCAAGTCAGACATAGTATGATCGCTGTAGAAACTTACCTTGAAATTGAATGTCTTCGTTGAGGCTTCAGGATTTGTGTAATCCCACTCAACCGCATTGAGCAACAAAGGCGAACCATATGGTCCATACTCTCCATGAGTAAAGCCAGAGGCTTCAGACTTGGTAGGGGTTATGAATCGTATACCCACTCTTAGAGAACTGCCCGTTTGTCCGCTATCTGTAGTAAAAATACGGTTATCATCAACTATTTGATATTCAGCAAAATCCGTTGAATTATTCGTATCAATACCAAAGACAATATCCGCAGCAACTGGAAGAAGCTTCGTTGCCGTCAATATACCGCCCTTAACTCTACTTGGCAAAACAAAGTTTGTGGTAAAGAAGTGAGTTGAATCGCTAGAAATACTCTTAATGATGATGTTCTTAAGAGAAGGACTCAATCCTCTAACTCTGCTCTTCATTACAATTCTAAACTGGATAAACTGTCCAGACAAGAATGATATATCTCCAATCTCGTCCTTACCGTCGAATGAAACTGAAAACTCTTTTGTAAGTAGCTCGTCTTTTGTCGTGCCTGTTCGAACGTAAACAGTTACCGTTGTGTTATCAGGGATAATCGTTTCCCACGATATCTTATCCCATGATACTAGGTTATTGGTTCCGTTGAATATTTCGCTGAAATACTCTCCAACTTCTTCGTCCACGATAGAAGCAGAATAGAAACGATCATTACCTTCTCTAATAGAGGTAGCGTTTCCAAACTCGTCAACTTCAAGGATTCGATTTCTGTTTACAAAGTCAGATAGATCAGAAATACTGATTTGATCAAATAGGTTTGGATCAAGCTCAGTTTGAGCAGGATCTACATACAACTTTGTTTCATTACCAGCCTTATCTGTTAGCTTCAAATATACTTTCTTAACATTATCCGCTTGACCTATCTGATACATATATGAATCAGAAATAAACCAAACCGTGTTGTTTGGGCCTGGAGAAATATCTCTAACGTTTTCCTTATGAGTATACTTTGCGTTCCATACATTTTCCAATGCATAAACGGTATTGCCTATAGCAGCATACAACGTTCCTCTAACGTTCTTGAGAGCATAAACTGACGATGGTATCGTTTTGAAAGAGTGAACAAATGGAGAGTTAGGAACCTTGGATCTCTTAACCTGTCCGTTTTCTCCCATACCCGCGAAAACAAATCCTTGTCCATTAATAGTTGCTTTGTTTATGCTTAGAACATTCCTGTCTGCATTAACATCCACTATCTGCTGAGTATTGTTCTTTGGATCAAGCTTGTAAACTCTACCTTCGCTACCTGTAGCGGCATATAGCTCTCTGTTTGATTCAACAAGAGAGTAGATTGCTCCGCTAACGTTCTTGAAGACTTCTTTGGTAGTCGTTCCGTCATAGGAATAAAGAGCGCCGTATCCGCCTCCACCTCCTCCGAAGTAAAGAACGTCATCAAACTCAACAGCGCAATAGGCATGCGTATTTACAGGCAGTGTTCTCAACAAATCAAACTTGAACGTTTGATTATTCATTATCCAAATCTTTCCAGATCCGTTAGGACTGCCCGTTCCTACATAAACTCTTCCTTGAAACTGAACAATAAATTCGACCGAGGCATTAGGGTTTGCAACTCCGCCTATTACGTCTAGAGTATCAATCTTTTCCCAAACTTGAGTTATAGGATTGAACTTGTACATATTTGCAGGCTGAGCAGTTCCAGCTATCATAACTGGATCTCCTCCGACTGGCTCATACTGCAACAATCTTCTACCGATTCCGCTAGTGAACTGATATTGCTTAGTTACAGTATCAAAAATATCGCCTATGTTATGAAGCAAGAATCTTGTAAAGACCATAGGCTCAAGCGGCGTTTCTCCGTCGCTTGTGAAGTTCGTAAAATTAGAAACGAACATCTTATCTATTCCAGAAGTGTCGTCAAACACTCCATAAGGATCATCCTCTAGAGGAGTAACAGTAACCTCGAAGGTTGTTCTTTCTCTACGGTTTCCAATATGAATTTTGCCTCTTGGCGGAGTCTTGTCGAGGATGATTCTATCGAATGGAAGATCTGTTGTTTCGTCGTTTATCTGAAGAGTATTGATATCTCCACCTGTGAGAGCATAAATGCTTCCGCTTGCAGATATAAGCTTATCAATCGTTGTTGTCTTATTGCCAATAGCGATTTTTTGAGCCTTATTCTGAGCAAAGTCTCCAAGTCGCTCAATATCAAAACGAACATTGATTTTTACAATGTCTGATTCTGAAAGAGGGTAGTCAAAGCGTATAAGCTGCTTATCAGGAGAGAATCTATATCCCCTTGTAATCTTGTTTCCATTAATTGAAACTTCAAACAAAGCATTTCTTGGGATAGTTCTGTTTTCCAAACCAATCAATCGGAAAGTTCTTAGATCATCATTTCTTTCTGTAACAACAGGACTTAGAGTATAGTCTCCGCTTGAGAACTTAGTGATCTCAGTCTTCTCTGTCGTGAAACCTTCTTCAACGAAAGTTATCTGATAAAGGTTATAGTTAGATGCTACCCAAAGAATATTTGGGTCTTTCCATCTTATAGCTCTAGTATTGTTGAAGACAGGTATCAAAATATCGCCTGTTCCAACTTGATTTATAGAAGCTGGTGGCGAGTTTGCATTATCAAAATTAAGCGGAGAAACAGAAACGCCCGTCATCTTGTTTATACCAGCCGTAGTAGCAATATAACGTATGGCTGTATTTCTAATGGCTATATCATTAACCTTATTAGAGTTCAAACCATTCTTGGTGTTGAAAACGCTAACTTCTCCCGAGCCATATCGAACAAGCCCGTTGTCGGTTCCAACCCAAGCAACGTTGTTTGCGTCTACTTTTACTACGTTTGTGGTATTACTTGGAAGACCTTCATTTGTAGTTATCTTCTTGATATCCCCAGCAGGTATAGCGATAGTTCGATCAGTGTTTGAAACGATTTCTTTAGTAACGATTAGTCTATTAGAAATGGAATTTACGTCTATAATGTAAAGTCCGTCGCTAGCTGCGACAAATAGCTGGTTGTTGCTATCAAAATCTATTGACTTAGGATTAGACGGAAGGTTGCCTGTTAGCCTAAAGAAATAAGTATGATCAGAGCTTGCATACAACCCATTTGAAGTAGCCAAGTACATATTGCCTTTGTTGCCAAAAGAAATATCATAAACGGCTATGTCCTTTATGTTGTAAAGATCGGAGTCAAGCAAGTATGCTTGATTACTTTCTTTCTGATAAAAGAACAGTCCCAACTGAGTACCTAGCCAAGCGTCTCCGTTGTTATTTGATGCAACAGCAAAGACTTCCGTATTTGGCATATTAGTTGTAGCAGACGAAACAAGATTTATGTAGAATGGATCAACTGCGTCTGAAAGATAATAGCTTAGACTTCCTATGACCATTCTGCACGAAAGATTATCTGAAAAGTCTCCAAAGCGTATTTCTTTTCTGCTCAAACCACCATCGAGAGAAAGCTCTCCGTCTTCATAGGTGGTATGACTTGCAACATTATAAACTGGTTCAAAAACAAGATCATAAACAATATCTCGTATTTGAGTAAATACATCTTTGCTTAGGATTACTTGTTGTTGAGGGCTTACAACGGAGCTTTCAAACAATATATGAAGAGGACCGCTAAACTTATCCGAAATAACTGGTCTATAAGATTGTCGAGGCAATCCAAAATCAAACTCAACGTCAAAGCTAAAAGACATATTGCCTGGACGGTCTTGATTACTACTTTCCCAAACTTGTCTATGAGCGTCCCATTTCAATAGGTAGACAGACGGACTCTTAAAGCCAACATCGCTTTCTCGAACAAAATAAGGATCATATGTTGATATGATTTTTTCTTGCTCTTTTTCAAATACAACATAAATATCGCCAGTCAAACTATTCAAACCGCAACGAGCATGGCGAGAATCAAACGTACCTGTCGTTAGCTGTAGAACCTTGCTAGCAAATACCAGTCTTGAGTTTACGAATCTGCTGAATAGCTGATAGTTGAATCCAACAATGTCGTTCCATACAACAACTACTTGACCCTTAAGATCAATAATGATGTCTGAGTTATCTGCTCGATTCGAGTTGAGTCCTGAAACGTCAAAATCAATTCCGCCTTGGCCGCTAGAGTTCCATGCTTTTTGTCCACCGTCATACATTGCCATCTTTATAGACGTTGAACCGTCTTGCTTGAACGCAGTCCAAGAAACATAGACGTTCATGTTTTGAGTAGTTATAGAAGGTCGCTTTGCTCCAACTGGTTCTGAAGTTATTTGAGTATCAGAACCGCCGAATACAGCGCTCTCCCATTGACCGTTAGCCGCATTGCGACGACAGTAATAAATCTGAGGCTGATCAATTCTATAATCTTCCCAAATAACATGTGTATTATTTCTAAAGTCAATAGTTACTTTAGGATTAAAGGAATCATATAGATTAGATGTCAGCAAATAAGGCTCAGACCATCCCTCAGAATTCTTAGTGATAACAGAAATATCTGTATAATCAGAGCGAGTTGTTTCATATACAACGCAAATCTGATTAAGAGAGTTTATAGCGATATCAGGATTTGCGGCGCTAAACTCGTCAGAAACTATTAGTTCTGGTTGCGACCAGCCGTTTACTGAATCATGCTTAGAATAATAGATTTGCCGTCTATTTCTCCCTCTTCCGTCGTCATGCCAAACAGCATGAAGGTTGTTATCTGAATCAACAGCAACCGAAGGTCTGCCTGCGTTTCCTTGATTCGTTGCATCGCTTGATATTGGAGATTCAGCAATTAGATTATATGCCTTGTCTGTAGATTTCTTACCATACAATCTTACTTTGTTCTTTTTTCCAATAAGTCTATAGCTAGTCAAAGAAGTCGTATCGTAAACAAATGACTTGTTTGAACTTTCAAACATAATCTCTTGAGGCAAGAACCAAAGATTCTCTGCGCATTTACCATCGTTGACATAAAGGCCCAAGCCTTTTGGTCGGTCTGTATTCGCAGGAGTGTCGCTATCCTCAATCGTGTCAATACGGAAATCAAAATCGACTGTCCAACCTTTATCGTTATCTACTCGCTCAAACCACGGCGTTCCATTCTTTCTATGAGAATAGAACCACTTTCCAGTAGAAAGAGTTCCGTATGGATTTGGATTATATGGATCAGTAATCTCATACAAACCCTTCAACTCTTGACTTGGAAACAAACCTCTCTTAGAGACATCGTTCAATCTGTCTGCTGCTTGCGTGCCAACATTGTTAACAACGAATATATCATAAAACAAAGCGAAGAAATAGTTATCTGATTCAGTAAGCGACTGAAGTTCTTCAACAACTTGGTTTAGACTTTTGCTCTTAAGACTTGTGGAATATGCCTTAGTCTCTGTATCCTTGAGATAAATATTTAGAACATCGCTACTGGTTATTTCAATATCAAAATCATAGCTAAATATCGAATCATACAGAGATATAAAATTGATTGCTGCTACCGTTGAAGTAACAACTGCAATGTTGCTAAAATCTGATGTTTGTCTATTAGCAATGGTAGTATCAATAACAAGCCCTTCGCTTATGTAGCTTGTCGCATTGAATGGAGTTGTCTTGACCAACTCCCATAGATCGAGCTTTGGATCAAAGCCTACCGTGAACAAAGATTTGTTATCATACTTGGGTATAAAATAGTTCTCAAAAGAACTAGCGCCTTTAGTATGACCAATGTATAGGATTTTCTCGTCTGGCGAAACAGAAAGATTATTGATTTTCAACCCAAATGAATCAACATTTTCTGTTGAAGCAATAACAGGACGTTCCGTTTCTACTATCTTGAATATCTGACCGCTTTCGGAAGGATTCAGTGGATTAGCAGCGACAAGAACATTTCCTTCATGCTCTGCTATATCTGATACGCCAAGGCCTACCAAATCTACAAACTTTTCTAGTCTTATGTTTGAATATGCAGAAGACCCAGGCGGATAATCTGAATCAACATTATAGACAATTCTCTTTACGAATCCTGTAACAGTTGAATCAGCATTCGATCCTATTTCAATGAATCTATCTGTAGCGCTTTCTGTAAAGAATGTTGAACCATCAAGAATCAAAGAGTTTTCTGCAAACACTCGAATATCGCTGTTCTTTCCTACAACGATAATATTGTGAGGGACAGTCATATCTAGATCAAAGGTCTTTATATTGCTTTTGCCTAGCAACAACTGAACTTTATTAGTATAGAAGCGAATCTCCGCAAATGCGGTACCGTCAGCGATGGAGAAGCGTTGATATCCCGTTTCTCCTTGGACGCTCAGAGAAAACTCAACCGTCCAACCCTTGCTATTACTTACTTCTTTTTCCCAAAGATTTCCAGCCACTCGGAAACGACTTGTTTCAGGATTATTGAAAACATCTTGACTGTCGCTTGAGGCAACAGAAACATAGTAATCAGTTCCTCTTCTAACAACGTTGTTAGGTATAGTAAACTTGTTATCAAATGTTTCGGTAATGGTTTCAAAGCTATTGTTTGAACCTGGGGCTGTACCTACGGAAATCTTAGCGTATCGGCTGCTCTTATTAAATGGCTGAATAACGTCCCACTCAATCGTTGGATTTACGCCATTAACGCTTAGGTTTTCGGTAAGACCATCAACTCTTACATTGACGGTTCGGAAACCAGCTTCTTGTATAGTTACTGTTCTAGAAGCTATTGTATTACCAACGAATATCCCGTCGCTAGGAGTAATAGTGAAATACACTTGGTCATTAGGCTTTAGAGCAAAACGAACAAACTTCTCATTATTAGCCTGAGTTATGATTTCGTTATTGATGTACCACTTAATAAGACTTTTATCTTCAAGAAGAATAGTTCCTGTATTTGGATCATTGATAAGATAACTTGCTTCTAGAATATCATTGACATTAGGATTTAGAGGCAATACCTGCAAACTATCTGCAACAGGAGCTAGCTTGGAAATAGTAACGGCTCTTGCTGTTACGGTTGGACCAAGTTCAATTCCGTCGTCAGGAGTTGCGTCTGCATACCAAACGTCTCCGTATCTCAGATATTCTCTTGAGATTTTTTGGTAGTTATCGAACTGCGTAAAATGGACTCCATTACGGAACCACTTTATTCTAATCGAAGCTTCTTCAGAGCTTGCGCCTACATTCAATTCAAGATCTGTTGTTTCAGAGGGTTGATTAGGAGATATGCTTATTGAAGTAATAAACGGAAGTCTATTGACCATAAAGCTAAACTGAACCCATTCGCTTTCTTCGCCCGTGGTGTCTTTAGCTCGAATCTGCCCGTAATAAATCTGACCTCTTTGAATAAGTTTGTTCTTTACGCGCCAATATTGCGCTCTATCTCGGGCATAGGGCTGACGAATAACGTCTGAGATAAAAGAGGCTGTTCCCCAGTTGACAGTATTTTTAGCTATTCTTATTTCATAAGAAAGCTGCTTGATCGCAGGAGAAGTTGTATTGATATCCCATGTTATGATTGGTGAATCAAATGGAACAGTAACAGCACCGCCTGAGTCGGCGACTTTGTTATTTACTCTAACTTTTGTGATGGTAATAGCCATTTATATCCTAACCGATGCTTTATATAGTTTCAGCGAACCATTCTCTACTGTAATAGAAGAATCGGCAGAAAAGGTATTCTTTTTGATAAACTTGATTTCATCCTCGCTCGCAAAATCCCTTCTAACTTGCCACATCGTTCTGTCGCCCCTAAATACTGCGCCGTCATTTCGACCTGCATAGAAGTTTTTACCATTACTCATAACCGACGTTACGCCTAATGCGGTTGGATCGTCAAAGGCAAATGCATTGGATACAATCTCTTTATAGCTAAGGGATTGATCTATGGCATATTCTACGCCTAGGTTGATAACTCTAGCTATAACAGAAGAATCTGAGATAGCTTGATTGATTAGAACTACCTCGTCCAATAGTCCGAAGTTATTTCTAACCAAAGATCCATACCCAACGGCAGAAGAGTTGATTCTAAAAGGAACCGAAGGAGAGTTATTGAGCGATTGAGGGATACTTAATCCGTCCTCAGAAAATACTTGAACTGGACTACCATCAATGAAAATATCTAGTTTTCTGGTTGGTCCATAATAAGATATCCAAAAATGATGAGGTTTTTCGGTTGTGTATGCTTCAGTTTTTACCGTTATCTGAGTGCCGTCTGTAGCTTGTAGAAGAACTTTCAAAATGTTAAACTTGTTCTCTATAGACTCTTCATATATGCTAAAGGTTGTATCTGTTGCACCAATAAATCCAGTTGCACTTGTGTAAAGATAAGAAGACTTATCCATTAGACTCATTCTGTAGTAAACTGGAAGATTAGTTAGCGGGCTAATAGTCGGAGAAATCCAAGCTGGATGAAGCCAAAATCCAATAGAGAACTCCGCAGGATTATCAAACAACAACGGAACAGATATAGTGGATCTAGGCCTCATTCTAAGACCATTACCAAAGATGGCTTCTTCAATAAAAGGAGGCTGATCGTTAAGTATCTGCACAGCTTGACCGCTAATCTCGTCAATGATTGGCAGCCCCTCAAACTTCATAAACAACTTTACTTTAGTGTTTATAACATTTTTGACATAACTAGATAGATCTATATTTATGGATACTTGTTGCATTGTTAGACTTTACTGTATATCAAACTTAGCATGGACCTATTGTTAGAAAATTCATCATTCGTTTCTGATATTGACCGCTTTATCCAAACATAAATAGTTTCTTGTGGTTTTAGATTATTTCCACTAATTCTTGTGTTTGATACATTTATTGACACGGCTGAGGCCTCATTGCTTGCGTCATAAAATTGCAATCCAGTTGGAACTTTCGTGCCTGACTTTATTCTTTGAGCAGGAGCCGTATCAATGTAAAATTCGTTTCCCGTAGATACTGAGTTTGGAAGTCTACTATCCACAATAATAGTTCCGCTATTTGCTATATATGATTTTACGATTCTAACCTGACCCGCATTTGGACCAGAAGTAAAAACAATTGGAGAAGTTACAAAATAATCATTCGGAAATTTGTTAATCAATGACGTTACAGTGAAGGCTGTAAAACCTCCTGAAGTTACCGTATCGCTATAATAATCACTTTTTGGAAGCTCAATAGCAAGCTTCATTGAGGATAGGTTATTTCTACTAGGAAGTTTGAAAAAGACCTTCAAATCTTTCGCTATTTCTGTCAAGTTGGTATTCTTTATAGCTAGGCAGCGATATTGCTCCCCGTCTTCGCTTAGGTTTCTATCAAAGAAGTCATTCTTTGCCAACTCTCTAACCACTGAGTTTTTAGGATGATATCTAAGAGGAGTATCAAACATATTTCTTTGGGTTAGATACACGCTAAACTCTTCCCATCTATTGACCTGTACTATTTCGTCGTTGATTTGCAAAAACGGACTTTTATTCAAATCATTTACAGACAAAGAAGAACTAAAACTATCAGGATTGATATACAAGGTAGTATCATATACTGACAATGATGAAGCCAAGAGCGCCGAGCTATAGATTTCGCTTTGACTAACAAATCCGCCCAGGGATTGCAAAATATTGTTTTGCGCAGAAATAGGCTGAGGAGTTGTAAGGAAAAATCTAAGATCTCGATTCAATGTAGAGTACGTTGAGTTTACTTCAATACTTGGAACTTCAAAATACAACCACTTATTTGAACCGTCTCCAAGGGCGGTTTGATTTATCGAATCAGTTGAAATGAAGTTGCTTGAGTTTGTAGTCTCTGCAATAACATCTGCATAATTATTTAGCTTAGAAACCAAATCATTAATACTCTGCCCTATAAGCGGTATTTGGATAAAAGTAGTATCCATTCCGTTATCGCTAGTAAACACGCCAACAAAGATCTTTATACCTTCAGCAAGAATAACTCCAAACTTGGCAGAAGAAAATGGATTTGCTGAATTGATATCCTTGAAAAACTGAACGCGAAAAGCGCTCGTATCCGAAGCCGTATATGAAGGAGCTACCGTTGACGTAACAGGATAGGTTCCTTTTATTGATACTTTGTCAATTGAACTCATACTACAACCTCAGAGAAGTTTTGTCCGTCATAGACCGTCATAGTTTTACTATTGCGAAGTACAACATATAACAAGGAATTATCGGAATATAGTTTTTGAATTGGAGATGCAAACACCTTGACTATAGTAGAAGAACTTCCATCATAGCTAAACAAGTTACCGTTCTTCAATCCAAAATACAGCTTATCTCTAAATGAACACATAGAAATAACTTCTGAATCAATATCGCTGAAGCTTATTGCTTCTTCAAGAACAAATCCTGTCCAGCGATATATTAAGGCTGTTGAATCAGACGTTTGGGCAGAGATATAAAGCACTCCTCCATAAACGGCCAAAGCATTGATCTTCTCGTTGACATTGGTTATAAAGCTGTTATTTGGGCTAAACTTATAGATAGCAGGAGACTCTCCGTTTTTACCAAGCCAAACAACTGGCGGAGTAGATGGATCTAGAGCAATATCCGCAATGTCGTCATTGTTGATCTCAAACAAGACCCTAAACGTTTGTGTCTCTTGAGAAGTTCTATTTGCTCCATAGTCCTGAAATCTAACCTTTAGAGTTTTAGTACCGTCGTTCTCAGTTAGTTTCCAATATTTAACATTGGCAAATGATTCTGGCGGTCCTTCAATATCGGTGTCGTCAGACTCAATAAACTGCATTGAATGCACTCCTGTTGTTTCGTCATAGGAATACAATCTAACAGAAACATTCTCGTCTCTTGTAAATTGATCTGCGTTATTTATTTGAACATATCCGCTTGGAGCCTTAGTATCTATCAAGAAGAAGCCTTCTTGTATTATGGATAGGTTTCGAATATTTACTTCTTCAGACTTATTGCCGTCGTCGTCTGCTAGATAAATCGTAACAACATAGTCGTCCGAAGGAGGAAGCAAAGACGTATCCCAAACTAAAGGACCATTACCAACAGGCAACTTTTGAGCGACTGGGGTAAATGGAACGTTTGCCTTGTTAGAGCTAAAGTAGATGTAGTATTTTGCTCTTTGCGCGAAAGAATTTAGTACAGCGCTGTCGTCAAAGACAAACTGTATATTTGTTCCATATCGCTGATTTGGAACGGGAGATATTACGGCGGGCGTTACAGGCAAGGATTTACGAATGGCAAATGAGGCGGCAGAAATGGATAGGTCGCTACGCTCGCCTCTTGTATTTACAGCCCTAACGCCTACTCGAACGTTCTTGCTCTTTATGCTGTTTCCAACTTTCCAAAGGAAACGATTTATACCAGCAGGAACAGAAGCAATCATCTTCCAATCTGGCTCGTTGAAATAATCGTAGTTTTCCGTAAAGTATAGTTCATACCAAATAGTCAAATTATCCGTAGAAGTCGGAGACGGCTCTTGCCATGAAATCTCTATCTCTCTAGTTAGAATATCTTCGTTGCCATTCGGGAAAAGAAGGGTTGGTCGGTTGATTGCGTTTTGCGGTCCAGAAGTAAGAACTGTGGGAACTGAAGGTGGCGGTGGCGGAGTTACAATCTTCCAAGTGAAATTGAATTCAAATGAATTAGGAACTGTCCAAGTATAGTGAATGATTAATTGACTCAAGAAGCCGCACTCCAATCTATGACTATATCGCCTGTCTTATCTCCGCTACTTTCTGTTTTGAATGTTATCAAAAATGTTAATGAATTTGCTGCTGACGCTCTTAGGGTAAACGGCATAGAAGGGGTACTAGAAACAACCAAAGAGCCTGTTGCCGTAACAGAATTGACTATTATATCTGTAGCTATTCCATCATTTTGTATGGTATAACTCTTTGTATATGAATCATTAATCAATCCTACACTTACTGTACTTCCATTTTCAAGAATAGCTTCTGATGGTTTTATAGAACTGTCATTATTTCTAAGCTTTATATCATGAGCTTTAGAAACCATGTAAGATATTCTAAAAGTAAAAGGATTATGAGAGCTATCATTAGAGTTTATTGCATATGAAATTATCTTGTTGCCTTCGGTTGATGTATTTAGAACAAGTTTTAGTATTTTGGTTTCTGAAGGCGCTATGCTTATATTATTGCCAAAGGTTGATAGACCGCTAACGGTTCCGTCTCCTGAAATACTAGCTCCGCTAATAGCTAAATTGGTAGTTCCTGTATTTTTGATTGTTATATCAACAGTTGATGAAGAAGATACAACTACCGCAGGAATGGTCAAAACTTTACCATTAGTTATCGCAGAACTATTTTGCAAAACTGTTAGAATAGGAGATGCTACGGCAGTTTCTTCTATTGAATATGTTACATAAAACCTAAATCTTTCATTACCAGGATCATCTGATTGTATGCTTATTTCAGATCTAAAATTTCCAACTGTAGAAGTAGGAATGCTAAAGACTAAAACATAAGTCTGTCCAACATCTATGCTATAATTGCCTGAGCTTGTTGGATTATTTTGAAGAGTTACTGTAGTAGCAGAAATTCTTTCAAGAGTTAGTTTATTACTACCCGTATTTTCTAGACTAATATCAAAAGCGCTTGAAGTATTTCTTCTTATAGAACCCAAAGAAATGGTTCGTTCAGAAGAAATTTCATCTTTGTTATATCTTACTACCATTTGAGATTCTAAATCATTCAAATAGATAGTATATTCTACATAATAGACATATATAGAAGTATTTTTTATAAACTGATCTTCATCTTTGGCATAGAAATCGAAGTCAAACTTCATAAATCTACCGCTATCTTCTGCTTCTCGCAAAAGAGCAGTTGAAGGTCCATTATCAGAATCAAATATAAAAAGACTCTCTAAAACATAGTCTTCTTCTTCAGTTTCTAGATTATATTTTGTATTCTGAGAAAAGCTTGGAAACCACTCGGCTCCTCCCACATACAACTTAGTATCACCGATATTTGCGCTACCAAGCTTTTCTGTTCCCTTTTGAAGTTTCCAAAAAACACGAACCTCAGTTTTTGTTATAACATCAGCATCTTCAAAGGCATTTGAAAAAATCTGAGATGTTGCTGTAATTAATGAAGTTGTAAAAGAATTATCATCTGAAATCAAAGCCGTGGCATGATTAGTTGTATCTGTTGCTGCAACAAGATCTGAAAGCTTGTCAAAAACATAATTTGCTTTCTCATCTTGTTGTACAGACTGGATGTAACGAATAACACTCACTTATTGCTCCATTAATTTATAGGTTCCCACTGAACTGTGATTCCGCCCGTTCTATTTCCAAGAACAGCGGACGAAAGCTTAGCGGTAAGCTGTGATACGTTTGCTTCATTCGTTTGAAGTACAAATGGCAATGCTGGAATATTTTCTATAGTTAGATCACCTGATGCTGTTATCCCAAGAACTCTAATATTGTAAGTAATCCCATTGTTACTCAACGAAATTGTTTTTAGGATTGTTGCTTTCTTATTAAATGATCCAAGATTTACTATGTCATTTTCTGAAACTTCCATAGCATCTTCTTTAACAAGTAGATTATAGGCTGATGAGATATTATAAGAAAGCGTAAACACAAATGGAGAATTCGCTGTATCATTGGATGAAACAACAACTACAGCAGTCTTGTGACCAAGCGATGCTGAATCAAGTCGAATGACAAAAGATATCGTAGCATTTGTAACAACGTTAGCGCTTGAACTGCTTACAGGATTAGTTGTAAGCTGAGCGCCGCTACCAGAGCTAGTTACAGAAATACCATTATTAGCCACAACAAGCGTTGGGCTTCCTGTATTTCCAATACTAAATGTTACATCATTATTTACTGATTGACCAAAGTTTCCAAGATTTACAGAAGCTCCATTTGTAATAGAAGAAGCCCCGTATGTTAGCTTTATACCTGGCGATAAACTATCCGCCGCTGAAACTGTAAAGACTAAAGTAAACGAACAAAAAGAAGCATTATTAACAATAGTTACTGATATTGAATTACTTCCCAACGTTCCTGTATTTACAGTGATTGGAATATTCAAAGAAGCTCCGCCAGGCTTTGCAATTGTAAAACCAGCAGAAGCAACAGGATTTGAAGACAAATTTCCTTTTCCAGTTACTGTTATACCATTCTGATAAATATACAAAGTCGATGGAGAATCTCCATTGTTTTGAACAACGAGATTAACCGATTGTGTACTATTTTGAACGAATGTTCCTATATTTCTAGAACCGTTATTGTTGCTTATGGAATTTCCAGTATACGTTACCTGTATACCTGCTATAGCATATGTAACCGTAAACTCTACGTTATAGAGTTTAATGGTTTTCAAATCTCCGCCGTCGCCGCCATTTGATTTGTAATTAAAAGCGCAAGCAAAATCAAGATCATTTTCACCAATAGGATTTCCTGGTCCGAATAGCGTTGCATCAGGAACGTTGCTTCCTGTGTAATTAAGTGTTGTAATTTGTGGACCATCATTTGCTCTCAGCGTACCGTTATCAGTGTTAGAAGGAGAAAAGCTAAAGATACCACCGCCCTGGCTAAGCAAAGGATCTACTAGAGTTGCATGAGCTTCATCATTTCCATTTTCTTTTATAAACTCCCATCTAACTCGAATTTGGACGCTAATAATAAAAGAGTTGAAAAGAAAAGATAAATCGCCCGCTGCCCAAGCATCAAAAATATGCGTACTAAACTCATCAACGGTACTACTTGCTGACGTAGAAACCGTTTCGTTCATCTTTCTATTAAGAATTCTTTCTGGTCTATTCCATGCAGCATATGCAGGCGCAGAAGAACCCAAATAGGTGGCATAATTCCCAATATATGTTACAAGTGTAGACATCTATCTTACCTCTAGTTAGGGAGTTTTATATCCTGTATTATTGTTCAGGGGGCCGTCGCCGCCTCCTGTCCATTCAGTATTATCAAAATTCCCTGCGTTCTTTCCACCTACTCCAAATGTTCTTATTTTATAGTAATCAGGAGAACCAAAAGACCCTCTTATATCATCAGCTAGATATTTCTCTCTGAATACCGTGAAGTTATTAAAGACTGATACTTTTTGGTCCAAGTTTCTACTTTCAAGAATACTGCCAATTCTATTGCTAAGATCTGCAAACGTTACTGGCTTGCATTGACCTGGAACATCAATAACAATAACCGCAAGACCATCAATGTTTATTACGCCATCGTTGGCTTCAACCGTGAACGAACTCTTATAGATACCATCTTCTATTTTCGTCATTTGCAGGCCTATTTGATCATTTATTCCTTGCTGGTAAACGCTCATTGTTATTTTGTTAGAAATACCCATCCGTTCAACGTTTTGGAGTTTTTCTACAAGCTGTATCTTTTGCTTGTCTTTGAACTCAACTCTAGCATAGATTGTCGTTATCTTTGTTGCTTCTTCATTTATAGAAGTCAAGTTAGAATCATCTATTGGAGTCTCGGTTTTGAACTCGCTTACAACCATATAGTTTTTGAACTTAGATACTGGATTTTGGAAACCCTCATCAAAGAATAGATCAACCTTATATTCTAGGTTATTATATATAGCCATAAAGTCAAGACAGAAAGCTTCTGTCTTACCAAAGAATGTCAAAATCTCGCAACATATTCTTTTTGAACCATTGCCAGCGGATGCAACCCAAGGAGCAACAAACTTATCTCTCTCGGTGAAGTATGCTCTAAAGAAGTCTCGTTCAGGCTTTGACGCTTCTGTATCTGTTTGAGTTTGAGCAGGAAGGTCTGGACCGATAGGCAACCATTCAGTCCAATCTTCGTCATTCTCATTCTTAAGACGATACGCATACGTGCCAGGAACTCCAACAATTTCCAATTCAATGAAGCAGTCATTTATAACTGTTATTGGGGATTGAAGATCCATGTAAGTAGAGAATGCTACATACTTATTACTTATTCGTATTTTCTGATACTGCCCAGTATCTCTATCGGGGCTATCTGGCAACACAAAGAAACTCGAATCAGTAGAATCAGTAAACATGCATGGCAATATGAGATCCTTATTTGTTGCCGAAATCTTGCAACCAAAGCTGCATCTTTGAACATACAAATCACTACCATTGTGAACGATCATATTGATATTTTGGAATGGATCAATAACAACAGAAGCGTCATAAAGAACTCCAACTCCACCTTCTGCAAAGACCGTCAATCTTCGATCATACCCACCCTGTCCTGAGCATTTGAATACGTCTTCCGAAGCATCATACAATCCTACAAAATAATCAGGAGATACTGCTGGCTGTGTTGGGAGCATTCTAGTAAATCTAAAATCTTGCCAAACAATATAGAACATATCAAAACTTGTTACATTTACAATAGGGAACAAGCATTGATTATCTGTTTCGGTTATTCTGTAATCCTCAAAACCCTGACCGCTACATATCCAGTTTTGCGAATCTCTGTCCGTATTCCAGAAATCTACATTAGTTCTATTGCAAGGGCATAAGAACTCAAACTGAGACTCTACCGCAAATGTATCATTGACATAGCTCTCAATAGTTACATGATATGTAACTCCGCATACAAGAGGCTGTCTCAAAGTGCTACTATCTTCTGTTTTACTTTGGGATTCATACAACTCAAACGGCAAAACTTCTGGAATATAAGCTACGTTTACTCTTTGCCCAGAAAGAACAGTTATACCGTTGGTTGGGAATGAGCCAGGGCCAGCCTTCCATCCGAAAGTGTCAAGCTTAGTAAACGACGAGGTTATTGGCGTTGTTCTTTGAGCGTCAGCATAGAATGTTACTCTAAAATGGGCGCTCTTGGAAATCGACTGATTATTGACAAACAAACAGTTTGCGTCACAACGAGAGGATTGCTCAGTTGGACAGTAATATACAAACTGATTTTCTCCAATAGTTGTCGTATCGTCTTCAAGCAAAACTCTCATCTCGTCCACGGATGGATTTACAACCATATGAACCGTTAATGTCTTTCTGTCCGCAGAAATACTAACGGTATCAAATGCTTCAAGCCCAGCAGCGCTTGTTTCCAAATACTTAACGCCTGGGAAGCCATAGTATTTTTGACTAAGAACAAGATTAGAACCGCTTACAAATACGGCAGCAATTGGGGACGTAAATGCAACCTTAGCAGTTATAGTTCCTGACGTACCTACAGGGTCAAAGTGTAGAAGAATACTCTTTACTCTATCTCCCTTAACAACGCCAGAAAGACGAGTAAGCGGCGAAACAAATGACATTCCCGTAAACGGAGAAACATTTAGATCGCTGGCGCTTTGCTTTCGAACGCTTACAGGAGAAATATCATCAAACTCCAACATAGCTCTTACAAGAGTGCTAGCCTCAAAATGTCCTGTCTGCAAATTAAGACCGCTATAAGGTTGAACAACTTGAACATTGGTTGACTTAGATAGATCTATTGGATTTGCATTCAATTGATATTGAACAACAACATACAGAACTTTTCCAGACAAACCATCTTCATATGATGGCACATAGCTTATTGCATATGAAGCGTCTTGAGTTGCTGATAGACCATTATATGTCAACTGCTCGTCATTGACTCTCCATCCGTCTAGATTGTCTGAAGATGTTATGGCTTTATAAAGACTTGTATATTCTCGATCTTCATAGAAAAGCAAATGGAAATGGAAAGAACCTGTTGACGGAGCGATAAACTCAAACTCAACACCGCAGTTCAACTGAGAAATAGAGCTTGTGTAAGGTTCAATAGTTGGATCAAGTGTAGAGTTCCATTCATATATAAACTCGTCAACTTCGTCTTGCTTACAAGAATCCCTTAGCATGTCGTCTTGGACTTTAGAAACTGCTGAGTATATTTGGAAGTTGCCATTTCGATTATCTTGCCATGCAATAAATCTACGACCCTTAGAATCAACGCTGATAGAAGGGTTTATGCTATTGCTGTTAGCTCCTGTTATTCGTGTTTCAAAACGGAAAGGAATGTTTCTTATACGAGATCCAGCATAATAAATATCCCAATAGTTGTTTCTATTAGACTGCCAAGCGATATGAACCTTATCTATCTTGTCTATGCATAGATCAGCTTTTTTATTACTTAGAGTATTGGAGAGCGTAACAGGAATCTGAGAGAAAGTGTCGGTTGCATTGAGACTATAATTCAAATCAAACTCGTTTTGATCTATGCCCAAGTTTTCCGCTGTTGAATAAGAAGCGTATTCTGTATTCAAATCTTCGCCAACAACAATGAGAACTCTATCAATTTGAGGACCATAAGTAATGTCTCGACTATCTCCGTATTGATTTGAAGCATTCTCAAAAACAAGAGTTGTAGACGACGACGTTGCTACAAAAATGAAGTTCTGCGTCTTCCAGTTCATGCTAGAAGCAACGGTTGAAGACAATGTTGTAGAGAAAGTTTCCGATTGCGCAGCAGCGGTAACTTTTACTTTCTTTGTTACTGTAGAACCTTGAAGATAGCTATTTGGATTGTTAGAAAGATCAAATGAAACATAGTATGACTTACCAATGCTTGTTTGGAAAGTATGAGAAATACCGCCCTTGAAAACAGTAGCTCCCGAAGTTCTACCCGTCAATTCTATCCAAGCCTCACCGTCCGTTGGTCTAAAGCCCGTATAAGGAGAAGCAGTATAGTTTCCTGAGGCTTTTCTGTATATTGCTCCGTTTATTACGGTCCAATCGGTTACAGCCGCATATCCGTCAAACAACGCTGTCTCGATTGCATATGGCAAAATTGACGTATCAAAACTAGAGTTTGTAAGAATGTTACTTGTATTTTCATGAACGCACATCTGCTTAGTATTGCGATCAAAAGAAGACACATCAACATAGTTATTATTTACCCGAATAGAGTGAGGACCAATAGCTACACTATTGAATATGAGTCTTACTTTTTTGTCTTCATATAGATTACCTTGATATGGAATAGATTCATTTGTTACAAACCCATCGCCATAAGGCATACCAAGTCCTATGTCAAACTGTCCATATTGGTCGGTAAAATCAGCAAAAAACGACTGCCCTAGGACGGCTTCATTATCAACAGTAACGATTATATTACTATGGAATCGTATCTCATTCTCAAAAACTTCCTTGTCTCGCTTTAGAACTCCGTTGATTTGATCTAGCGACATCTTTGCATAGTGTACCGCAACCTTGATATTCTTGAATGCTCTAAAATCAATAAAGTCTCCGAACAATCTTGTAACAGAGAACTGCTTCTTAGCAACTTGTCCCGTGCCTTCATTTTCGCTCGTTGCCAAAACAAGAGCTAACTTGAAACGACCTGTATAGATGATATCTTCTATCTCATTAATATATCCATCACAGTTTGCTCCGACTCTTTCGCAATACTGGAAATAGGCTTCAGCATTCTTTGCTCTGAACTTTATCTTTTCTGGCATTACTGCAAGCATATAATGGCGGATATTCGCTGGGTGAGCAGCGGTAGCAGGACTGCCCATTTCTCCATGAGTATTACCGCTTATGTTGTTGTATCCTGTAACAGTAGCGCCGCCTGTAACAATGTTCACTGAAGAAGACGGTATCTTGTATGATCCCAAAATAGGAATCATGCTATCAAAATATGACGCATATTGATCAAGAGTATAGAGATTGTTGTCTCTTGAATACTTATTGTCGCCTGCTGGGGCAAACTGTCCAACCCAATCTTCAAATTCTTTCTTAATATCGTCTTCGCCCAAAACGCTAGAAGTTACTCCGTCTACTTTGAAATCAAAAGAAACTTGAAAACTAATCTGCCCAAAATGATGAGGGAATGCTTTGCCAAACTCGTCAGTTGTCAATCTATACAAAGCCATAGCGCCGTCTGTAAACGGATTTCCGTCTACAACAACCTTATTGGTAGAAGGAACTGAAACCTTGCCTGCATTTGTTATCAAACGAGTCCAAGAGCTTTGAATAGCGGTAGGTGTTGAAATACTGAGAATTGGAGTAGATAGCGTAGCTTCCGAAGATTTATCTATTGCCGAAATCAATGCTTGATTATTGATTATTCTTGAAGAAGGTCCAAGTATGCCATAGTATATTTGTGTAGCGCCGAATCTATCTGATTCCCAAACTATATGAAGATTACCAATGCTATCGCATTTAATACGAGCATTCTTGTTTTCTTTTGTACTTGTTAGTTGTTTCCAACCAGGAGTTTCTGCGGCGCTACCAACTCTGAATGAATAATAGAACAACTGATACACGCCATTAACAGGAGACTGACAAACAACATAGGCTATAGTTTCTCCTGTTGATTCTAGTGTTCTAGTTGTTATGACAGGATAAATAGCTGAAACTTCTCTTGTGAAGATATCATATATGTATGGTAAAGGACTGACCTCAACCAAATCTGTAACTGGCTGATCTGTTTCTGTGTCTACAATGACAAACTGTTGGCAATACAAGTTTGAAACTATATTTGGTCCAATATCGTTATTGAATCCGTTTGGCACTTCTATTCTAATGATATTGTTTACAGTATCTCTAGAAACAATAGTATGAGACTGATAGCCCAATCTTGGGAACAAGAACACAAGGGTATTACCTTGATCCAAGATTGCAGACGAGTCCGTAAAAATATCAAGAGTCTTGTTTATTCTAAGCTTTGCCGTAAACGTTCCGTCGCCAGACAAGACTTCTGTTCGAATAGTAAATCTAAAATCAGACTTTAGTTCAATGAACGTTCCCTGGTCAACTGCCTTAACGCCTTCAAGACTAAGGGTTTCATTATCATTGATTGTTTGAACAAAGTATTGAACAAACTCAGATATAGAACTGCTAGTTGTTTCATGCTGAACCTCAAACAACGAGCCATCCTCAAATCTGAAGGTAAGACTATATTTCTCTCCGTCTGAAATGCCCAATGGAGTTGCTGTATGATAAAAGGCTGGCGGCTTGATAACCGTACCGTCTCGAACCAAATTGCCACTGTACTTAAGGGACGTAGGGATATGAGCTACAAATATTCGACTTGAAAGAGTAGGAATTGTATAAGGATCATTGGCAAAAGTCTCTTGCGAGGCAAAAGCAACGAGGGCTGATCCATTAGGAAGAATCGTTGAAGATGTTGAGTTGAATATACGGCAGACGCTCTCTTGGTCTTCTACAGGATAGATTTTTTGAATGTCTTCGCAAAATCCAACTTGCGAGTTATAGAAGTTAGAGTCTTCGCTGTCGGTATCAAAAATCGAAAGAGGGCCAACAACCGATCCGTCTATACAAAAATCATCAAGCTTGTTAATGGTTAGGCCTTGGCCTGGTGTTGGATCAATAATAGCGCAAGCAGGAGCGCCTGGATCGTTAGTCGCCTGTAAAGCTTTCATTGATTCTGGCACGAAATGCACAAAAACCCCAGAATCATACAACTCTGTATAGTTGTCTTTAGACTTACTATAGTAGACTGGGTATTTCTGCAATGCAGAAGCAGACGCTGGACTACCGCTAAAAACATCTATAGGCCTAAAAGAGATAGATCCCTGTCCGCTAAAGTTTGCCTTGACAACGAATCTCTTATTGTTAATTACAACTTGAAGATTCGAGTTTGGATCAGTTTGTACGATTACTGTTGCTTTGTCTTCTGGACCAACAAACGGAGGATATACGGAAACCTTCTCGGTTCCGCTTGCCTTAGAGTTTTCTATCTGAAAAGAAAAAGCTGCTATATCAGATAGCTTCCATATATCACTGTCATTCTTTTCTTCTATATTTGCGTAAATAGACACAACGCTAATAGCGTCTGATTCGTATAGAGAAAGGTCAATCTTACCTTCAACCTCTTCTACATTCTGAATGAAGATCTTATCCCCAGCAAATGTTCCATTACTAGACGAGACAACTCTTATTGCTCGATTAAGAGTGGCATTCTCAAAAGATATACGATAGCTCTTGTCTCTCTTCAAGTTTGATAGCTTGAACGAAATTGATTTCGTGTTAGTGATTGAAGCGCTGAATGGTTGTAGCTTAAGTTTAATTGACACCGTAAATACTCTCCATCATCTTGTGAAAGCTATTTGCTGCGACTTTATATGTGAAGTTTTGATTGACATATTCATATGCTTTATCGGCTTTGATTTTAGCCTCGTCTTTTTTAGAAAAAACGCTTCGCATAGCATTCTGTACTGATTGAATGGTTATATGCGGCCACTTCTTATTTGCAAACTGAACTATTTGGTCCATGCTCGAATGGAGCATAAAGCCAGAAGGCTCAATCAACGTACATCTTTCTTCCGAAGCATATTCCTGGCAACCAGAAAAGTTTGTTACAATAACAGGAATCTTTATAGCCATACATTGCAGCGCTGGAAGCCCAAATCCTTCACCCAATGTAGGCATAATCAAACAATCCGTTGATTTATAAAACATAGGGAGGCTTAGATCGTCAAAAACTCTACGTTCGAATGCTATATGAGGATAGTTCTTTTTTACTCCAATATTTGTCTTAATCTTTTCTATATCTTGACTTGCAAGCTGCATTTTATCAGTTTTGATTATCAACTGAACTGGATCTGTTTCGCTAAACTCTCTAAGATAAGCCTCTATAAGCTCGGGCCACCCCTTGCGTCTTCGCCAAGTCCCTATAAATAAGAATGTATAGCGTTCAAACTTGTTCAATGGCTTTACTCGATCATTCCAAACGACTGGGTTATAGCAATGGGGAATGCGGAAAAGCGGTCGTTTAACGCCTGCATGAGCAAACACCTTATAGTTGAACTCTGAAGGACAAACAACTCCGTCAAGACGATTGAGCATATCAATCCATTTTTGAGGAGGCTCGAATGTCTCAAAAGTCGCAAAGCCAAGGGATTTTTCTGTTCTAGGAAGCCTCATCTGCATAGGCGGTATACAATGATAGATCTGAATGGCTTTATGATTGATTGGCTTTTTGACCAAAGAATCCATCTTGACATAGCTTTGCTTGCACAAGAAATTACGAGAAACCGTTCCATTCAAGGAAACTAGCCTAATATCATATTTGGATGTTTCTTCAAGCGCCGAAATCAAATCGAACGCAGCCTGACCATACCCTGTTTCATTCATGAAGGCTATGTATTCAAGCGGTATCATGTGCTTACAATAACGTGGCCGTTTAGCCTTGCTCGAACGTCGTTGACTTTACTTAGTAGTCCGCCGCCAATTTGCCAAACGATATTACCCTCATTATCGACTTTGATGACTCTTCCCGAGTTGCCAATAAACGATGTTTCAGCAATAACGACATACCCTCTACTATCCATGATAGCGTCAGAAGGATAAGAATTATCAGACGCTATATATTCAAACGTTATAGATCTATCTTTCTTGTTGAGAATAATAGTCTTTCCTCGATAGCCTTCTAGTTTTCGAACAGCTTGCTCTTCGTAGGTTTCGTCAGTGTCTCCGCCCTGAGGAGCAGGAAGAGGATCGCTTTCTTTTAGCAATCCGCTAATCATAATCTTATCTGAATCAATTTCATTTATTGCGCCAAGAGTAAAATCGGAGAAACTAAGAGCGCTATAACTGAACGCTACGCTCTCTGTATTGAAATCAATCTCAACAGTAGAAGGGAACGTTGATGGAGTATCCGTTGTGCTGTCTGTTGCTGCAATGATATTGACAACTACGGTATTGACTGTCGTTCCAACTGTTAGTCCTGTAGCGGTTTCAACATATACTGCTGTAAATAGAACTTGCCATGTTCTGATCTGACTTTCTGTTGGCGAGTTTATATGAACAGTACCCTGATTTCCTGGCAGTGGAGTATCGAACGTAATTATCTGCTGAAGCTCAGCAGGGATCGTTGTTTCCCACGTTAGCTGATAACCTTCGGTTGGAGGATCGACCGTTACTGTAAAAGTTGTACTATCTCCAACAGCAATCGTTATATTAGTGGTTGAACCTTGAGAAACAGAATCCTCAACTATGCTTGAGTTTCCAATCATCCAGTTTCCATTTGCAAGAACATTTGAATAGATTGGTCTATTGATCTCATTCATATAAATAAAGTCGCCAAGGAAGACCGCCAAACCTTTAGAACCAATCAGTCTTGCTGCGCTCGCAGGGAAACTAAATGGAGTTGGAAGGAAGCCCGCTAGCAAATCAACATTTACGTCAAAGTCTGGATTTGTTAGTTGGTCTATTTTATCGTTAGTCAATAGGATTTCAAGTATCTTGTCATTCTTTCCATTGTCTAGTATTGTGTCTTGACTACCAAGCAACAATCCTGCTGAACCTATCCATATCTTGATTTTGGTTATATCTATCTTGTCAACTTGAATCGACTGGCTGAAACAAATCGTTAGCGTACCCTTGCGAGTATTGTAAACAGCCGTAAGCGGATAGAAATAAGCAGAGTCGGTTGCGTTATGACCGCCTATGCCTCGAACAAACTCGCCAGTAGGAGTTGTTTCAATGACTCGATCATTAACAGTATCAGCAACAATGAAGTTTCTATTTTCAAGTCTATATACAGAAAATGGGTTTTTGAAACCAGGAGCAAAATCAACGTTAGCAACATTGATAGCTTGCAATGGAGAAAGAAGTTCTTTGAACAACAATCCTCTGAAGCCATAAACAGCGTCTCCTGTTGGACTATTCTCGTTTACGCCATTTTGATAAATGTAATAGAGATCTCCTACAGAGATTGGATCTTGAAGAAGTATGTTAGAAATGAACGGATTGAAGTCGTCCTTTTTCTGCTGTTCATTTATATACTCACCACGGTCCCATTCCTCAGCAGTACCAATCGTAAAGCCTGTTACCGAAGAATCAACTATGATTTGTAGTTCCAAACTCTTAAGCGTTGGAGTTTTATCTCTTGTAGTATTTGAGGTTAGAATAACATCAATCTCAGCGTCCGTGCCTTGCATAGCGAAGACATCGCCAGATCGTAGATTAGGAGTAAAGATCGCTCTTGTCAATAAAGCAGAAGAGTTGGCGACTCGTATTCTTATTCTAACATCGCAACCATCAGGTATAATAGATTCGTAGTTAATCGAGTTGAACGTAACTGGAACGCTGCTGGAATATCTGAAACGAATATATCCGCTTGGTGGGAATAGATTCTGATTTCTTACAAAGATGTTGTCAACCCAGAAAACTTGCTTTGTTATCGAGTCGTCTGTATAGAAAACGATCTTTCGAACATCGTTTTTTGTTTCTTTAGATATATCAAAGACTCGTCTTTCAAAGCTGTTCAAAAGAGGATCTACGTTGTCTGTTATCTCATCTTGTCCAAGAACAAGGTATGATTGGGATTTCGTTGCCGTATCCCCTTCTCCATTGATGAAGTACATATAAACAGCGCCGTGAGAGATCGCTATACTCTTTACGTCAAGGATAAGCTCGTCATAAATACTCCAATCCTTGTTTTGGGTTAGAGTTCTGGTATAAAGAAGTCTGTACTCTCGATTCGTGTCAAACCTTCCGCTGTAAAAACCTTCAGTCCTAAAGCTGGCAACGTCTTCAGAAGTAACCGCAACGTCGTCTGTAACAACTTGAACTTCAGTTGAGAAGCCAGGAATAGGGACTCCTGCTCTTGGAACTTGCTCAAAGTCTTCAATCTCAGTAGAACTGCCGCCGCCTCTAGTGAGAGTAACTGTATTAAGAGCAATGCTTACGTTACTTCTATCATATGCTGAAAAGAATGCGGAATTGGTTTTCCAAAGAATAGAAGAAATAGAACCTTGCTTTACGGGTTTGCCTGAAATACAATTTGTAACAAGGTCTATGGCGGCTGTAGAAGCGTCCAAGTCCATTATGGTATTTGGAGTAATACCAGGATAGCATACAAGCAAGTTTGGGAAATCGACAAGATCGCTGAGGTTTAGATTTAGCTTATCAGCAACATAATACTGAGCAGTTATCAACTTCATAACATCTACGGAAGTTACTTCGCCTAGTAGTTGTCTATTTCCAGATGTTATTAACCTAGTAAATGAATCAAGAGCAGCATGAGGGAGTAGCCCCGTGTTTGCCAAATCGCCATGCTCAAGCTGAGGTATTCTTTCTGGATTGAGTCTACCGCTTGTGATTTTTGCAGTATCAATATCTTCAAGACGAGCGCCAGGAAGCTGATTTCTGGTTTCTGTTTGAAGATCAATCTTAGATGGACTTCCTCTATGCTTATGATTAGCGACTTCTTGCTTAATCAGTTCTAGGAAACCGATTTCTTGACGAACCGAAGTATCAATACTCGTTACAGAAGCCTCTCCAACTGTAACGTTTGCCAAAAGAACTGCATTACCGCTAGGTATGGTTCGACTCCAAGCAAATAGAACGTCTCTCGTTCGGACTGTTCCGCTTGTCAATATGGCATAAACTCCAACTGTTTCGTTAGGAGGAAGATCCTCAACTTGACTAGTTGTTGAAGTTTGAACTGCAAGAGAATTGATGATACCAATACCAGGACTTACATTTAGAGAAATTGTGTTTTGACCAAAATCGTCTCGTAAAGATAGATCCCATCCGCTTATGGCTCCATTACCAAAGATAGCGTACAAGCCATATAGCTGTTTATCAATGACGAGAAATCTATCAATCTCTCGCTGAACATTGATACCGTCGCCTAGCTCGTCGCCAAAGGTAAAGTAACTCAATCCGTAAAATGGGGTTAGTCCAGCCATTTATTATCCTACTTTTCCGCCTCTTGTTACGCCAACGACCAATACGCCTTCCGAAGCGCTATTCTTAGAAAGCTGATACATACCCATGCTTCTATAGCCTTGTCGGTTATTTCTAATCGCCAAGAATGATTCGTTTGCGCTACGACTTTTATCAATCTCTTTTCTAACATTATTCCACAAACTAGAAGCTGCGTTCTTTGACATCTTATCCTCCTACGTTATTTCCTGATATAGAACCATCAAGACCCATTCCAACCTCATTAGTAGAACCCCAATCAACATTCTGTCTTGGATAGAGCCATAGGCACTCAAAGTCTTGGAACCAAGTACCGTTCTCCGCGTTTACTTCGCTCTTTATAGAACTTACAATCAAAGGCTGCTTTTCCCTTGAACCAAGAGGCTGAAAAGTTATAACATCCAAAGCCTTGATATTGTTTCTACCAATTGCTCTAAATGTTACCCTTAGCGGCGGAATAAACATTCTTGTATAGTTTTTGACCATCCACTTAACGTTTGCTTCGCTACCAAAGATACCATCCATCTGCAAGAATGGCTTTCTATAACCCAAGAAGCCTGGAGAATCAGGATCATGCAAAGAAGCGTAGTTGACATGCCCTGCAATCAAGATTTCTCCATTAGGAGACGTTGATATAACTTTAATCTCGTTTACAACATCAGAGACGATTCTCTCAACTTTATAATCTCCAACGATCTGTCTATTTAGCTGCATACCGTCTGAATTCAAAGCGCCCTTTGGAGTTGCGAAGAAGTCAGCCTTGCTTAGCTCTCCCCAATCCTGAACGTCCCAATTAGTTTCTGAACCCTGTTGTCCGCCAAAGAGTTCTTGATCGTATGGCAATGCAGTGAAATTGAAAACTCCAAATCTGTCAAAGTAAGCTACCTTATTAGCAAGCAAGGCTATCTTTTCAATAGCATCCCAATATGGTTGACCGTCAGTAAATCGTAAGAATGGAGACTGAAGAATATCATAAGAGCCTGGCAATGCAAACTCTCTAGTTATTAACTTCTCTCCATTAAAGAACAGCGTATACCATTCGTCTTTGGGATCAGAGTCTGCAAGAATCCTTACAAGAGAACCTGGCTCAAATGTTGATTGATTATCCTCTCCGTCTCTCAATCCTGAAAGCTGAAGTATTTCTCGTATAGCATTAACATCTCTCATTCTATCAAAGTAAGGAGAGTTAAAGAACATTTGATCTTTCAGAATCTTTGAATAGTCGCATAGCTTGCATTCAAGTATTTTCTTATTCGTTTCAGTTGCAATAACTCCACCAGCACAGAATCCAGTGAAAATGATCTTATCCTGTTCGTCTATAGGACGAGGCATAATACCATCTTCCCACCACATGCTTATCTGAAGATAGAATGCTCTACCGTTTAGCTGAGACAAATAGTTTGATTGGTTATTAGGGAACTTCATTCCTTGACTGATAAGGAACGAAATAGAACCTTGATGTTCAAGCTTTTGAAAATCTGTTTCTGACCATTCATCGCTAAATGTAAGAACATGCTGGCTTACGTCTATAGGACTCTTGTTGAAAACGCATCCTTTCGGCGGAACATATAAACGTAGATTGTAAACGATTGGAGTAACGCAACCCTGCAAAGCCCACGGTTCTCCTCCGTCAATAGCGTAGAACAAATACCCGCCAGGCACAACAGATATAGAAGCCTGCATAAGCTTACTTGTATTTGCTACAGAGCCTGCGCTTGTCGTACATTCTGATGCATTGACAATCAAAGCAGACGGTTGTATTCCATTTTTGCGAGCTTCTTGACTATCAACCATATCAGGAGCTTTACCATACTTGAAAACCCATTCTGGTTGAACTTCTGTAGCCAATATCTGAACTGGCTTTGCTGCCGTTCTTTCAAAGGAACCGCTAGAAGATATACCAACAGGAGTTCCTCTTCCGTCGTCAACTGCAATTTCAATATACTCGCCAGCTTCATTCGTGTAGTGCCATTTCTTCGTTTGATTGATAGACACTTCTGGATTCTGGCTAATAGCCTTATCTCTCCATAGAAACTGAACCTCGTCAACGTTAACAGGACCGCCAATAGAAAAAGGCTGAGGCATTGTGTAGTTGTCGATTCGATCATAAAGCTGAGGAACAAACGAGAAAGCAGTCTTTATGTTACCGCCCATGATTGCTATTTGCGCTTCAGGAATCTGCATTCTGATAACGTTATAAGCAACTTGGCTTTCTGTTACAGGTTGTCCTGAAGGCGTAGAGTTTGGGTCTAGATCTTTGCGACTTACAACCCAAGGATTATCCTCGTGTCCAGAAAAAGTAACAATCATGTTTCCGCCATGCTGACGGATAGATACCCTAAGCTTGTCTTGCTTGAGCAAAGTCAACGAACTTGCTCCGTCATAAGTTCCAAGCTTACGAAGAACAAGATCTTCAGGGTTTTCTACAACAAGAAACTCTCCCAATCGTCCATTATCCGTACTAGCGCCTGGTTTCGCTTGGTCTGTAGATTCTGCGCAATCTCTTGGAGACGAGGCATCTCTAGATGGAGCAGGCGGAGGGTTAGAATTAGATCCAGTAAAGCTTAGCGTACATCTTAGATAAGGAGTCTTGCCTATATGACAAAATATAGGGAATGAGTTTTCGGCAATGATTATGAGATAATGATGATCAGGGTCGTCTTTACCTATTTCGATCATGTAATAAATCTGACGGCTAAAATCGAAAACCTTACGAGTATCTTCGATAATCTGCTGTTTCTTATCAAAATCTATGAAGCCTTCATTATTCAGAGAACCGCACAACAGTTGTTGATTAAAGGTATATACGTCAAGATATTTGAACCTATCGAGCATTCTAAACTTAGCCGTAGAACTAACGCTAGAGACTCCCTCAGTAGCTGTTTTTCTAAACTCAATAACAAAATCTTCGCCTTGGAATAGTGGCGTTCTTTTAACAACTCTCCAATGAAGTCCTGGGTTAATATTTCGGTATGTGTTTTCGCTTCCAGAAACTTTGAATACGTCTTCAATGTTGTTATCTTTCATAACCTGCACAGGATCATCAGAACTGGCTATTCCTGTAACAGAAGGCATATGAACAGATGTTAGTTTAGTTTCATTAGTAGTTAAAACGCTACTACCATTGGTACCTACAGGGTTGCTAACTTTCTGGGTTATGTATTCCCATCCTGTACAGAAATACTCTCTAACGGCTCTCGCTGTATTATTTATGCCTCTACTTACAAGGGATGAACCATATTCAGAAGGCAAAACATTGTCTGTACAATACAAGCTTCCGTCCGCCAGCCACGTTTGATGCGAAGCCATAGCTGAACTGCTTACAGCCGAGTTTCCTTCCAAGACAAGTTCATTTGCAGTAAGAGCGTCTTCAAGACCCAAGAACTCAAGATTAGGCAATGACGGTATGTTTTTAAAATACGGACTATTTATATTTTCTTTTTCGCCAGGCTGGAATTGGTATTCTCCTCGCTTGAGGAAGCAAAGAAAATTATGTAGATAGAAGTTAGGACGAGGACGCAAAAACCCACCGTCAACACCAGCAATAGAAACAATCTTGTCTCTCAGTTTTTGAGGCGCATACGTAAGAGTTTCAGGAGAAAAGATGAAGGTCTGATCTTGTCTGATTCTTTCGTATAAAGGACAGTTAGGCCAAAGAATACACTTAAACTTAAGCTTGCCTGGCCACCCAGGAGAAGCAAAAGCTGGTACTTTACATCCGTCAGACATTATTACACCTTGCTATAACCTATATCAAGAATAGGTACTGTTTGATAAGAGAATGCTCTAAAAGTTCCTTGCGCGTCTTTGTAGAAAAATCTCGGAATACCGCTAGCTGTTACATATCCCAAACATGGAACTTGCGATATAGATAAAGCCTCTCCAAAGAAATCTACGTCGTCATATGGAAACGCAATAGGCGTTTCTTTATTAGTAATGGCAGTTTTTGCTTCTGTTGTTAGAGAACCAATAACAAACATAGGCTTAGAAGATTTTGAATCTGGCCCCAAGACTTCTCTAATTTTCTTATCATTACCAATAGAATTACCTGCCTCAAATCGTCTCAGGAAAAGCATGCCGTCTACTTGATATGTCAAATAGCTATTATTTGTTTTATGGTCAAAAGTTATGCCAAGAGTATTTATAGACTTTAGCTCTTGCACATTACTATTCTTATGAATAAGCATACCATCCTTTATTACGTCAAACCAAGAAGTTCCTTCGTTTCCGCTAGCTCTACAATACAGTTTTCCATTAGCTGTAAACATGACCTTAAGCAAACCTGCAACATCTTTGTAAACAGCAAAATCAATCGCAGGAAAACCCTCGCTATAGTTGGCAAGATCTCCTGAAACCAAGAAGCGATAGTCGCTACGTTGCTTAGCAATAAGATTCTTAGTTATAGCTAATTGTTTGGTTAGATAATCTCCGTCCAGATTTCCAATAACAATGCTACTTGGCGATTCTCTTATTCGCTGTCCTGCCACAGAAAAATGATACAATCCATAACCTAGGCTTGTTGATTCATTCAATGCCAAAGGTCGCTTGTATCCAAGAAAAGCATCTTCATATTTTAGCAGATGAGTATTGATAACTTTGTGCATCAAAGTATCATTAAGAACATAGAACAAATGAACTTTACCCGAGCGATAGTCTGTTACCGCATAAGGAGAACTAACCGTTTCTCCTGCTACCGTTCTAACTATTGCCTTATGATTAAACCATGTAATGCCATAATCTTGTGAATACAAACAAGAAATTTCTATGGCTGTACTATCTTGCAATCCAGGCAAAGCTCCCGAATCTAAAGGTCCAACTAAATGAGAACCATCAGCATTGAATCCATTCTTGCTCGTATCTCCATTGGCTCCGTCTTGATCTTCATAAAAGATAAGCCAGTTACCAGAAGGATCAAAACACGTTGAAACAATGGAAGATTGAAACTTGTACTTGTCATAATCTACTTCGTCAAGATACTCTATTTCTACAGATGTTATAGTTATTAGCTTCATTATGTTTCCGTCCATAAAAAAGCCTTCGCTAGAAACATATCTTGTATCAACAGACACCTTTCGCTCTTTAGTAGAGAACAATCCTTGATATGGTAGAGCAACATTGTCTATAACAGTTTTGGTACTAGAAAACACAATAGAAAGCAAACGGTCCTTTTCGTTCAAAAACTCTCTGCTGTTTGGAACATATGTGAAATCTATCTTGCGTATTTTCTTAGCAGACGAGCTTGAGACGTTTACTCTGCCTGTTTCTTCATTTACCGTAAACTGCAACTTTTCTCTTTTTACTGTAGTTTTTGGGATCTTGTTCATTACAAGTAGGGCGTTTTCTGTTGTTATTTCTATTCCGCGAGAATAGCCAGGTTGGTCCCCTAGAATATTATCAAAGCCTACGTATTTGATTTTATTCTCGGTCAAAGTACCGTCTACAGCAGGCAATGAATGACTTGCTGTTGTTGCGTCATAGCTTAGATTTTCAAGTTCTTGATTTACTATAGCGTCTTCAAACACTCTATAGTTTGTCGTTCCCGTCGTAGCGTCTGGGCTGACTATATATCCAAAGTAATTGAATGGGTTTGTCGTAACCGCATAGTTATCCTGAAATGCTGGTTTTGTTCCAACCCAAATACCGCCGTCTGGTCTTAGCGGAAACTGAGGACTGAATCTTTCAACATAAATTCTTGACTTCTTAGTAAGCTGTTGGAAGAACGTCGGAGTTCTTAGAATCATATCCGCATTGATTGTTCCCTTAGTACAGAAGCCAAAGTCATAGGTAAAAGTAACGTTACAGCTAAATAGATGAGCAGGCCCCTGCATTGGAACCGTATCAAACTTTGCGCTTGTCAAATCAAAACGATCTCTATCGAGAGAGCCATTCAATAAGAAATCAAGATTTGGAGCGCCTACTCCGCTTGTTGGATCGCTCTCGTTAAAAATTTTGCATTTGGCTATAGCTTTAGCAAATCTTCTTTCATATCCATACTTCTCATTATCATAGCAAACCATATTGACATGATCGCTAATGTCAAACAAAAAATCGTCAAAGAAGAAACTATTTGCCTGAGCAACATTCAGTATACCGTTGTCGTCAAAGACTCCATTGGCTTGACCAACAGGGTCCGCTTGCAAGTCTAACAGCAACTGGTCGAACCAAGCTTGATCCTTGATTTGAGATCTTGGAACTATAACCTGAGCCGTTCCAACGCCGACTAGCTCAACCTTACAAATACCTCTTGAATCAGCAAAATAACAACCTTTGATAAAAGGTATTCGATTGGCTCGCTCTTGCTTAGTTTCTATAAGCCGTTGACTTTCAATCTCTTCCAAAAGAAAGGTTGCTTGAAGCTCGGCAACTCTTGTTGCTTTTTGCGCAGCATTCAGAGAGCTATCCGATTGCGTATCATTGATAAGCTTTTGAATTGCTGCGTCCGTATCTAGGTCAGCTATAATAGCTCTTTGAGCTTCGTTCTTGCGAACTTTGAACTTATGCTTCTTGAAGTTCCAGCCCTTGACCAAATCAAGAGGAGGCAACTGATATGCGTCTTGCGAAGGGAACAAGAAGAAGTTTGTTATGTTCTCGCTTGCATGACGAAACATTGGATTTGTTGCCGCAACATATGAAACATACACCTTGTCTCCTGCTTTGAGAAGAGTAGGGGTTGGAGGAGTAGAACCGTCAGTAGGAGGCGTTGTTTTTTCGCTTAGAACAAAGCTTATGGTTTTGTCTGTTAGATCGTCGGTGCTGCCGTTCCAAAAACAGTTTCCCTTATCTCTATCAAACTCGTTATCTGCTCGATACTTATTCTTACGAGGATCTCTTACGATCTTCTCAAAAAGATTACCAGCGTCAGAGTAGCTAAAGTTTTTGAATGTCGCTTGAATCTGTCCGTCTGCGCTATGCGCCCATCCTCGAATGGCTCTATGCGAGTTGCCTAGGTTTTCCAACTCATTCAACTCTTGTATATTGAGCAATACCCGCATATCGCTATCTGTAAGTTTATCTGGATCAACTCTTCGACCCAACCTCTGCTCTATTTCGTCTGGCGGTATAGCCTTGGCTTGGTCTATCTGCGCTTGAGAAAGAGGGGTAGTAGGCGTAACAAACTCAATTGGAGCCTTCGTGACTCCCAAAACAGCTATAACATAATCTGGAAGAGTTATTGTCTTTGTCTTTATATTATCTGCGGTAAGAACGATTTCTCTATTAAGACGAGACTCGGAATCGCAGACATGGAAAACAAACTTTGATATTGTTCGCTCTGCGTCTCCCGTAAGAGAACAAGCCAAAGCGCTTCCAATAACAGCGCCTGCTCCTCCTCCAAGAAAGCCAAGGGCAGCAAAAGCTCCTTGCCCTGCGTCTCCCAAGTTCGTGCCTGTTATTCTAGTTCTTACTCCAAACCAAAACTCAGCATACAAACGATCTGCGGGAAGAAGCTTTATCTTTTCGCGCTCAGTAATTTGGCCTGTCTGAGAGGCGGGCGCATGTCTTGCCGTAACGCCGACTTCGGGTATAAATCCATTGGGTATTAGATCTATATTGTCGTAGGCAAGAACGCTGCTTGGAAGTAAATTACCTAAGCATATATTAGCCATTTTATCGTCCTGAGTTTATTTCTTTGATAGCTGCGGCCTTTGCTTCTTTTGCTGCTGCAACAAGAGCGTCGGTAAGGGACTTCTTTATCTCGTCTATTTGAGACTTATCAAACATAAAACTCTGAGTCGAACTGCGGCTAGCTTCCTTTTGCTTTTCGCCAGCCTTAGCAAAGCCTTCAGTAATGGCAGTTGTTATTTCTGCCGTTCCTTGAGGTCCAACATTGATAGTAGCAGCGGCTGGTGACATTTGAGAACCAACCGTTGTTTGATAGTTCATTACACCCTTAGCCATATCCTGTATAGTATTGCCAGGAGCCATTCCATACTTGCTTAGTACGTTCTTCTCATATCCGCCTGCTGCGCCTTCTCTAAAACCGCCAGGCGACCATTGAGCCGACTCGCTTCGACCGCCTAGAATACCGCCGCCTCGAAGAGTTGCTAGTCTATCAGGAGCCGCAAACTGAAGATTACCAAGTCTCTTATTTTGGTCTATAACGATTCTTGTAAATACGCCAGCGCCCGTCGTCATAGCAGAGATAGCGCTAATCCATCCTTCTCTCATAGACTTGCTGATTTCGGCTTGCTTCTGCATTAGCTGAGTTCTCTTTACGTCCAAATCTAGAAGCTTGTTTCCGTACTGTCTTTCTTCCGCTCTTGCTTGTCGGGCCTCTTCTTCGCTCTTGGCAAACTTCTCTTTTTGCTGCGCGTCTCTAAGAGCCTGCTGGAACAAAGAAGCTTGCTCATTGAGCAAACCTATCTCTTGACCAATCTGATCCATTAGCTGCTTGCGAGCGCCAACTTGAGCCTTCAAACCCATACCTGCGCTATCAACCAAAGATATCTGAGCTTCAAGAGCCGAGTTTATCTTCTCTTGCGTTTCAATCTGAGGCTTATTCGTTTCGGCGACTTCGATATTTATATCAGCAAGCTTCTTATACTTTTCGGTTTGACTCGTCGTAAGCTGGTCGATCTTTGCAGCCGTATAATCAGCGCTATAGCCAACCTTACTAAAGTAGTCATTCATGATCTTACTATACTTCTCACCAGCAGAAGTGTCGTCTGGACTAAGAGAAGCCAAAGCGTCCTCTCTTACTTTTTCCGCGGCTGCTCTTTCGCCTGCTGAGATATTCTTTCCAGAACCAAACTTGCTTTCGCCCTCTTCTTGTAATGCTCTTGTTCTCTGAATGATCTGAGCATTTATAGACATTTCAGATTCTAGTCTAGCCTTTGCCTTAGAAGCTTCGTCTTGAACGCCGATAGCGCTACCGCCAGACGCACCAATAAGATTAGCTCTTGCCTTAAGCAGTTCGTTAGATGTTCTAGTAAGAGTCGAAGCTATTTCCAACTGTTGATTATAGCTCTTCATTTCTTGATTTACTCGGATCAAGAAATCGGCCATATCTTTTGTAGTCTTTGTTTCTTGCTCTTGCTTTTTTACTTGTTCAGTTATAGCAGTTGTTACTTGATCTTCATAAGCTTTGTTTCTTTTCAGAGTCTCGCCAAACTCTGAGCTTTGATGATATTGCTCAGTAAGAACAACAAGCTTTTGCTTCTCGGTTTCAAGAGTTTTGGAACTTACCCACCAATGGTCAGCGTCTGCTACTTTTTGAGACTGTTTGGCGAGTTCAAATTTAATACCATTTCCGTCTACTCTATTAACGGCGCTACGCTGGCGGCTTTCTTCCATCAAGTTTCCGCCAACATTCTTACCAATATCCCATTCTCTCTTGAATACTTCAGGAATACTAGAAGCTAAGTTCAAAGCTCCGCCAGCAATTGCGCCAGGCACACCGCCAACAGCAGCGCCCGCTCCTATTTGTGTTCCAGTTCTTCCTAGCTCATTAGCAACTCCGCCAAAATAACTATCATCAGAATAACCTTCATGTCTTGCGCCAGCAAAGTTATCATATAAAGAGCCTGCACCCCAAGCAGCCAACCCGCCCGCGCCTGCTCGAAGGCCAGTGCCTGCCATTTGACCAAAACCAGCGTATTTTCCGCCAGCCGAAACAGCTTGACCTACCGCTGATTGAGTTTGCCAAAGTTTCTTAAGTTCAGCAAGACGAGTACCCATCGCAAGAGCCGTAGACAAGCCGCCTGATATAAGGCCTACTCCTGCTGATACTACCATGAATCCTGCGCCAATGGCAGTAACAAGAGCGCTATGCTTTTCTAGATAATCACCTATTTGAACTAGATATGGAGCTAGCTTATTGCCAACTTCCATATTTATGTTTTCCCATTCGTTACGGATTTTACGAACAGCAAGATTTTCCGAGTTCATCGCGTCCAAACGATCTGAGGACTCTTTATCTTTTGGTCGTCCATTGACAAAGACTTGAAGGGCTTTGATCTGCTGATCGCTTAGCTTGCCAGCAAGAGCCATATCAAGAGCAAAGGACTTGATATCCTTATTACGCTCTGCAATAACGTCTGTATCAAAGTTATTGAGTAGTTTTTCAAAGAGAGGGTTTGCCGAAGCAATACCTTGCAACTCTCCAACAAAGGAAGCCATAGCCTCAACATTGTTGCCTGTTACATCTCTAACTGAACTCAATATACCAGCCATCTTTTGGGGGCCAGTAAAAGAAAAGCCTTTCTCAAAAGCAGCAGCTAGCTGAATAGTCTGTTCGTATGTTCCCTTATAACTTGAACGAAGTTTTGTTATGAGGCCTTCATAGTTTTGAACAGTATAACCAAACTTCTGCATCTGGTTATAAGTTGTGGTAATAGCCTGGTTGTATTTGTAATGAATGGAAACAGCATTTCCAATACTCAAACCTTCTGCGCCGAAGACCGCTCCTACCTTACCTACAACCTGTCCCATCTGTCCAAGAGCAGAGTTGACCGTTGTAATGGTCGCCTGCCACTTGCCCATTTTCTGGTCAGTGTCTTTTACAGAATCTCCAACGTTCTTTATCGCCGTTTTTGCTTGATCTGCATTGATAACGCCGACTTGGACGAGAAGATCGAGTACGTACTTGAATTGGTCTTTTGATACGCCTTCAGCCATGTATTTACCTTATAGGGGTTCCTTTCTAAATTACGCCAAAAAATAAGGCCACCCTTTATCAGAGGGCGGCCTTTTCAGATTTACCTGAAATGTCAGCTTACTTCTTGATGGGTCCGCCTCTCATCTCTTCGATTGTGTAAACATGCATACCTTGAGAACGACACCAATTATCATAATCGTCAATTTTCTGCTGTTCGGTCTTGAAGTAGACGCTACCAGGAGCATGGTGCCATGCATCAACGCTTTTGACGGTTGAGAAAACCGAAGTCATCAGCAAGAAAACGATAAAACATCCAAATCCCTTGACAAACACTCTGGGGAGGCCAATCAACGAAAGAACATTGATGGCAAACCAGATAATGCCAAGACCAAGAGAATAGAAGCCGAAACAGAACAACCCCTCAACAAATCCCATTACGGCGCTTCCGTAAATAAGAGCTATTCCAGCCGTAATCAGCGACATACCCCAGAAAGCCATGTCGAGCATGATGTCAGCGAAAACGTAGGTAGAAGCCGCCTTTCGGACAGGCATTGGCATGGACGAGCTTCGCATAATGGATTCGGCAAGCATTGGTTGACTCCTTTGATGGAAGGCTTGGCAAAGTCTAGCTCAAAAAACGGCCAAGTCCTACATCCCACGGAATCAAACCCAAAGACTAGTCTCGCTCCGCTCGGAAAACCCTAACGGACGGCAAATCCAGTCGTTATGCGCTTTGAGATACAAGCTGTGCTTCCAGATCTCGGGCGATAATCTGAGCTACAACCGTTTCCAGCAAAGCCACATTTTCAGAATTGGCAGGCACGATAGCTCCGTCCTGGTCTTTGAAATCCCATCTCTTCAACAATTTGGTAAACCTGTTGAAAGTCAAAGCACTTGAAACGATTCGCATTTTACCTGACTGATCAAACTCTACCGCAGAATCCAAAAGTTCAGAGTTTTCTTTGTAGCCAGGCACTTTGAACACTACCTCATTTTTTGAAACCAGCGTAGAATCGACTTCTTTTGGTTGCATTTCTGGCAGGTTCTTTGTCCAAGCAGAGATCTTTCCGCTAGGGTCTTGGTAGGTAAATATCGTGACAACTATTTCTGCATTCTTATTTACAAAAACATTCATACCATGCTCCTAATCATTCCTGCGCCCGCAAATACTTCCATTTGTTTCATATTTATCTTATTCTTAGTCATGCATATCAAAATATGTTCAGTAAACTTTTTGATAGGGAGTTGCTTTACATATTCAACTGAGCATTTGTATTCTGACATTAAGATATGCTCGTATATTGACTCATGAAAACCTTCTGTTGATTCATATTTGCCAGTAAAATATTTTACGGCATCGTCAATGATTTTTTTTTATCATCATCCTCAAGTCTGAGGCAGTTATCATACTTATCCAATAGAGCATTAGCTATTACGGTTGGCAATGATCCTATGGTATCTGGATTGAGAGAAACTATCTTGCCTTCATCGTCTTCAATATCCCATTCCTTCAAACAAGTCTTGAATAGGTTGTCTTGATATTTAGAGAAATCAAGCTTATTTAAGCCTTCGCTGGGGCTATAAAACGTTGAAGAGCGAACTAAATAGTTGTTGGTATGCCAAGTTGGAACAGTCCATTTTGTAGTAATAGAGTCTATGTCGGTCGATCCTTTTGCGAGCAAATCCTTGGCTGCTTGCTCTTCTAGAATTTTGAATTGCCGTATGCCAAACTTATTCTGTTTGGACTGATAGAATACGGTAATAGTTACTAGTTCGTCGCCCTTTACTAGCAATGATTTTGCCATTAACTTCTCCTTTGAGGAAAACAAGAACATAAGCCACCGCGCTGGCGATGGCTATGCTCTATGTACATATCGTCTTTTTGATTATTGTCCGCTTAGATTATAGCGGATTGAAAGATGTAAGTGGGCGGAAGTAAGTTGGAGCAGTAGGACCGCCAAACGAACCGTTGGTTGGGGCAGTATCTACGCTCTGGTTGTCCGCTCCGAGTGAGATTGCTTCGTAATCGTTCTCGCAGTCTCCAAGCGCTCTAAATGGTATTCTGGTTTCGATTATATCGTTACCAATTTGGACTTCCTCGATTTGGAAGATAACGCCCCAAAGCGCCGTAGCCCAATATGGGATGGTAGCGCTTCCAAGCGTATAACCAAATGCAATCTTAGATTGAGAAGTATAGCGGGACTGATTGTTATAAATGAAATCGTGGAACTGCTTAGCAGAGAAACCCATAAGAGCAAGGTTGCCCGATATGGTTCTCTTACGAGCAGTAATATCCTGTGGAACTAGTTTGCCGTTCAAGGTATAGAAACGATCTGCATTGTTGTTAAGTTCAACATCAAAGGAACGTATATATGAACCTGGAAGGGTAATTCCCGCTTCTTGAATGAAAACGTTTATTCTAAAGTCATTCCATGTAACGATACGAGCAGGTGCTAGGAAAGTTGGGTCGCGGTCAGTTGTCAAGGCCTCTCGAACGCTGTCGGTGACGTTAGCTCCACCCATAACATTGAAGTTGATCTTAACGAAGTCAGATTGGGTAATGCTGACCTTCATTGAGTTTATGATGCAATTTGGATATCTGTACGCTGTATTGTCTGTATAACGAACGTCAACGTTGAATTGATTTACAAGTCTACCTGTTTGATCTCTCTTTGCCGCAATTTCCCAAAGTCTCTTAGCTAGATTATTTGCTGGGTTGCAAGCCTTGCTTGTTCCAGTGGCGATGCCTTCATGAACGAGGGGGAGTTCGCAGTTGCCTTCAACGATTCTTGGCTTAATTTGATATAGAGTATTGTCAATACGACTATCAACAACGTCTGGATAATCAATATCTTGCTTTGCTCTAATATCGCAAGATAAGGCTCTTACGAGAATTTCCTGGCCTATAGTACCGCCGTTAAAACGGACGGAACCCATAAAGCCCATTGATGCGGTTGGAATAGGCATATTACCTTAAACTCCTATAAACAGTAAGCGAAATAGACATTAGCAAACTGGCGTAGCCGTACCGTCGCCATATGCCGTAGGATGTCCCTGAATATATGCTCTACATACGAGAACGCCTGTAGATTTGCATAGTTCTGCCCAACCAAGAGGTACTTGTAGAGATTCGTCTGCTAGATAGTCATTCAAATCTTCTACAGTCGATCCTGCTCGATTTACTACGTGGTTGTTGATAGCTCTTACGGCGCTTAGATATGTAGACGGGGAACGGTAAATGTCTGCATTAATCTGGTAGCTCGTCCAAAACTCATTGATCAAGTCAATAGTTGGATAGAATTGCGTCGAAAGAACAATCTTATACACAGCGTCATAGATGTACTCGACAGAGCCAAGGTTGCTTGCGCGCGCATTGGCGTAATATGTCGCAATACTCAAATAATCTTGTCCGCTAATTACGTTGCTAGAAAGCGCCATTGTTGTTGACTCCTCGTTCTAAACTGTGTCCAATGCCTTGTTCTTAAAGATTAACTTCAATAACAATGCGAAGTCTCCCTCTTTGTTCAATAGGGCTTTCTAAACTCCTTCTACGGGCGGTATATTTTACAGGGAATCTAGAACCAATGTTTGCTTGGCAGAACGAACTCTTTCAAGAACTCTTTTTAGGTTGTCAATAAAAGCTGTATTCGAGAATTTCTTCGATACATCTATGGCGGCGTTACTTGCCCTAATCATGGTTTGTGGATCATATCGTAGTATAAAAGACAAAACTGAATACAAGTTTGTGGGAGAAATTATTGCAAATTCCTCTTCGTTTTGTCCTACAAAGATATTATACGGTATAGCGCACTTAAATTCCTCTGGCATATGAGATATTATTTCCCCAATCATACCATATGCAGGACCGACTGGAATACAACCGCATGCCATGCCTTCCAGCAAGGAAAGTCCTGTAGCTGATTTAATAGAACAATCTACTATAATTTTACTGTTGTTATATAGATCGGTCATGCCATTTTCGGTCAAGCCTTCCTTTATAGAACAATAGTATTCTGGCAATACGACTTTATTTGCCCCATAGCGAGCTTTGACCGCTTCAAGGTTGTAATCGCCAACATCGTACATATTTGTATGAATAACCGCTTTTACGTCTTGTTTAGCTATAGCATTTACAAAGGCTGGGATATTGCTCGATTGAGCGTTCCTTGAGCTACAAAGAACCGAATCTCTTTCGGATATGGGCTTAGTAGCAAAAAACTTGCTATGGTCAGGCCCATAAGGGAAATACTCGCCTTCTACATTCGCAAAAGACATAAGCTCTTTCAAGCCAAACGGAGACGTAGAAATACAATAGTCCGTATACTCAAAAGCTTCTTTAGCGCTCTGAGTAATACCAGGACAATCAAAAGTATAAATAGCTACCCACTTGAACAGCGTTGGATACATTGCCTTGATAGCAAAAATGAAATTCGTATCCTTATAGTCGCCAACGGTTATAACAATCTCTGGATGGACTACTTTCATTAGCTCGTAAACAAAAGGAGAGGCTTCTTCTGTTTTAGGAGTAAACGGATAGAGTTGACAAATAGCCTTTCCGTATTTTTCATAGGAATGGATGCCCTCTTCAGAAGGCATAAAATAGCTTTCGTCATGATGCCAAACAGCCGACGATACTTCATGACCGTCAGCTATAAGCGATTCAATAATATCTGCATGCATGCGTCCATTACGGACAAACAAATAAGGCGAAGCGCCAATTGTAAGTATTTTCATCATTACCCCAAAAATATAAAACAACCCTGAGCATTGACAACTGATATTTTGAACATATCGTATATATCTTCTATCCTAGATGAAGGAACCATCCCTGCGCCATCTATGATAACAGCATCAGGAGATAGACCTTGCATTGTAAGATTATTAAATACAGAACAAACAACATAAGAATTATTTGAATCTTTGGCAGCTATTTGTTTCTTCAAAAGCTTAGCCATTGCTTCATTTGCGCAAAGTATAAGTGGTTTCTTAAAGAACGAAACCGCTAAATCAATTGCTGTATATGAAGTTCCGCTTCTTCGACCTGAAGATAATTTAACTGTACAAAATTCTTTTGCCAACGCTTTAGGTCCAAGCGTCGGATTCTCTCTCATAATATTTTCTTGTCTTTCGAGATTAGCTTCAACAAGAAGCTTGGCGGCAAAATTGAATTTTTCGCATAGTTGCATAGGAACGTCTCCTTTATAGCCTTACGGGGCTAACAGGATATCGACATTACCTACGAAATACTCGGATATGAGCGCCAGGCCATTTAGCCTTAAGAGCATCAGCACAGCCTTCTGGTATTCCTTGTATTGCCATTATGCTAATCATATTAGTTACAGGATCGTAACGACCTTTACAAAAACCAGGAGCGCTTGCAATAGCATGATCTACTGCTTGAGAATGACCATAGTTAGGATCTTCTGTTTGTTGAACTTGAAGACCGTTATTCCACCACCACAAGAAAGTAGGACTACCCTTGGACGGTTTATGCCCTATATCAAAGTAAGGATGATTTGCTTGCTTGTACCACATAGTTTATGAGAGTTGAGGGTCCGACCATCCATGACGAGTCTGTATTTCCTGTTCTTCCGCGAACCAAGAAATGCTTGCTGCATGAAGCAATGTACCTTTGTACTTGAATCCGTAATCAATATCGCTAGGCCAAGAATTGTAGATAAAGCGACTTAGGATAATCGCCTTAGTCTGCTCGCTTACAAGAAAGTCATTGTATGGATTAGGCCAAACTCGAATAGTCGTTGGATCAACAATTTCTGCTACTCGAAGCTCTTCTGCTCGATAGCGGTTCTCAAGAAGAATCTTGTTCTCGCATTGGAACTTAGAAGAGTCAGCCACCTTGATAAACTCGTCTCCGCCGTTTACGTCGGCAATAACGTTTACCGTTTCATATGGACCAACAAGAGGGAAAACGTTCTTTTTCAAGCCAAGCTGAATGATATTAGCGATTTGCGAAACCATTCTGTAGGCAGCTTCATGATTATCGTTGTGCGCATAAATAACAATCTGTAGGCTGTATCTCTCTTTGGTAGTTTCAAGAGTAAACCATTCGGACGTTCTCTTCTGCCCCATGATAGTAATAGCTGGATAGGCTGGAATAACGTCTGGCTCGCCAATGTAGATAGCTTGAATAAACTGACCGTCATAGGTCTTGGTAAGCATTCCGTTTGCGGTAGATCTCCAACCCGCAATCGTCTTGATAGGACTTTCTAGTATGATTGTATTACGATCTGGAATCTCTGCGATACGAAGGCCTGGCTCTCCATTTACTCCGTCATGCAAAGCAACCTCGTCGCCAACTCGAAAGCGATTAGAAGAAGTTACTTTGAGCGTAGTACCGCCAAAGGCTGCGTCTGTCGTTAGAGGGACAGTCGTATTGACCCAACGGTAAACCGTTCTTCTTACGCTTTCAAGTATGTCAATCATTCAGTTGCCTTCTTCAAAACGTCTCTAATAAACTCGTCGCATATCTCTCTTGCATGCTCAACCGAATGAGCCTTTCCTGTCTTAAGATAGTCCTCGTAGGCTGCTCTCTTCATGGCCTCTTCGGGAGTTTTGCTAATCACAGTCTTTTGCGAAAAAATATTGTCTCGTATTTCCTTGCCGTTCAACCGAGCCACTTGGTCTATAGCTCCAATAAACTTAGAGAGATCGTTTTTCATCTATCTCCTCCGTCCATCTTGATGTTGAAGTCCTTATCCAATGGAGGTAGGCCATAACGATCGCTAAGATTTGGATTGTAGAATCTACGCCCTATTCTCTTCTGACCGTTGAGAATAATGATACCATTGATAACAGAATTGAGATCTGACAAAGCCCAACCTCTAAGAGTCTTGCCGTATTCAGTCTTATCTGGATTTGCTTGCGCAGAAAAATACTTATCGTAGAGATTTGCCGCGGCAAGTCTAGCGCACATCAGATTTACACTTGGAGGAAACTTTACTCGCAAGATCCTCGTTGTTTCTTTATGGTAGATACCCAAGATTGGTTCGGCTAGCTCAATGGTATTTGCGTCGGTAACAGCGCTGACAATATGACGCTCTTCTCCCAAGGAATCAATAAATACCAAAGTATCGCCAGGATTTAGGACTGTAGCCTTAGTAACATTGATTGCGTCATTATAAGGATCGATGTCAGCAAGAAGTCTTATTTCAAGATCTGTCTTTTCGCACAACGGAGTAACGTATAGCTCGCTTATGCCAGCGTCGATTTGGTCGCTTGCCCAGCTTATAGCCTGATAGACAACGCTATCAGGGATAGTGTTGCTATCTTTGGCTCTACCGAAATTTACAAGGGGGACAGGCTGCCCGTTTACGACTCTATTAGTTGCACTGGTAAGAGACTGAGCTATGATGTCGTATACTTGTTGTGGAGTTGCATATCCCATTTAGCTTTCTCGTCAAGTCAAGAGTTTATCAATTGGGTCTTGAGCTTGCGGAAGGTTCTGCGACTCTTTCTTTTGAGTTATCATTGCTTGAGCTAGCAAACCTTCAACTACGGCATTCCTTGGACTTTTTGCGTGTCTGACTTCCTTGACTTTGAAAGGCAGATTAAGACCCATTACTATTTTCTCTAGTTTCTGACAAAAACCTTTAGGCATCGAGGTTCCGCCAGCGACTACAATATCAAGGGGTTGGTTAAACTGACTCTTTACTTCTTGGAACTTTTTACCGAAATGTTTGAAGACATATTCAATCATTGCGTCATAGTATGCATTAAGAGCAAAAACTACGTCGTCGCTATCGTCTAGAGCGTCAAAATCAAGCTTTCTTTCCTTGGCAGAGATGATTTGCGATATAGCAACTCCTGTCTGCTCAAAGACTTGCTTATCAATCCAATCGCCGCTTCGAGCAACGCTCATTCCAATAACAGGCAAGCCCTTATAGGCCAGCAAGCAGTTGGCTCGTCCAGCGCCAAAACTTACACCGATGCCAGAGTAAGGAACAATCGTTCCGTCTTCCTCAACAATCGTTGGCCTTTCGCTTAGAATAACAGCATGAGCCTCTTCAATAACCTTGACCTTCCAGCCAAGACGAGTGAACAACGCCATAACTCGATTTCTATGGAATGTAGAATCAGCCGATCCGTCTACCGAATCAGAGCTAACGCATGTACATACCCATGAGTTGTCGTCGGGAGCTTGCCCAATAGAAGCTTTTACAAGTTCAGCAAGAACAATAAGCTTCTTATCTTCATTCTTGTTCAAAACTCCGTCAGCCATTGGCCGACGAATTTCAACTTTGCCTGGAAAAATATTGGCAACCTTTACGCAGTCCTCTCCGACTACGAAATAGCTATCTCCGTCTTTGATATATTGCCAGTTGTTTCGCTGAAGGGTATCTTCAACGTCGTCTGTCTTTGGAAGCTCGACAAAAGCATTTCTTGTGTTCTTTACTTTTAAGTTACCATTCTCCATCTCGGCAACCTGAAAAAACATCGTGCCGATGTCGGCTCCTACCACTCTACTTATCATGACTAATCTCCCTTTTCTCTGTATACTTTAACTCTCTAACTTTATTCTTTCGTCTGTATTCATTTATGTACTTCAGCGGTCTATCCTCAAAACTCTTTTCCCAATAGTTTTCATCAACATATGGCCCAAAATCAAACTTGTACTGGTAGCAATTTACTGGACTTTTGTTGCCCATTTCTTTTGCGAATTTACAAAGAGCTTTTCTTCCAATGATTATATTTCGGTTTTCTATGTAGACAGAATCTTCGCCAAATTTTTCGACAACTTTAGATTTTAGAAAATCAATATCTTCATTAACAAATCCTTGAGTAGATAATACAACTCGTCTATAATTTGGTCTAGCCTTCTTTTTATTCAAATGACCGTCGCCAAGATACCACCATAATAACGTAGTTCTATCCAAAATTATGTCTCTCGGCACAATTTTCTTTCCATTCGGGTACCATCGAGTATGTTGCAAAACAAATTCATAATTTGATTTAGAATCTAAACGATATCCAGTATATGTTTTATTTGTTCTCTTATCAGAGTAACTATGTGATGCTAAATTTATATTCTTACCTATTCCTGTATAATTCGCAAAGCATCGAGCAAATTCTTCATATTTACAAGATAATCTAAATCTTGCAGAACTAGATTCGGATCTTTTTTCTATATATCCATCAGAAAGCATCATGCCGTCAAAAACCGAATGATTAAATAGATCAGACCAACTAATAAATTGGCCTTCCTTATCGTATCCACAATGAGATATTATGGTTATTCGATCTTTGCATAGTTCTTCTAATTGTTTGTAAATTTCTTCGTCTTTCACAGCAGTCCTTCGAGTTCGTCAATATTCTTTTGTACACTACTATTATCGGATATTTGCTCTGTATGTTTTACATTACTTTGAGCATTTCCTGCCAATCTGTCCAAGGTTCTTTTATGTATGTCTACAACTCTCTCGCTAACCTCTTCCGAGGGGTTTTCTTCCTTAGAAGGAACAGCCTTTCCTGCTTGATTGACAAGGCCTTGAATAGCTGCAAGCGCTTGAGAAAGTAAAGCTGGGTCTATTTGAGGCTGTTGCTGTTGAGCAGCCGTAACTTTCTCTTCCAATCGTTTTTCAAGCTTTGCTTCAAGCTGCTTTACCGCGTCAATAACATCGCTGTTATCTTGCTTATGAACCATTGGAGGAGGCGGAGGAGCGTATTCTGCGGTTTTGATCTGGACCGTACCTCTATGGTCGTCCTTCATTATAACTCTCAAAGCGCCTGATCTTATGTTTTGTTTGAGAATGGCGGATTGCTCAGCTATATAACGAGAGCAAACCATATCAACATCTACCTGCTCGCCCTTGCCAAGCATAATATGAAGATCATTTAGTGTTACTTCGCTTGCTGATATATTTTTGATTATGTACATCTCATATTCGCCTTGGTTTTGGATATGAAGAAGGCATCGTCTTTGAGAAGTCCATCTCATTCATCTTCTTGCATGATTTGCAATAGCTATAAACCTTGGCATCGCCAAAGTTGAACTCAATAGACGGAGAGCTATCATGGGATCTGCAAAAGGCGCAGACAAACACAAATCTAGGTATCGGAGCCTCTTCTGTCTTAGTCGAATCTTCTGGCATCTTCAAGCACTTTCGCTATCAGTTGGTCTAGCATAGTTGTATCGACACTACGCTGAGCAAATCGGTACCTCAATTGAACGAGAGCATTATAGCGCTTTTGTGATGCAATCTTTTTCAAACTAAGCATTCTGAGTTTGGCCGCAACTTGCTTCTTTGGAAGATCAAGAATCTTAGCAAAGACAAGAGCTTGATTCAACATTCCTGTAGGAACCGAACCCTTTGTTTCGTCAGGCTTTATCAAGTTGTTGTGGATATGATGCTTCAAAGCAACGCCAAGTCTTGCTTGGTCAGGATTCTGCGAGAAGTCTCTAACAGACAAGTATCTGTTGTAAGTATTCATAACCTCTCGCAATGGGCCTGGCTTCATTTGTTCAAGCTCGCCGCTACGAGACAAAATCTTCTCCATTGGCTTTGATAGATCGTCTCCCGTTGACTTCTTCAAGAAATCATTGAACTCGTCCATAGAAGGATAGCCCAATACTTGAAGTAGTTTTGGATTAGCAGATACATAGCTTGAAAGTGTCTTCTTAAACGTATTCTCTAGAGGCTTTGCGCTCTCTCCAACGGACTTGAGCTTCCCTGCTCTAAAAGCTTGATAAACGTCAGGATAGTAGACTTGAGCTATCTGCTGAACTCTACGTCCTGGTAGATTATCAATATCCAAGTAAGTATCTAGTCCAAGCTTAGGAAGAATAGCCTCGTCCGTTTCACTTCTCTTCTTAATTCCGTTTTTCAAATATGTACGAAGGCTTTCGTCTTCTTCTGTTTGCATCTTGATTTTTTCGTATCGGTCAGAAGTATATATGCCTTTGATAACAGCATTTGCTTTAGCAGTTGGAGCATTCTGGAAATCTTTCTTAGATCGTATTCCTAGCGAAGCTCCGACTTCTGCAATATCTTGATCTGTAATCGTAGGACTATCCATAATAGCCTGACGCTTCATCGCCGAGTTTCCATAGAAACCTTCTAGTTCTCTACGTACACGACCAAACACAGACGAAAGCTCGTCTATGCTCATGTTCTCTATTTGGTCCTCGGTAAAATCGGTTATAGAACCTCTTCTAACAAGTTCGGTCAAGTATTCAATCTTGTCATTTATACCAGCAGCATTACTCTTAGAAAGCAAAGAACCCAAGCGAATAACTCTCTTGTCCATACCAACCATATCAAGGAAAGAAACCAAAGCTTCTTTTCCATGTTTACCCGCAATCTCAGGACTCAATAACAAGTTTTCAAAGTTATTCAAACGAATCCACATTCTGACTGTTAGATTAGCAGCGTCTTGCTTGCCTGGATCTCCAAATATCGCTCGATACATTCCTTCGGGAGTATTGCTTTGCGTCTTGCCGCCAGCCAATCCTAAACCGTCATTCAAAGCTCTCTGTACAGTTTGAGCGATGATCGGATTGTTCATGGTTAGATCTAATTCTTTTGCCAAGTCATATGGTCTAACTAGTTCATTCCAATCTTGATTGATAATAGAAAGAAGACGAGTATCCGTAACAGGAATACCATTGTGTGACGTTCCGAAAAAATCAGCCATGCGCTTGTCCGAAAGACTGAAAAGCATTTTGTATAGTGCCTGCTTTTGCAGAATGGTCAACAATGATTCTCTAGAAACACTACCGCCGCCCTCTTCCTCTCCGCCTTCCTCGTCAGTTTTTGCTTGAGGAGCAGCAGACATCTTAGATAAAGAAGACAAATACTGTCGGTCCATAGCAGTTGCTATATCGCCATACAAAGCTCTAATCTTCTTGTAGTTGTCAAAGAAACTTGTTAGTTGTTCTGGCTTAACTGTTGCATTTTCGTCTGGAACAACTTCCTCGGCAGGAAGACCTTCATTAGACATAACTCTCTTAACGTCTTCTTCGCCCTCGTCTTCGCCAAGACTGTTTTGTTCTGCAAACTCGTCTCTATCATTGTCAACATCATCAGAATCATCTCCAAAACCATGCTGATCTTCGTCTGCAAAGTCGTAGGCAATATCCTCGCCATTTTCTCCCTTAGTTCTTGGAGCGTTTCTGGTTATAGATTGCATACCTCTACCATAATCTCGATAGGCTTCTGTTGCACACCAATCAAAGAAGTCTTCATCTTGAGAAGTTATGAGAGTATCAATATATTCTGAGATTGGCTTCAAATATGGACGAACAACTTGTTGATTTCTGCTTGTATTGATACCTTGGTCTTTGCGTATCTGGACCTGCTCTTGACCTTCTTCCCCTTGTACCGTCATAATAGAAGCGATATCTTCTGGAGTTGCGCCATTTTGCTTAAGGATTTTTCGTAGCTCGCCAGGTTTTCTGGAAAGCATATACTTGACAATATATTCTTTGCCATACTTGTCGGGCATGAATAGAGTGCTATTAACAAACTTGATAATATCATGTACAGCCAGTCTCTGATTTGGAGAGTTAGGGTCAACGGTGTTGAGCCGTCTCTGAATCTCTACTGGATCAATATTCTTGTCCTTCAGATTATTGTCAATAAATAGCTGATAGAAGCGTCGAAGGTTAGCCTGAGAGTTATTAGACTGACCGCCGCCCAAGCCAAGATACGATTGAAGGAAGTTGGTAGAAAGCTGCTCTCGATTGATGTTGGCGGATTTGACAATATCTTCAACAATACGGTCGAGCATTTTCTCGTTGTTTTCATTTTGCAAGAAATGCGGCCATGTTCGAAGTTTCTCTGCGCCTTCAAAATAAATAAGACCACGAACAACTTGTTCGCTTAGATCTGGGAACTTATTAGGAACAGCAACTTGACGCATAATAGGAGAAGATTCTCCTGGCATCTGTTCTTTAGCAATATTCTCTAGAAACTCTCGTATATACGGCTTGAAAGTTGGTTGCGTTCCAAACTCTCGCAAGAACTTATTGTGAACGCTTTTGATATCAGGCGATCCGTCTTTTGTTGGCTTTGTAGAGTTTAGAATATTTGTATATCCGTCTCTCAAAAGACTCATGATTTCATTTTTACTAAAACCGCCTTGGTCTTTGTTGAGTTTTTGCAAAAAGACATCCATCGCAACAACCATGTCTTCTCTGTTTTCTGGCGGAAGTTTTCGAAGAACATTAGATTTGAAAGAGCGATTAAAGTTGTCATAATCAAACTCAGCCTTTTCAATAGGATCAAGGCCATTGAGTTCGTTATTTAGTTCTTTATCATAAAGTCGTTGCAACAGAGTCGCAAACTGTTGTTGGCGAGGAGTTAGCTCTTGTTCTGTTGGTTGGCTTTGTTGAGGTTGCGAAATTGGAGCAACTTGAGGACTTGGCATGACTGCTGGTTTATTAGCAGGAGCAGGCATAGGCTCATATGGAGTTGGAGCAAAAGGAACAACAGCTTTAGGGGCTGGCTTTTTTACAACAGGCGGCGTTTTTGCAGGAAAAGGCTCTTTTGGATTAAGAGGAATATCGTCGTTGATAAAACGACGAAGTTGAGCCTCCGTAAATAGGCTGGCCTTGATTCGCTTGAAAAAGTCAGTAACCTTCATTCCCTTGTTCTCCTTATCTACCTCTTCCAACGCAAAAGCTCTCACTCCTTCAAGACTTGCAGGAATGAGAGGCTAATGCGCCTTTTCTTAAATCGTCAGTTTGAGTCGTCTCCCTCATTATCTCCGAGAGCTTCTTCTGCATTAGACCTATATTTACCATTATTCTTAAGATTTTCTTCTTGTATCTTAGCCAAATCGTCAGCGCTAAGGAATGGCTTAGACTTGTATCTACGGTCAATATCAGAAACAATCTTCTCTCTTACGCAAGAATCATAACCAAGCTCAACAAACTCTAGATTTTCAACGCCAGGAAGTCGCTCAATAGCGTCTGCCAAACCATTTACTCTTGAACCAAGGTCGGACTGCTCTACGTCGCCCGTGCAAACAATCTTCGTACCTTCTCCGATACGAGTAAGCATCATTCGCATCTGTTGCATTGTAGAGTTCTGAACTTCGTCAGCAACAATAAATGATTTTTTGAATGTAGCTCCTCTCATATATGCAAGAGGATAGACAATGATTCGCTTATCTTCGATCATGGCTTTGATTTCATCTTGACTAAGATAATCAGAAACAACTTCATATAGAGGCATAACGAAAGGGGCAAACTTACTATCAAATCCGCCTGGCAAAAATCCAAGCTTTTCACCAGCTTCAACATAGGGTCTAGTAAAAATGACTCGCTCATAAGTTCCCTTGAGCATTTCTTGAATACCATAACCTACGGCACAATGGGTCTTGCCAGTACCTGGCGCTCCATATAGAAATGTTACTTGATTGTCTGCAATAGCTTTAAGAGCTTTTTTCTGCCCAGCATTTCTTGCACTGACAGCAACTAACAATTTAGAAGTGCTATTTTCGGCCATAACAAAACTATCGTTGACCTTCTTGTGCTTTGATTTTCTTGCCATTATCGCTCCTTTGAAACAAAAATAGAGGATGCTTAAAGTGTAAAACCTTCCTAACCCTTTTTATAAGGGTGCGGGTCTATCATTGGACTCGCAATCAGGAAGGTTTCTCACCGCATGTATCTCGGAATTACTCAATAAAACTAGTACGCCTAGCACTTCTTATTCGGTCGGTTTATAAGTAAGTCCTTTGATTTCGTTATTGACAGATCTGTTAAGACATTTTATCATAAGTTCGTTAGCATTTTGCACACGAATCTCGCCAAGATCGAATACGTATGAGTTTCTTTTATCAAGAGTTCCCTCAATGTATTTCAAGACCATTTGGTTATATTGAGATATGCCTTTGCCTGGCGGGCAAGTAAGTATAATCTTCTTGGCAGATTCTGGAAGCTGATCAAGAATAGGATCTCCGCCTCTTGCAATTCTATTTCTCAATTCTTGAGAAGGAACAAAGTAGAATTCAACCTCTTTGTCTATGCCAAGCTTACGCATCTTTTCGAGCATTTCTTTTGATGTAGGTTTGCTTTTGTTTTCCATACCAATATTGTCGGCTATTATGAGCCGCCGCCAAACATATATCTGAACCATCTTGAACGTCCGCCTGGCAAAGTGAACTCAGGCACTGTAACGGTCTTGATTCGAGGATACTTTCCAAACTTCTTGATTTCAAGGAGTCTAACGAATTCTTCTTCGTAGTTCTTCTTAAGAGTTTCCATGTTTGAGAAGGCTTTTTGCGCAGCTTCTGAACCACCAAATACTTGCTGAGGCTGCTGAAACTGCAAGCACATAAGCAACTCTCTGATTGCGTCTTTTGCTGCTCCATAAAGCAACGCAGCAATATAGTTATCTGGAAGATAGAACAGATCGAAATGCGTTTGAGCAGGATACGAATTGATAACATGCAATGCGTTAGACAAAAATCTGTCTAGGTCTTCGTCAGAGAACCAACGGAAATTGTAATCTGCATGAATAACATCAAAATCAGAAACCGCTTCATCAAATACAACATATCCTCGAAAGTAGTTAATAGAAATTCCATTCTCAACAAGTTTGTTATTTCTATATATTCGAGTTCCATAAGCTTGATTCCACTGAGGGAATGTAAATTTGAACTTTACATTATCAGCATCAGGAATTCCCTCTTCATGATAAACAGGGATCTTTTGCGCACAACAAATCATCTGAGTCAAAGCTGTTCTAAGATCGCTTATTCTTGCCCCATACATTTGAGACATAGCATATGTTGAATCTCCTGGAGCAGATACAATAATGCTTTGAAGCTCTACGCTATTTATTCCATCTGCCGTATAACTCCACGTAACAGTATAAGCTCCTGGGTCGATTGTTGTCGGAACATCCCAATCAAAAGCATAAAAACCAGACTTGATAAAATCAGGAGATACCTCGGTAACAACAACATCTGAAGCATTTGATATAGATACTGTAATTGAGCTAGCAGTAATAGGATTGCTATGTATGTCTGCAAGGCTTAGAAATAAAGTTCCTGTTGTTCCTTGAACAAACTCTCCTCGCATATCCGCAACAGCTTTTACGGAAGTTGTTAGCGAAAATGGACCAACTGTTTGAGTTGAGTATACAGGAAGATCTCCCTCTATAGGAACAATTTCCCAGGAAGCTGTGTAAGTTATATTTTCATCTTCTTCAAAACTGTATTCATAAATACCCGTTGATGGATTTAATACAGATGTACCACTAGCTACAATAACTGTACCGTCTTGCTTTTTGATACCGTAGGTTCCGTCAACCGAAGCCAGTTTTACTGAGAAAGCATTGGTATAAACGCCAGATATTTGATATTCAATATAGATTCTTTGCATTATCTTACACCTGTTTTCAAGTTCATACCACTATATGTCCCTGAAGAATTTGCTTGAGTAATAGTAAGGTTTCCAGAAGAAATGGTTGGAGCAGTTACGGATATTTGTCTAGGAGAGTTAACTGTTGTTTCAAGATTCTTAACAGTCTCTGCTTCTTCAGGATTTATAGCGCTAGCAGCAAGAACTTTTGTAAGGTCCGCTTGATTATAAAACTTTACACCACCTCTAAATCCTGCTGGGAAATAGCTATATGTCCAAAGATAGTTACCTTGTCCAATTTCTACAAACTTTTCTGTAAGAAGTGTTCCTACATCAGTTCCATTTGTATCAAATAATTGAGCAGCTAAAACCAATCCAGTTTTACTAGTGCCTAGCGCGATAGAAGTTGAAAGGGTATAATAAGACATAGTACACCTGTTATGAAAATAGACAATAAATCCTCTTATCCAACCGCTATTCTGATTATTACTTTGATTGCCAAAATCTTGTTAACTGTTCCAAGTTTTTTGACAGAGTTTGAGTAAATATCAGAAAAGTCTTTCAGCTTTTTTACATCAATAGGTTGCGGAGGATCAATTGCAACAACAGTATTTACGCTGTTGCTTTCAACTGGGGTAAAAGAAAAACTCAAACTGCCCGATTCTTCAGGATATAGCCATACACTTGCAACAACTTTACCATTTTCAATAGGAAAAGAACCTATAACTTCTAGCGGAACGTCTATCAATAGTCGGTAAACATAGTCCTGATTTGGATTGTTCTGTAAAGAGAACATCAACTCATCCACAAAAACATAAGGACAAGGAATAGATACATACAAATCAAATGTCGGTAACGCAGATAGATTTGGAGGAAGTGTTGTTGATATATATACTTTCCCATTTTCATTATATGCATAAATTGCTACAATCATCTTTAATCCTCATTACCAAAATTTGAGAGTTCGCCAGAATTCCTGTCCCGAATGTCTCATAACATAAATATACTGCAAACCGTCCTCGGTTTCTATAACTTCCATTCTATTTCCAATAATAGCCGTACCTTGAGCATATGGAGTTGTAGCGCATGGAACTATCGTAAAGTTCTCCAAGCTCAAAGCAAATATACGACCTGTATTGTCTCTCGTAAAATACAAAGTATCTGCGCCGTCATATGTATACATGCTTCCTGTTGATTGCGTTTCAGTCTGCGTATCAAAGAACGGCGTGATATCCCAACGGTTTGTTGTTATATCATAAATATCAAACGCATTTGAACCGCCGCCTCTTGAGGAAATAATCCATTTACCTTTGTTGGTAGTATTACTTAATCCAAATAACCAGTTCAAACTAGTTCCTGTAGATCGAGCAGGAGGATCATATATGACATACGCAGATGTAGCGTCAGGAGTACCAATAGTAGTAGTAATAGCTGTAGCAGTATTGCTCGTAATAGCGGCTTCAGAGCCAGCTATTGTTCCAGCAATAATTCTAACTCTCTTACCTGCTAGGATATTCGTAGTCCAGTTCTTAGCAGTATCATTGATTGTATTCAAAGCACCTGAAGTCGCTATACCAAATGAATCCAAAATTACGTACTTAGAGGTAGTATCAGGAGTTGCATTAGGCCATGAGGCAACAGTAAGAACAGTTGGACTATTAGCCGTAATTGCAGCTTCATTTCCAACGCCAGTTCCAGAAATAACTCTAACTCTACAGTTAAGCCATTGGTTAATAGTCCAAGCCTTAGTTGAATCTGTAAGAGTTGTGCCCGTACCAGCGGTTGCCCAGCCAGAGTTGCCTCTTGCTGGAATCTTATTAGTCTGATAGGCTCCAAATCCATGAATAGACTGTATGTTATATCTTGAAGTACCGTTAACGCCTGCAACGATAGTTGCCACTGTTAGCGTTGTTGCCGTATTAGCAGTAATTCTTCTTGACTGAGTAGTAGGAGAAACACCTGCGGTATTTAGGTTTACAACTTTACCTACATGCTCATTTGTTATCCAGTTTTGACAAGCATCAACAATCACAGTAGTTGATTGAGAGTTTGCCGCTGTAGGGCTGGCGGATGTTCCCGATCCAGAAACGGAGAAAGTTGTAAGAGCATCGCTTCCTGTAATAGTAAAGTTTCCGTTCCATGTAACATCTGTAGCGCATCCTGATATAGTAACTGTTTGTCCTATCTGGAAATTATGGTTAATAGCCGTTGTTACAAGGCCTGTAGTTCCAACAGTCAAAGTTATTGTTAAACCAGATCCAGTACCGCCTGTGGTTGCAGAAGAACCGTTAGAATATCCAGATCCAGATGCCGCAAGTTGCAATGAACTTACTGCTCCACCTGTTGTTACAGCAGTAACATAAAATCTGCCAAGGGTACCAGTAGTTGAACAGGTAACCAAATCTCCTACAATATAGTTTGTTCCAGCAGCGTTAACTGCGCCGCTTGCTATACCGCTTGTTGTTCTAACAATCGAAGTTATAGCTATGCCCTCTTCAGGAGGAATCGAACTTCCCCCGACTAGAGTTGCGCACATATTTCTACATACACCACCATCAGAAATTGGACCACTTGCCCAAGAATCTAAATCAACAGAATACTGAAACATGCATGAGCTACCATTTCCCATAAGCCATATCTTATCAGTATCTCCATATACTGAATATGTTGAAGTGTTATCAGGAGTTACATCCCAAGTTCGTTCTATCCAAAATGTTGTATCATTATTTGCAACTATTCTTCTCTTTTGACCTATTCCAGTTCCGCCTGTAATTCTTATTTGGTAGTTTGCATATCTATCATATGTCATTGTTTGCGTTGAATCAATAAGAGTTCTTGCAGTACCAGTATCAGAAGATGTTCCTGACAAGAAAGCTCCGCCAACTTCACCAGTTCTATCCAACGCTGCATCTGTACCAAAGGCAGCCAAAAGAAGTCCGCCGATGGCGGTTCTTGAATACCATGTATCAGCTAAAATGTCGTACCATTGGAAAGAAGAAAATGGAGCGCCTGCGGCGGAAGAAAACATAAAAATGCCGCCGCTCTGAATGAGGTACTTAGAAGTATTGTCAGGTTGAGTATCCCAAGCAGAGTTTACAGTTGCAACAGAAGATTCAATAACATAGTGAGTCTGAGAACCAGCGGTTGTAATAGGAGCAGCATAAGGAGCGACTACCGAGAAACCAGTATTATTAAATGAATCTATTGCTTGATAGTTTGTATCATTAAAGTACAAAGTAGTCGTGTCATTATAGAGAATTTTTCTTATCTGAGTTTGGCCTGTACTATAAACAAGTCTAACTTGATAGCCTTCCCATTGATTAATTCTCCATCTCTTTGTTGAATCACCAATGCTTGCGACTGCGGCTGAAGTAACAACGCCAAAATCAGCAATAACAGCTTCAGCAATTGATGATATTGTTCTTGATTGTCCAGCACCAGTTCCAGTAAGTATCTTAATAGTCCGTCCAACAAGTAAGTTATTCCGTAGACCTGCTAATGTTATCGTAGAAGCGCCACCTGCAATGGCTTGTCCTCTATATCCAGAATACTTGCTATATTTCATTGTCATCAAAGTAGCAGGAGCCGTATTCGGTGGAGCCAAAACTTGCCATGAATCTGAGTAAAGATCATATCTATAAAAAGTTGAGGCTACTAAGTAATACATAAACCTTCCGCCAAGATCGTCTGTTGCACAAAGACCAGACGGGGCTGCTGTTGCCGTAGGAGCAAACCTCAACCATTCAAATACTGGAAGGTCAACGATTTTTTGTAGCTTATTTGTAAGTGCCATCTAATGTATTCTCCAAAATCAAAACGTCAAATTCTGTCTAATTCCAACTGCATAGGCCGTTCTTGCCGCATCAACAATTCTCCAACGCTGATCTACTGGGGCTTCGTAAACAGCCAATACGTTAGATGAAACTTGTCCATAAGGGCTTGTTGGGGTGTTTATTGTATATGCTGTACCAAAACCAGTAGTATTTGTAACAGCAGTTGTTGGAGCCGAAGCTAAAGTTACAGCAGTTGTTGGAGCCGCTTCAACAACAACTCTTTGTCTTAAAGAGCTATCGACTACTGCATTGCTTTCAAGCAACTTGTTCATTCTTCTTAACAAAGCATGCAAGCTCTCTTCATTGCTTTCAAGATCAAGATATATCTGTAATACATTTCCATCAGCCATTGAAGTCGTATCATAATCCAATGTCAATATGTTATTATTGAAACTAGCAGCCCCGTTTGTTGGATCTGCAAAATTATAAATGATAGTATTAGCGGTAACATTTGTTATGAGTAAAATATTAGCTAAAGTTATAGTGTAAGATAAACCAGAAAATGTCACGGTCTTACCTGCTGCACTAAAAGCGTAACTGCCGCTAACATCTGTTCCTAATAATCTCTTCATATAATCCTCACAAAGCTGTAGCCATAGCTATTACAAAAGCCATACTAACTCCACCGCCGCCTCCGCCCGAATAACCACTGAAACCTGATATAGAACTGAAACCTGAGAAACCAGAGTTTCCTATACCGCTATACCCTGAAAATCCTGAATTTCCTATCGCAGAATATCCACTAAAACCTGAAAATCCAATATATCCGCTAAATCCCGAATTTCCATCAGTACCTGTACCGCCTGAATATCCAGAAAAACCACTCAATCCAACGCTTGAATAACCACTAAAACCAGAAGTTGAGCTATAACCCGAGAATCCACTCAAACCTGCTCCTGAATATCCACTGAAGCCTGATTGACCTGTTGCCGAATAGCCACTAAATCCACTTAATCCTGTTGCTGAATATCCTGAGAAACCCGACAACCCTACTGAGGAATATCCAGAAAAGCCACTCAATCCAGCGCCTGAGTAACCTGAAAATCCTGATGATGCAGAATAACCAGAGAATCCTGACTTACCAGAATATCCACTAAAACCTGATGTTGAAGAGTATCCAGAGAATCCTGAACCTCCATCTGTTCCCGTACTTCCAGAATATCCACTAAAACCTGACGCTCCACCCAACGCCATTAAGCCCCAAAAATTAGTATCTGTTGGATTAATGCCTTGAAGACCGCTTCCTCCTATACATATATATGCATTACCTTGATAGTAAACAGCATCATTAATATGGTAATAAGCATAACCATTATTATAGTCGCCTTTCCAAACTATTGATGCTCCATCATTACCATCTAATCCACTAAAACCTGAGTATCCCGAGAACCCTGAAGTTCCAACATATCCAGAAAATCCTGAACTACCTATTATTCCAGAGTATCCTGAAAATCCTGAAATCGAACTATAACCACTAAATCCAGATGTTGAAGAGTATCCAGAAAAACCTGAGAAACCTGCGCCTGAATATCCAGAGAAACCTGACTGTCCTAAATAACCACTAAATCCTGACAAAGAACTATAACCACTAAAACCAGAAAGACCAGTTAATCCTGAATAACCAGAAAAACCTGATTTACCTGAGTATCCCGAGAATCCTGATTGAGAACTATATCCTGAAAAACCAGAAACCGAAGAGTAGCCTGAGAAACCGCTTGTCCCAATATAGCCAGAAAATCCTGAAACACCAATGTAACCACTAAATCCTGATTGTCCTGAATAGCCGCTAAAACCACTTATGGAACTATAGCCTGAAAATCCTGATATTCCAATATAGCCAGAAAATCCAGACTGACCAGAATATCCAGAGAAACCACTTGTAGAAGAATAACCACTGAACCCTGATAGGCCTATGTAACCTGAGAAACCTGATAGACCTATATAACCAGAGAAGCCAGAGGTTGAACTATAACCGCTAAATCCACTTGTACTTGAATAACCGCTAAATCCTGATAATGAGCTATAACCACTGAACCCAGAGGTTCCTATACCAGAATAGCCGCTAAAACCTGATCTACCGCTATAGCCAGAAAAACCACTTTGACCAATATATCCTGAAAAGCCTGAAGCTGAACTATAACCAGAAAAACCTGAAACTGAACTGTAGCCAGAGAAACCAGATCTACCAGAATAACCAGAATAACCAGATATGCCAATGTAACCTGAATATCCTGAATTGCCGCTGTAACCAGAAAAACCACTTGATCCAGAGTAGCCGCTATAGCCTGACGTTCCTGCTACAATTCTATTTTCCCATTTGCCAGTTGTTTGATTAAATATCAAACCTTGCCCCTCTGTTGGGGACAAAATACTTACGTCTGATTGTTCCGTAAGAGAGTCGGGGACTCGTACTGAAAAGGGCATGTATTCTTCCTAGGTAAAGTACCTATAAACGATACTAATATTTACCTAGAACTATCCGTTTTCCTTCTATTTTTGCTCTGAGAGTTTTTCTATAGCCTCTACGACAACATCTGAGTCTACAAAAACATCTCTTCTGAATTCGTCAGATTCCCACAAACCAAATTGATCCATACGAAGACAGCTTCTATCTTTTAGCAAATTTATGTTTTCAGCATATCCGTAAATTTCAGGATCTGAACGACCAAAAACAACAACCCCTCGTTTGCCATTATAAGTAGCAAAATGGTTAAAAAAGTTATCCACAGAAGCCCAAGTATCACAAGTCATAAGAAGTTCTGTTAATTCTTTTAGACTTAGATTTAGCTTAACCTCTGTTGCACCTATTGATTCTTCGCCAGCAACTCCAACTTGAATAACATGATATCCTTTGGTTTTTAGTTTAGCTACAACAAGCTTCCAAAACGGATAGTTCTTAGGATTTGTTTTATCTGGATCTGAAGCCTTGAGTTTTCTAAGCTTCTTTGAATAAGGGCTAATTATTATTCTTTTCATAGTATCATCTTTCTGTATGCGTCTACAAGGCGACCTGTCCAATTTCTATCCATCATAAATTTATAGACATTATGCTTATCCATATTCTTCTCAAGAGTCTTTGCTTCAGCAATTGAGATAAGTCTTACATTCTCGTCAGTAAAGACTTCTGGATAACATACTGCTAGAACAAGGTTTTGGTCTTTGTATTTTTCTTTGACTTCTGGTAGCATCATTTTGAAAGCATAATGATCTCCAAGTCCGCAATCTAAAACAATAAGTTTTTCTAGCTTCGATTTGACCCCATACTCCTCAAGCTTTCTTTGGAATATTCTTTCGTCATGGTCCCAAAAGAATGCATGCTCATAAGATCGAATACCACCCTTCGGAGAACGAAGATGCCAAATGACCGCCTCAGAATCAACAAGAAGCTTGTATCCTGCTAGTTTTATCTCATAGGTAAACATAGTCTCTTCTCTATGACCTACGGGTGATAACTCCATGCAATAACCATGCTTAACTGCTGATTTGCGAAATAGAAAGGTATTATTTAGATGATCAACTTCTTTGACCCCTGAAAACTTGAACCATTGGATATGAGGCTTTGTAAAAATATCTTCTATCTTACCAGACCCTTCTCCCATATCTTCGCTAAACTCGCCTGGAACAAGAACTAAACCGCTAATAGCTCCAACGTCGTCTCGAATATGACGAACCATTTTTTCTAGAACATTTGCTTCAGGCGCATCGTCGTCGTCTATTCGCCAAATCCATTCAGTTGTTGCTAAAGAAATAGCGCCCTGATGATTATGAACTTGGCCTTTCTTTTGCCCAAACATAACAACTAGATCTATATTCTTAGAAGCATATAGGGCAAAGATACTAGAATAAAGCGGATCTTCTCTAAGATCTTTTCCCTCTCCGTCGTCAAAAACAAGAACCTTTTTAGGCTTGTATGTTTGATTCGCTACTGAAACAAGAGCGATTGGCAAGGTCGTGTAATATCTGTCTTTTGTTGATATTTCAACTGTTACGTCTACTTGAGAAGTCATGCATTTCCTTACTTTTGTACTTGAAACCAAATCCAGTTTCTATGATTATCGCCTGGCCCTGTCTGAGCAATATCGGACTTATAATTCTTGAAACCTATCTCGTAAAGATCTCGTTTTAGCTCGTCTTCATTCTCAATCGAGACATCATAAAAACCGTTTGTTGCTGTTGCGTCATAGCAGTTTTCTTTATACTTGGCCCATGTTATTTCGACATATTTTCCGCCAAAACCCATCTGGATACACATATATCCACCTGGCTTCAGAACTCTATATATCTCTTTGAAAATATTGTATCGAATCTCATGAACACATATATGCTGCATACATATCACAGAAAACACAACGTCATAAGAATGATCATCTCTGTCAATACTTTTGCCGTCTGAAAGAACAAGATTTGGTATAGGCAAATGCTCGTGTTCTAAGTTTTCTCTTGCTTTGTCCAAAACAACTGAAGAAATATCAACGCCGTCTATGCGACTAAAGCGATCTTTGAAACGAATCAGATTTCGACCTGGTCCACATCCATACTCCAAAGCAACCAAGCCTTTTGTATCAAAACCTTTGAATAATAACAAGTCATAGTCTGCCCAACGATTATGAGCTTCATAACTACCAACTACATAATCTTTAGCATTTACTGTCCAATGAGAACCTTGACTGTCATAAGAATCTTTCTGCATTGTCAAATACTTTTTGACTTCTGGCGTGTCAGTTACTATGTATCCTTTTCCTGGCGGATACTTCATACTTTTCTTGACTATACTATAATCAAAACGAAATCTATGAAGCTCAAGATTCATAGAATTAATATGATGTTTCATTAGCCGTTCTGGATCATAAGGTAATCCGTCTACAAATAGATACTTGTCTAAACGATTATGCAAAGACGCATATTTATTCATGCTTGTAGGCGTTCCAATAGCAAACTGATCGTTAACTCCTCCAAAATCTAGCATAGACGGAATCAAAATAGAACCATCATTTACGCACTCAAGATCTTGTTCTGTAAGTCTTCTTTCAAACTTCAAATCAGTTCGACATCGAATTACGTAATCATAATTAAGATTATTCTCTATTTCATATTCTCTTTTTACTTGATTACTTTTATGAATAACATAAAAAGCAATTCTAACTCTATCTGATAGATTATTACAATGAAAATATTTAGAACGAGCAAAATCTTCTATTGCTACTGAAGCTGGATTATAGCAATCAAGATATTCTTGCAAAGAGCAATCAAAAACATTTGAAGTCTCTAGACCGCTAACGTTGAATTTATCAGTAGAGTATTTATCAACAAACCATGTGTGTATAAAAACATCAACGTGACCAAATGGTTTTATTATGCAATCCTGAATAGACGAAAGACAAGCCTTGACTGCCCTTGCTTGCCCTGATAGACACAATGCCATTCTCTTATGAGACAAATTCATTAGATTGTTCCGAAATGTTTTTGGCTAAAATATTAGCTCGATGAAGGCTTTCAAACGTGCCTGCGTCGGTCCACTCTCCATGAACCATGCGAAAACTTACCGTACCCTGTTGTATATAGCGGTTGTTCACATCTGTTATTTCAAGCTCGCCTCTCTTAGAAGGACGAAGTTCTTTAATAAAATGAAACACGCTTTGATCGTAAATATACAATCCCGTAACCGCAAGATTTGAAACATAGGTTTTAGGCTTCTCAACAACGCAAATAATTTCGTCTTTAACGATTTGAGCAACTCCAAATCGCTCTGGATTAGTTGTCTCTTTCAAAAAAAGACGAGCGCCTTCTTGTTTTGATCGCAGTTGAAAATCGCTTATATCAAACTTATCCTCAAAGATATTATCTCCAAGTATAACTGCGATATTATCTCCTTTTGCAAATCCTTCGGCAAGACTTAGAGCCTGAGCAATACCTCCTGCCTCTTCTTGGATTTCATAAGAAATGCTCATGCCAAACTCTTTACCGCTTCCTAGAAGCTGAAGAATATGTCCGCAATGATCTCGTCCCGAGACAATCAAAACCTCCTCAATACCCATGCTTTTCAATGTATTGAGTGGATAATAAATCATTGGTTTGTTATAAACTGGTAACAGATGCTTATTTGTAACCTTTGTAAGAGGCAACAATCGAGTACCTGAGCCGCCCGCCAACAATACTCCCTTCATATTACTTCTCGCTTTCTACGTATTTAGAAATACAACGATAAACGGCATCTTTAGCTTCTGGCATAGATATCCCAAGTTTTTCCAATTTATCTATAGACAACACGCAGTTTGATCTCTTTGCGACAATCAAACTATCAAGCTCTTGAAGTCCAATGATTTCATAAAGCAAATCAGTATTTCCTGTCAACGCTTTATACGTATCAATTATCGAAGGATGCAGCATTGGTCCCTTATTTACAACGTTATAAATGCCTGTAGCGTCTTTATCCAAAAGCTGACGCAGTACCTCAATCATATCAGGAACATATGTTATTGAGTTTGGTTCGCTCAAAACTTTTTTGTAACCAAGCAGTTTGGTTACTAGATTTCTTGGGTTATATTCATCGCTCATTGGCATACGAATACGAAGCTGAAGTACGTCATGGGATTTCAAAAATCTCTCTGAAACAATCTTAGTCCAACTATAATAGCTTCCGTCAAAATTTGGAACATCTTCTTCTGAATATCCTTTACCTTCATTATCGCCACTATAGATACAGCCACTACCAATATGAACCATCTTTACTTTAAATTGATTACAAGCGTTCCATATGTAACTAGGAACAACAACATTCGAAAAGAACGTTTCTTCTTGATTGCTTTCGCACCAATCAACATTTGGTTTACCAGTTTTACCAACGCAATTGATTACGCAAACTGGTTGATGGCTCCAAATATAGCTGCTGATTGAACTTTGAGTTGTAACTTTTTCAGTACATACAACTCCGTCAAGAGCTTTTGCTATCTGATTTCCAAGGTATCCATTGCCAACGATTAGGTATTTCATATGTTTCTTTCAGAAAGAAGACGCAACCATTCTGTATTTGTCTTATACCACTGTATTGTTTTTGCCAAACCTTCATGAAAATCTGTTTTAGGCTTCCATCCAAGCTGCTTTATCTTAGAAGAATCCACAGAGTATCGCAAATCATGTCCAAGGCGGTCTTTTACATATTCTATGGACGAGCTATCCTTTCCCATATGCTCAAGAATCATTTGGGTTAGTTCAAAATTCATTAACTCATTGCCGCCACCAATGTTATAAATTTCTCCAACAACGCCATCATAGATAACGGACAGAATTGCTTCGCAATTATCTTCAACAAAAATCCAATCTCGCACGTTCTTTCCGTTTCCATACAAGGGAACTTTTTCTCCTCGCATGAGATTAGTTATGAACCGAGGAATCATTTTTTCAGGATATTGATAAGGTCCATAGTTATTTGAGGATCTTGTTATGATTACAGGTTGCCCATATGTTTTCATGGCAGCAAAGCACATCATCTCGCCTGCTGCTTTAGAAGCGCTATAAGGAGAAGAAGGAATAAGAACATCGGTTTCTTTAGAAGAGCATTGGTGATAATCCAAGGAACCATACACTTCGTCTGTAGAAACTTGCAAAAACAAAGCGGCTTCTTTTTCTCGACTTACTGTAAGAAGATTTTGAACTCCTGTTATGTTTGTTTCTAAAAACACGTTAGCATTTGCAATAGAATTATCTACATGACTTTCTGCCGCAAAATTAACAACAACATCGCCTTGTTCTATTATAGAAGACATTCCTGATTTATCGCAAATATCTGCAAGTATTAAGGAGTGTCTATTGGGGTCTAAATCAGAAACCGAAGCAAGGCTTCCTGCATAAGTAAGCTTATCAACATTAACAACTCTTACTGATTTATCAGCGCGAAGAAGTAATCGAATAAAATTTGAACCAATAAACCCCGCTCCGCCAGTTACAACTATTTTCATAAGTCTCCATTCATTGTAAACGAATCTTTTGTAGGCATAGCTGTTCGACCATTCCAGTTGCCTTGTAACTCAAGATATGAATGATTGTTACGATCTGAAGTTTCTAGTCTGAAATCAATTCCGCATTCGTCGTATGCGGACTTCCATTCCTTATCGTATCTCAACCATCCATAATGAGTGGCAATGATATTGGTTCTTCCTATCATCTTACCTCTTGAATAGCAAAACTCGTTATAGCCATGCATGCCTGGCCCCATCTGTCCATTACTATTACGTAGATATTCCATAAAATCAGATTTACGAACTGTATAAAACCATCCGTCCGTAAGCATGTTCCAAAAATCTTCCCCTTCAATCTTTAGCTCTGGATGATCTTTAGCAAAGACAAAATGATCAGATATAGGTGGCATCGGTTCAAAATCAATTGATACCGCCCCTATATCTTGTCGTCTATCTAGTATATTGGTCAGTTTTTCTAGCCAGTTTTTCGTAGGCGAAACAATCTTCAAATCTAAATCTGTCATACAAATATAGTCATATTGCTCAAAAATATGACTTAGATAGCTATTGACTTTCCATAGATTACCAAGATAGTTTTTATCTGACTGAATGAAGCCTCGAATATCGCCATGCTTCAATAGGCGATTGCAATAGGCCTTGATTGTTTCTGATCTTGAAGATTTGCTGTCAACTACTATTAGATCAACATTGTCGTTGTAACTAAGAATGCTATCAACGCATGGAACCAAGTAATCCAAGAACTTCCAATTGCGACCGATTACAAGTGTTTTTTTTTGAATCTTTCAAAGATTTCAGGAGTTCGTTTGGAAGCCATATTGCTTTGAGTTTTCACAATATAAATGATTTTGGCAGACTTATTCTTTTTGAAAGAATAGCCTTCCTTAGCCATACGAACCCACATATCCCAATCTTCAATAGAGTTGATTGAGCTATCAAAATCTCCAACCGACAAACACTTTACCTTATGAACAACACTTGATATAAAAATGAACGCAGCACTTTTCATGTACTCAAGTCCAGGATACTCGTCAGGATTTAATATACCTATTGGATATGCCTTCGAGCCGTTATCGTACTCATGTTCTACTTCAGAATAGCTAAAATCGCAAAATTGCGTATGATTGACTTGAGATTGCAAATATCCTTCAGTCCATATGTCGTCAGAATCACAATAAGCAACATGAGTAAACGATCCGTCAGATCGTATCCTTTCTAGCGCAACATTTCTTGCAGAACTTACGCCTCCGTTTTGCTTATCTATTATTACGATTCTTTTGTCAACATGCTGACCAAGAACCTTTCTAGCCTTCTTATCCTCTTGAGATCCATCATCAACCAAGAACAATGTCCAATCTCTAAAAGACTGTCCAACTATTCCCATAACCGAGCGGACCAAAAGCTCAGAGTCATTATAGTAAGGCATTACAATAGCGACCTTTGGCTTTGCGTTACAAACCTTTATTAGTTTTTTGTCTATAAACGATTGCTTGTTATCAATAATGAACTTAGGAAACGTTGAATCTACTTCAACGAACCTGGGTTTATGGGGAGCGTCAGGTCTGCCTAAAGCTTCAATTTCATTTTCTATGTTATCTTCTATCTTTTGTACGTCTTTAAACTCAGGACGATTTAGTTCTTGATGCGCCCAAGACTCTAGTTTGGTAACTATGTTTGCAGCCCCACCCATCCAGCTAAAATGCCATCCACCGTCTGGAATTCTATCAGACTCCATACATTCAGCATATCTCAAAGCAGTAGGCTTTAGACCTATATCTTTTAACGCCTTATATGTTGTTATACGACTGAACGTGCCTGGCGTAATTGGACTTACGCCAACGCTCATATTTAGATAGTAGTTGTATTGATGTTGCTCAAAGAACATCCAAGCTTTTTGATCTTTATACTGAGATATCTTCGAGCCTCTAGGGATTTCGTCAAGATCTGAAACGATTATGATATCGTTGTCTTTGCATTTGACTAGACCATTAGCAACTGCGTCTCTTTGAAAATGCTCTCTTATCCAAGGGTCGCTAGCGTCTGGACAGTCATCAACAATGACATGGATTATCTTGTGCCAGAATTTTTTGAAACGTTCTTTGTTCTCGTTAAAATACAATGGCTTTGGTTTGCCAGAATGAGTTACTGTCATTTCTGAAAGAACAAAATGATCAACATATGGACCTAGTTCATTCAATCGTATCTCAAGCAAATCTAGTTCATTGAAAAATGAAAAACAATCATAAACCTTTGGCTTATCAATCGCCTTCTTGGTAGCGCTTACCCAAGTAACTCCGTTAGAGTAGTTTGCTTTTACATCAACAAAACCAACTCGCAAAAGATTACTTACAAAAACATCCTTACCTCCGTCATTTGTTGACAAAGAAACCTTGCCCTTACAAACCAAAACTCTATGACATTCTGAAAGGGCAGAAAACAACTCGTTTTCAGAATAACGCTCCAAGAACTTGTCGCAAATGATTTCAATAACGCTATCATTAGCAAGATTGATTTTTCTTGCGTCAAGCATAAGATTCGCTAAAGGGTTGTCCATGTCTGCTGTAAAGAATCCATCTAGCTTATGGCCTTTAGTAAATTGAATACGCAGATTCTTTGTTTTTAGCTTTTGAAGTAACTTAACATTGTTGATTTTGACTCTCTCAAAGTCATCGCCTCTTGTTTTTCCTGAATGATGAAACATTGGATACATACCTTTAGCATACTTGGTAGCTCCATGCAAATTACTATCATTATGAGGAACTTGAACAAGGCTATATCCAGCGTCAATTGCTCTCCAACTAAACTCGGTATCCTCGCCCGCCCCTGGACTAAAATCCTCATCCAATAAGCCAATCTGATCGAACAAACTCTTTCGCATCATTACGCAAAAGAAAATCATAAAATCGTCGCCTGGGATCTTATCTGCATCTCTATAAGGACATTGCCCCTTGAGAGGTCCAGTTATTCCAACTTTGGAATCTTTCAGAAATGGTTCAACAAGCAAATCTATCCATTCGTTCTTCTGTTGATAATCTAGCAAATATACATCATTATTGAGTAGAATGATGTATTCGCCTCTAGCGATTTTGATACCCTCATTGGTTGCGCGAGTATATCCTGCTTGCTCTTCTATCCAAAGAAGCTTGAATGGATTTCCAAGAGAATTTACATAGTCTCTTGTGCCGTCTACACATCCATTTGCAACAACTATAACCTCTACGTTGGAAAGGTCTGTATGTCTAGAAAGACTTTCGATACAGGGCTTTAGAGCGTCTTCAAGATGGTTGTAGGTAGGAATGATAATGGAGTATTTTGGTCGATTATTCCATTTTTCCGCGAATTTATGGCTATGTTCTCCATATTTCCCCCACATCTTATTACCAGCCTTTTTGTAGGTACTACCAATATGCTTCATGTACTTCTTGTTTACATCGAAGCTTTCGTCTTCGTCAAACTGCCAAGACGGATAGGCCATCGTGTAGTTTTTAAGACCCCTAGCTATTGTCTGCATACAATAATCTTCAACATAGAAATGCAAATCATCAAAAGTCTTTTCATCAAATCTGATTCCATGCTCTTTATTTACAAGCAAGCAACATGCGTCAAATCTTTCAACTTCTTTACAAACATCTGGACTTGACCATATTGTATTGTTAGCAAAATCAAATCCAACTATTCCCATTGCGCCAAAATTAGGATGCGCTTCTATTGATTTTTCTATCGCCTCAATCAATCCAGGACCAAATCCAACGTCTTGATGCAAAAACAAAACGTACTTCGTCTTAGCTTCATCCAAAATCTTGTTGTAACTTTTTGCTCCCGAAGATTGTGAAGAAACTGAAATACTAGAAACACCTGACTTGCTAAGGCTTGGCTTTAGATATTTACTAAAAACCTCTTGGTCATGATCTATATATCCAATAGTTATTTCATCTTTAGATGGATACGTATTTCGCAACTTGACGCATATAACAGGGGCAGGAGTAAATGAGCCGTCTGCGCCAAACCATCCAGCTTGAGGTCCAATGCTTTCAACAACAAAGCCTAGGTTTGCCATATAACCCAAAAGCTCTTTGCTCTTGTTTATGTATTTAGGATTAAGATTATCATGTATCTCTAGATATATGATAGAGAATCTCTTTATCATATTTGCGCTTGAATTGTATAGTATTTCAAACTCTGCTCCTTCGCAATCTAGTTTCAAAACCATATCGCCAGAGAAGCCTATGTTTTTCATAACTTCATTCAAAGAAACGCATGATACCGTTTTTGTATCTCTATTTCCCCAAAAACAACTTCCATCCTCGCTTGCGGAAATATTCATTTGCGGACAAGAACCATCCCATACGGCAAGATTATTTGCATCAACCTTGGGCTTATCTCCATAAATAGAAACATATGCTTCACAGTTGCGAATAAAGCGAACATAATTATCTGGTTGAGGCTCAAAACAATAAACGCTATTAGCTCCCATCTCTAAAGCTCTAAAAGCAAAATGCCCATGAAAAGCACCTACGTCTATAACTGTTTTGTTTCTAACATCTTTTTCTTCCATTTTATATACATCTAGATTGTATATCTCGTTAAAAACTCCCCAGTTAGAAGCTAATAGAATGTCATGGAACTTCTGCAATTTAGTTTTAGTTTCTGCTATAAGATCTTTACTCTTGTAATACTCTAAATTATCGCGTACAAATTGAGGGAACGAATCGTCAATCTCTACAGCGGTAAACTGAATACCCCTACCAAATACATCTTGTCCTTTATTGATAGCATTAGCAACGTTTTGATCGTTCTTTACTTCATCATTATTGAATTCTACGTGAGCATAGCTTTCAATTTTCTGAATAATATGCTCTTTATTACCAATAAAACTAAAATGCCATCCGCCATTCTCAATCGTTGTTTTGTAATCGTAATCTCGACTTCCTCTAAACTGCTGAAGATCGCCTCCTTTGATTTCAGCAAAGGTAAAAATACGAAGCTTGTACCACTTTATTGGACAAAGGTAGTTTAATTTATATGAATACAGATTTGTCTGTATGCATGTCAACCCCATTTCTGGTTTATACTGTTTAACAGCGCTAGCTCTAGGAATCTCGTCAATATCAGAGAGAATGATTATATCATTATCTTTGCAATTCTTAAGACCTCTATAGGCGCAATTTCTCTGATATGGTTCTCGTACCCATGTATCATCTGTTTCAGGAAAATCATCAACAATAACATGCTCTATCTTGTGTAAGAATTTTTTGAATCGTTCTTTGTTTTGCTCAAAATATAAAGGCTTAGGCTGCCCTTGATGGGTATACCTTGCTTCTACCAAAACAAATCTATCAACAACGCTATCTAGTTCATTCAGTCGTATCTCAAGTACGTCTAGCTCATTGAAGAATGAAAAACAATCATAAACTCTTGGATGGGGTTTATATTTTTCAAGTAGTCGCTGAGTATTTGCTTTTAGTCTTTCTTCTTGGCGATTATGATAGATTTCCCAGAAGGTAGAACCTCCCGCATGTCTCATAGGGAATGGACAGTCTCTACCCTCATTGCCCATGTTTTCTTTGGTATATGTTACATCATAAGGGACTTCGGCGAGTTTATACCCAGCCTTTTGAGCATTGATACAAAAATCAATATCCTCATGATATCCAATTCCAAATGACTCGTCAAGTAATCCTATTTCTTCAAACAATGATCTTCTCATCATAACGCAGAAGAAAATTAAATATTCATGCTCAACGCATTCATTCCAAGCTTTTCTTGGGCCAGAAATACCAACCGAAGGGTTGTCAATAAATGGCTTCTCAAGTATGTCAATCCAGAAATTTTTATGCTGAGGATTTAGTTCGGTATCATTATTAAGCAGAATTACATACTCGCCTTTGGCAGATTTGATGCCAAGATTCGTTGGCTTTATGTATCCCGAAGGCTTGTCCATCCAGATAAGCTTAAATGGATCGCCTAGGCTTTCAACATAAGCTTTTGTACCATCTGTACATCCATTAGCTACAACAATAACCTCAACTGTTGATAGTTCTGTATACTTTTTCAAACTCTCAAGACAAGGTTTCAAGCAATCTTCAAGATGGTTATAGGTAGGAATAACAATCGAATATTTAGGAGTTTTCTTAGGAGATGGAATTTTTACAGACTCTTTACCTGCATACCATATGTTACCATCAACAGTGAACTTACCCTCAAACCATTCAATAACAGCTTGACGAACGCCAGGCGAATACATAAAATCGTGGCCTGCTATTATTCCGCCTGCTTTTAGCTTTGGAAGCCAGAAAGAAATATCCTGAGATACGCTATCATAAGTATGATCTGCATCAATAAAAATCAAAGCCAAAGAATCGTCAGCAACCAGTTTGGCTGCTTCTTCAGACGGCTTATCAATAACTACAATGTTGTTTTGTAAACCATAGTTGATTATATTCTTTTGGAATGTTAGCTTGATGTTTTCTTTTTGCGCCATTTCAGCAATAACAGATTCGGCAATAGATCCTGCAAAATTATCAACAGCAGTAACGCTAAGAGATCTGTTCTTTATAATATCTTCCAAAGAACACAAAGATCTACCCTTCCATACACCGACTTCTGCCATTGAGCTTCCTTCGGGCAAGAAAGATACTATCTTTCTATAAACTTCAATATCCTTATCCCCAAACCATCCTTCAGGTAGTTGATTAGAACCAAGAGACTTAACTAGTCCTTTAGAGGCAAATCTCAAAAGATTATCTTTGAGGTATTCAGGAAAACTATCATCAACTTCTACAAATGTAGGATCGAAGCGATTGAACAAATCTTTACCGTTAGCGATACAACGAAGAACATGCTCTTTGTTTTTGAACTCGTCTGTATTGTATTCTGTATGACTAAAAGACTCTATCTTATTGATAATCCAATCAACATTACCTAAGTAAGAAAAATGCCATCCTGCGTTTTCCATCAATGGAAGATGAGCCTTACCATGAAGATGTCGAACTTCTTCTGGACTTGTTGTTTTTAGAATAGCATATGTCAATATCTTAGGTTGAACCCAATTATTATGACATTTGCAATTGAAATAATAGTAAAAAACATCTTGAGCAAGATTTACAATACCATGAGCAGGATTGTATCTTTCAATAACATTGCTTCTAGGTATCTCGTCAACATCTGAGATAATGATAATGTCATTGTCTTTACAACCATTCAATCCTCGAACAATAGCGTTTCGCTGAAAATGTTCTCGGTGCCAGTGATTATCTGTTGGAGGAAACTCATCAACAATAACATGCTCTATCTTGTGTAAGAATTTTTTGAATCGCTCTTTGTTGTCTCTGAAATAGAGAGGCTTTGGTTTGCCTTGAAAACTATGCTTGGCTTCTACAAGAACAAACTTATCAACAACGCTATCTAGTTCGTTCAAACGTATTTCAAGCAAATCAAACTCATTATAGAACGTAAAGCAATCGTAGACCTTTGGCTTTTGAGTTTGAGGCTTACCTTCAAAACGAAAAACAGCCAGTCCCTTTCGGACTTGAGGATCTGAGTGTACATAATCGTTTATAAACGTCAAGTTGAACTCATTTGGCTTAAGTAGGTGTTGGAAGAAGCGATAAACTCCCTCAACAAATGCATGATCATGATAAACAAAAATAGTATTTGGCTTTGCATATTTTACGGCAAGAGCGGTATCTCTCATTACAGCTTCAAAAGTATGGTCAGCGTCAATAAAAATAACATCAAACTGCTTACCTGATTCCTCTAGGAATTGTTCTGCTTCTTTAGAGTGACTATTGCCTCTAAAAATGTTTATCTTGCCCGAATTCTTTAGATTGTCTATTCCATCTCTATAAGAATTGGGATTGTCGCCGTCTTTCCATCCAAGGTCAATAGTGTAAACATTCTCTATTTTCAGAACGTCGCAAAGAAGTCTCGTAACACCTCCGTCTGCACATCCAATCTCCAAATAGTTCTTTATATCAAGATCTTTGAAATCAAAAAGAAAACGACTTATCTCTTCTGGGTTTTGTTGTAGACAATATCCTCCTGTATATTTAGCTCCAAAAAAGCCTGCATGCTTAGAACCAACATCTAAAACATAAGAATAGATGTCATTATAAGAAGAAATGATTGGTCTATCTTTCTTGACAGAATTGGCAACAACAGATTCATCACGGAAAATACCGTCCAAAGACTCTTTGCTAACAACAGTTAGTTTGGTTCTTTCATTGAGTTCAGCTTCTATTTTTTGCCCTGCATCGAGAGCTTTTTCCCATTCAGGGAGTATTCTTCTATTAGGGTATTTTCCGTATCTATCCATAAGTATTCTTTCGTTTCTCGCAACTATTTCCGACCATCCTGGTACGCTATGAACTGTCTGGCTTGATTTATGCCATATCGGAAAATAAATAACATGATCTTCTGCGTCTCGAACCTTGGAGAATGAAGCATCATTTGGAACTTGAACAACCTTCAAACCTGCATTATGAAGCTTCCAACAATAATCAATATCTTCTCCATATCCAGGATTAAATATCTCGTCAAGCAATCCGAATTTCTTGATTGTCTCCCACTTAATCATAACACAAAAGAACAACAGAAAGTTGAATTGAGTTTCTTCATGAAAGTTCTTTGCTGCGCCTGTTATACCAACTGATTTATCTGACAAAAATGGAGCCTCTAGCATCGAAATCCAACGACTCTTTTCTTGAGACAAGAACACCATATCGTTATTAACAAGTATGACATACTCGCCCATAGCGACTTTGATGCCTTCGTTAGTTGATTTAGTATATCCCGAAGGTTCGTCTATCCACAACAACTTAAAAGGATGCCCTAAACTATGAACATAGTCTCTTGTACCATCTGTGCATCCATTTGCCACAATGATAACTTCTACGTTGGTAAGATCCGTATGCTTGATTATGCTTTCAAGACAAGGCTTCAAACAATCTTCGAGATGGTTATATGTTGGAATGATAATCGAATATTTAGGGATCATTTGATGTTTCCTTAGCAATAGATTTGGCTCTCTAGTGCTGTCATGTGTAATTTCCTGAAAAGTTATCTTATCTTTGTGATAAATAGGGAATTTGGTATTGATATTTGGATTATGAATCAAATAATCTTTTGTAATATTTAGATCATAATGCATATCTTCTGGAACTTGAACCAAAGATAGACCTGAGTTTTCCAAGCGTATACAAAAATCAATATCCTCTTCATATCCAAGACCAAATCCTTCATCCAGCAAACCTAGCTCTTGGAACGTTTGCTTTCGCACCATTGCGCAATAAAAAACCATATAGTGTTGACGAAACGTTATTTTGTTATCATCCCAAGCAAATCTAATATCTTTGTATGGTCCAGATATGCCAGTTTTAGGATTTTCAAATGGCTTCTCTAGCATTTGAAGCCAAACGTTTTTTTGTTGATTACAAAGCACAATATCGTTATTGAGCAATACGATATACTCGCCTTTTGATTGGCGTATACCTTCGTTCGTTGGTTTTATGTAACCTGAAGGCTTATCCATCCAAATAAGTTTGAACGGATCGCCTAAGCTATTTACGTATTGCGAAGTACGATCATTGCAGCCATTTGCCACAATGATAACTTCAACATTTGACAAGTCAGTATACTTGATTATGCTTTCAAGGCAAGGCTTGAGACAATCTTCAAGATGATTGTAGGTAGGAATAACAATCGAATATTTAATTTTTCGTGGGTCTGTATTCAAGTTTCAGTTTCCGTATAAAGTATATCGGAAGACTGTCAACAACACAGAATGTCTACACTACTTATCCAAACTTTATGCCAGGATTACCACCTCTTGATCCTCTTGGACCAATACGAGGAGTTTGTACGTTTGGCAAGTTATGTGTTTTAGCTGCGCAACAAGTCTTCAAAAGCTCAAAAGTCTTATCTATGCTTGCGCCCAATTCTTGATCTACTCTCGTAAGCTCGTCAAGAGTTTTTCCTGTAGAAACAAGTATAGCTGCCAAAATATGCTGTTCAAGTTGCGTAAAATCGCAGTCCACTACGCCGCCTGCTGTAAGCGTTCTTGAAGTATACTCCCAAATCTGTTGAGGAGTTATGGCAGAGCTTGTAAGAGTTCGAGTTCCATATTCCCATACTTTCTTGGCAATCTCCAAAAACTCGCTATTCGCTTTGCCCCAACAGACTTTTAGCGTTCCTGCAAGACAATCTATATTTCTACTTGGAGACGCGCCTTTTTGTCGCCAAACCTCTATAGAATAATATTCACTTCCTACCACGATAGGGATATTAGTCAAGTCATTGATTGTATAGCTATACCATCCAATTCTTTGAGAATCTTCGGCAAGCGGTATAACAAAAGAGCTTTGGGCCGCTAAGGTGTATGTCTCAAACGTGCCTGTTGACACTTTCCAGGCCTTGCTTGGTTCTTGGGCAGAAAAGAGAACGGCATAAAAAGTCAAAGATGGTTGATCTTCATATGTAATTTCAAACTTAGTATCGAAGTCAGTAACGCAGGCTTCGTTACATCCGCAAGCAGTTGACAAGCTTTCTGTGTCAATGAACGAGATTACCTTGGATGTATCTGCTTGATCATAAAACTTTACTCCTCCGCGAAAATTCGTAGGAAAGTTCGTGTACTCCCAAATATAGAAGCCTTCTCCGATTTCAACAAAGCCATCCGTAATAAGAGAAGTTATATTGGTTCCGTCTGATTTGATAAGCTGAGCAGCAAGATCAAGTCCAGCAAAAGGAGTTCCAAGATTGATTGAAATAGTTTGCGTTGTTGGCATTAGGTTATCTCTAAGTACGAAAGCGATACGTCTAGTCTATTAGAATCAGCAGCTTTTACCTTTAATACATCTCCATCCTCTAAAACTATAGGTTCGGTAATAACTTGCAAAGAAGATTGTATTGGAACTAGAGCCGTTTTGATAATGTAAACATCGGCTCCGCCGCCACTTTTTCGAATACATACGTCAATCGTTGACGAGTTTGAAGCGTCAACATTTCCAATATACAAACTCTTTACTATGGCCGTTGTTGACGAAGCTACAGTATACAAACTCGTAAGAGATGTTGAAGAAAGATTACTACATATTGATTTGAATGTTTGTGGCATTATGGTGGACCGCCGTAATATGGATGACTAACAGAAAGACTGGAATTTAAGCCCCACTTCCAAGCAACATAACCCTCAATTACTTGCCTATCAAGCGTAACTAATGCGCTATTATATACAATAAACTCAGCAATTTGACAAGAAGTTGTCTCTAAAGTTCCAGAGGCATCATATCCGCTAAAGGCAAACTTATCTCCTAGTCTATCAGTAAGACCAGAACTTGATCCAGTAGATACCCCAAACTCATATAATATTCCTGAAGATCCTGATTGAGTAAAAGAAATAATTCTCCAATTAGTATCATTTGCGCTACCGCCAGGATCAAGAAATGCACCTGCATATCCTGTTAGAACACTTTTAGAAGCATGCCAGCCAAGAAGCCAGTTACGAGGCATATAAACACCAGAAAACACTCTATTAGCACTTCCAGTTGTTAATCTAGCCAAAGCAACTATAGTATAAGTTGTTCCTGTATCAGTAAGCACCCCTCGAACTCTTCCTTCTCCTGCAACAAATTCAACAACTCCTAGTCCATTCAAAACAGCAGTTTTATAAGTTGGACTTGGAGAGCCTACAATATTTGCAGATTGAGCAGAATCTCCGCCGCGAGGATTCCAAGCATTTACTGCATCATTATTAGCAAGTCCAAGATTAGATGAATCCATCCAAAGCAATAACCCAGATTGATTGGTTGGAGTAAAAAGAGCAGAACTAAACGAGCCTCCAATTCTTTGAAGGTAGTGCTTTTGAGAACTGATAACGCCAGCTTTCGTTGTTCGTTTATCAATACCAATATAGCCACTATTTAGTCCCATTTTCACCCCATAAACCATAGTGCTGACAAAGAACTATCAGAACTAGAACCAATCGCAGAAAGCGCAAAATTGGCTCTCCAAAGATTAATATTGTCTGTATCGGTTAGATTTTTAGCTCGAACCTCTATATAGTCATCGGCAGCTAGAACAAGAATACCTGTTAGAGATACAGAAAAATAAGAAGTAGCTCCATTGTTATATTCTGTCCAATTTCTTGTAGATATATTTGTTACAGAGCCATTCTTGAATATAGCAAATATATAGGAATCTTCCTCTGAAGTAGCTCTAAAAGAAAGACTACAAGTTACTAAAAAAGCTCCGCTAGAGTTTGCAGTAATCGAAGATGTTGATAAAGTTGTTGAAGAAGACGATCCCGCTCCAAGACCATCTATTACGTCCCAATCTCCCGAACCATCATAAGTCCAACCGCTAACTCCATCGCCTGTATAAAGTATTTCTCCATAAGCAGGAGTTGTAGAAGACGACATACCACTAAAACCAGAAAGCCCAGAATAACCTGAATATCCACTCTTTCCGCTATAACCACTAAAACCTGACGCTGCTGAATAACCTGAAAAACCTGAAATAGAACTATAACCACTAAAGCCAGACCTACCACTATAGCCTGAAAAACCGCTTTGGCCAGAATAACCTGAAAATCCAGATACGCCAACGCTTGAATAACCTGAAAAACCGCTTATTCCATTTCCAGAGTAACCACTAAATCCAGATCCGCCTGCTCCACTATAACCTGAAAAGCCAGAACCACCAGCGCCAGAATATCCCGAGAATCCTGATCCACCAGTGCCAGAATATCCCGAAAAACCGCTTGAGCTTATAGAAGAATAACCACTAAAGCCCGAAATTCCCCCTCCTGAATAACCAGAAAAACCTGATATACCTGTTCCAGAGTAACCACTAAATCCAGATCCACCTGCTCCGCTATAACCTGAAAATCCAGAACCACCAGCGCCTGAATAACCACTAAAACCTGAGCTACCATTACCAGAATAACCCGAAAAACCAGAAGTTCCTGCTCCGCTATAACCAGAGAAACCTGATCCTCCTGCACCTGAATATCCAGAGAAACCTGATTTACCACTATAACCAGAATAGCCACTACGACCAGAATCTCCTATTCTTACAAAACTAACAATCATTTCAGTTTCAGCGGGAGGCGCAGATGCTAATGTACCGCTTGAGAAACCTACTTGAAGAGTCGCATAGGTTGTATGATCCGTCAGAACCCCAGTAATATAAAAATCAACATATTGCGTATAATCGCCAATAGTATAAAATCGAAGAACACCTTTTATACTATTTGTACTATCATCAAGCGCTCTAACCCAATCAATTACATTTGTTCCGAGTCCATCTGTATAACTAAAATTAAGAGCACTTGTTGATGTAAAATCTCCATCATCAGAAGTAAAATATCCTTCACCTGGATCAACTCCTGCGTGATTATCATTGTAGAAAATATATAAACTATCTCCGCCTGGAAACCCTTGCGGACCTGGAGCGCCGCCTGCTCCTGATCTGCCACTATAACCAGAAAATCCGCTTGCGGCGGAGTACCCGCTAAAACCTGACAACCCACTTGTTGAGCTATATCCACTAAAGCCAGAAGTAGAACTATAACCAGAAAAACCTGATGTACTTGAATAACCACTAAAACCCGAACGACTGCTATATCCTGAGAAACCACTACTACCGTCTCCTGTTCCTGAAACGTTAGCGTTCTCCCATTTTTGGGTTGTTGAATTATATACAAGAGCTTGTCCGCTGCTCGGAGACGAGACGGCTACATCTACAAGCTCTTTCAAAGTTCTTACTATTTTTACTGCTGATGGCATGTCAATTTATACTAATTTTTGACCAGTTAACCTTCAACTTAGAAAACACTATTTGATGAGGAAGGCGACTGCATAGCTCCCACATCTCTATATCTCATCAATCCTGTTGATCTTCCAACGGCAGTTGGTTTCAAAAAGAAATTCTTACTAGTAGCATTTACATAATCACTAGTTGCATTTCCGTTATCAACTGTTAGAGCATCTTTTGCAGGCCAATCTCCAACATTTACATCTGCGTTTGTATTGTCTCTTGTTCTATTTTTAATCATCGTAAATTGAGTTACTGATGTATAGTTGTTATTATAGAATCGGTTACAATCAGTTACATGATTATTTACCAAAGCTATATTACAATAAGGCATATTGCCCGAGTTTGGAAGATCTATTGCGCATGTAGTACAGTTGTAAAACGTATTGTTTGAAACACAAGGGCTTTGACCAAAGGAAATTGACGCTATTTGCACGCCTATAGTAGAATCGTAAATAACGCAATCAATAACAGCAAAACATCCAGAAAATACGCAAATTGCGATTCCCGCTGCTCCTGTAATTTTACAACCAACTATACTAGTTCCAGCATTAGCAATAATTGAATAAGCTGCATCAGTGCCAGTTTTTATAGAATCACATCCAACTATGGTTTGGGCAAAATCCCCAACCGAAATAGCAGAGGATACAGAAAAACCTGTATTATAGTTGTTGAGGATTTTACAATTATACATCCATGCATATCCTCCAACATACATAAGTTCATTTGATCTGCTTCCTGATATATTAAGTCCTTCAAGCATAACACATGCAACTGTTTGTAAGCGATCTTGCGCAGAAAGATTAATAGTTGGCATGCCTGTAGTTACAAGATTTCCATTTGAATCTCTAGAATAAACCAAATCGCCTGGGGTTGTGGTATATCCTCTAATCCAAGCAGGAGAAGCAGCCGTTGGAGCGGTACCTCCATTTGTTATGCCAACTCCTCCAAAGTTCAAGTTATATGTTCCTGCTTTTACATTAAGTCGTATACCTAGACCGACAGATTGCCAGCCTGTTTGAAAATCCCAAGCATCTGTTGTATCATTAGTTCCTCCATTGCTAGAAGAACCTGATGTTGTTACATATCGTTCTGTAAAAGCCATATAAAATTCCTATTAGTTTCTTGGCAAAGAAATCGTAACTTCCAAACTTCTAACGCAAGTTCTAGCAACCAAAGCTTGAGTTTGAGTATCTTCAACTGTTTGAACCAATCCTTGAGCAAGCGTCATAAAACCAATAAGTTCACTATTGGTCATATTTGTTACGCCAGGCCTTGCTTCTTGAATCACTTCGTTATCAGAAGGAACAAGCGAAGAAATTTGCTGCCACTTGATTACATCATCTTTCAATAAAGCATAAAGCGCTCTCAAGATTTCTGCTCTATTATGAATTCTTTGAGAAACAAAATTCACTACTTCTTCATTTGTATTGTCTGCCATTCTTATCTCCTTATCATTTCTACGATTAGCGATACTTGCGTAATGTTTGCAGGAGTCGTTCCTGAATCAACAACAAACTCTATAACATCACCAGCATTAACCTGTGTGTTCCATCCTTTTAGGCTAAAATCTTCATAAGATTGTGCTGAAGAAAGAGTTGGCTTGCTAGAAGCACAAATAGAAGTGGTTGTTGGAAAAGATTTGTAATTACATTTTTTTATATCTAAAGCTATTGTTCCTGATTGATCTGCAAGTAACGTTACTTTTGTAATTATTCCTGCGGCTGGCAATCTAGTGTATCCCTTAGAACCTGTAGTTATAACGCCGCCACCACCGATGGTTATGCCAAATGTTTCTAGGTTTGTTGCAGGATTTGGCTGAGCAAAGCCATAAAAACTTTGTTCCATAAAACACCTCGATTAGTAGTCACCCGCAAAAGCCTGTCCAATCCATGATTCAGCACTGTTTCTAACTGAAAAAGTAAACACAAGAGTATGGCCGTTACCAACAACAAATGGGGTTATATTAGGTCGCCATACAGCGCTGGCTGTTTGCACTGTATTACTTGGAGTTGTAGCTGTTACTGAAACTTCTCCAATCAAATAATAAGTTGTCGAAACAACATAAAAAATTCGAATAATGGCATTTGAGCTTTGCGCTGTTGCCATAAAAGAAGCTCCATCAACTCTTGTTCCGTTAGCGCCTCCTGTTACTAGAGTTGCTTTATTGGTAGGAGCAGAAGTTCCCATTCCTGTGTCAGCGGCAGACAAAGCAACAGGAGTAAACTGTGGTGTTAGTGTAAATATTGGATTGGTATTTGCTGGCATTTATTTTACCTCAAAAGAATACTATTAACTATCGGAAAACCTATCATGTAAATGTTGAATAAGCGAAGACTGCGGCAGAAGGATTTCCCCAGCCTGAATAACCTGAGAATCCTGAAACTGCTGAATATCCACTGAATCCAGACTTACCGCTGTATCCTGAGAAGCCCGAAATTCCTGAGTAACCGCTGAAGCCAGATGTTGAAGAATATCCACTAAAACCTGAAGCGGAGCTATAACCAGAGAAACCGCTCAAACCTATATAGCCTGAGAATCCACTTGTTCCAGAATAACCTGAGAAACCTGAACTTCCTACAGGTCCAGAATAACCTGAGAATCCACTTTGTCCTGCTCCGCTGTATCCTGAGAAGCCTGAACCACCACTGTAGCCTGAGAAACCTGATTTACCAGAATATCCTGAAAATCCTGATGTTCCTGAGTATCCACTAAAACCGCTTGTTCCGCTATAACCTGAATAACCAGAAAGTCCTGTTCTAGCAAAAGTAACAATAATTGGATCGTTGTTTGAAAATGTTCCATTGCTGACTACGTGGCTAACGGTTATTCCTATAGCAGCGCCTGCACTTGGATCTTGATATAGTTGAGAACTTATCTTGTAGTCTGCAAAAACACTACTATTATTGCGTTTTACAAGACGTAGTATACCTGTTGGACTACTACTGCTTTCTTGCAATGCAACAATCCAACTAACAATATTTACGGTATCGCTATTAACTGCATCCAACCATAGCAGCGTAACAAGAGATGGCGTAGCGGAGTTTCCATATGAAGCATATCCTGCGCCAGGATTATCTGTTGTCGAACTATTGAAATAGTAAGGCTGGCTATCGCCGCCAAACATACCGCTATAACCCGAGAACCCACTTAATCCTATAAATCCGCTATAACCAGACTTACCACTATAGCCTGAAAAACCTGAAGTAGAACTGTAACCCGAGAAGCCTGAAGTAGAAGAGTAGCCACTAAAACCTGAAAGCCCTATATAGCCACTGAATCCACTTTGTCCTGAATATCCGCTAAAGCCTGATGCTCCTGAATAGCCTGAGAAACCTGAAAGTCCGACTAAGCCCGAATAACCACTAAATCCACTTAGACCAGAATATCCTGAGAATCCAGACAACGAAGAGTAACCACTGAAACCTGATTGGCCTGAATATCCTGAGAAACCTGAAGTTGAGCTATAACCACTAAAACCAGAGGTTGAAGAGTATCCAGAGAAACCAGATGTTGAGGAATAGCCTGAATAGCCAGAAAGTCCAGAGTAACCTGAGAAACCACTCGTTCCACTGTATCCTGAGAAACCTGACTTACCACTATATCCTGAGAATCCACTGGCTCCTGAGTATCCCGAGAAACCTGATACACCTGAATATCCAGAGAAGCCACTTATTCCAGAATAACCGCTGAAGCCCGAAAGTCCATTATTTCCTGAATAACCTGAGAAACCACTTGTACTAGAATAGCCACTAAAGCCCGATTTACCACTGTAACCTGAAAAACCTGATGTTGAGGAGTAACCAGAAAAACCTGAGAAACCAGTCATGCTAAATGAAAGTATTACTTTTTCATCGTTTACAAATGATAAAACATTATTACCAGATAAATAATCTAAATACAAAACAAATGATGCTGAAGCTCCTGCAAAATCATCTATACCATGAGATACGTTATATATTGCAAAGCTATTAGAATCACCTATTTTGCTTACTCTTAACTGGCCTCTATTAAAAAGCGTAGTTGTGTTGAATGATAATAGCCAATTAGTTACGTCTGCACCAGCAGCGCTTGTTGGCGATACCCAAAGATTTGCTACATCTGATAAATCTGCATCTCCACTTGTATATACATAGCCAGCAGCGACAGGGCTAGACAGATCTGTAACGTTAATAAAGAACTCAACCGTGCTTCCTCCAAAAAGACCAGAATAACCACTAAATCCTGATCTTGATGAATATCCGCTAAACCCAGACAGCGAGCTATAACCAGAAAAACCAGATAATCCTATTGAACCTGAGTAACCTGAATATCCTGAAGTCGAACTATATCCAGAGAAACCACTTCTGCCTGAATAGCCGCTGAAACCTGACAGTCCTATATAACCGCTGAATCCGCTTGTTCCAATATAACCACTAAAGCCTGACAGTCCTATATAACCACTATATCCAGAGGCTCCAACAGTACCAGAGTAACCGCTAAATCCTGAGCGTCCGCTATATCCTGAAAAACCTGAATCGCCAGTTGTAACAAATGTCGCAACTACAAGCTCATTATCATCCCAAGATGTAAAAACTCCAGGCCAATCTATAGGATCAACGGTAAGTTGATAATATGTTGTTCCGTTTATGGTTGGTGCGCTTATTCTTGTAAGCCACCATCTTGACTGATTTGAAAGAGAATAGAATTTCAACCATCCCTTCTTAGGATTAGTTGAAGCGTCCATTAGTTGAAGGAAGCCAAAGGCGCTTTGTCCATTAGCGTCTATAGCGCTTATACAAATTGTATTAGCAGCATCTACCGCGTCATTTATTTCAAAATATCCATCGCCAGGGTCTCCCGAAGCAGGAGCGGTACTAAATTTGAATAGCTGAGAGTTTCCTCCAAATAATCCTGAATAACCTGAGTAACCACTCGTACCACTATAGCCGCTATACGCACTTAAACCTGAGTAACCGCTAAATCCACTCAAGCCTACATAACCACTAAAGCCTGATTTACCGCTATATCCAGAGAATCCACTTATTCCTGAGTAACCTGAGAAACCAGACGCTGAAGAGTATCCACTAAAGCCGCTTGTTGAACTATATCCTGAGTAACCTGATGTTCCTGAGTATCCTGAGAATCCAGACGTTGAGGAGTAACCAGAAAAACCACTCAAACTTGAGTATCCACTAAATCCAGATGTTGACGAGTAGCCTGAGAAACCAGATGTAGAACTATAGCCAGAGAAACCTGAAAGAGATGAGTAACCGCTAAAACCAGATGTAGAGCTATATCCACTAAAACCAGAAGCCCCAGAGTATCCTGAGAAGCCGCTCGTACCGCTGTATCCTGAGAAACCTGACTTACCACTGTAACCTGAGAAGCCTGAAGTTCCTGAATAGCCACTAAAGCCAGAGATTCCTGAGTAACCTGAAAATCCACTCGCACCTGAGTAACCGCTAAAGCCAGAAGTTGAGCTATATCCAGAGAATCCGCTCAGTCCAATGTAACCTGAGAAACCAGATTTTCCGCTATAACCGCTAAAGCCTGATAACCCAATGTAACCACTGAACCCGCTCAGCCCAACATAGCCAGAAAACCCACTCAAACCTATATATCCGCTGAACCCTGATGTTGAACTATAACCACTAAATCCTGAAGTGCTTGAATATCCTGAGAAACCTGATGTTGAAGAATAGCCAGAGAAACCTGATGTGCTTGAGTAACCACTAAAGCCTGAAGTAGAAGAGTAACCTGAAAAACCTGACTGTCCTAGATATCCAGAGAAACCAGAAGCTGAACTATAACCGCTAAAACCTGATTTACCTGAGTATCCGCTGAAACCAGAATATCCAGAGAAACCACTAAAACCAACATCTCCAACCCTAGTCCATGTAACAATAAGAGGATCTTCGGCGTTAAATCCTGTTGTTATTCCTGTTACATAGTCAATTGCTACAATGAAATATCCATTTGGTTGCAATACGTCAGTTACTGCAAAATCAACAAATACAGAAGAGTCTCCTTGCTTAACAATTCGCACATAGCTCTTAGGAGTATTAGTAGAAGCTCCCCATGCAGTAAGCCAATTCCAAATAGTAATTCCATCTCTATTTGTACCATAAATATACAAAACTGTTGCTGTAGAATAATCAGTGCCATCAAAATGCAAATGTCCTGTGGTTGGATCGCTATTATCTGTTGCTGTATTAAACAGATAAGGCATACTATCTGCGCCAAACATGCCTGAATAACCAGAATATCCAGATCTGCCGCTATATCCGCTAAAACCTGAAACTCCCGAGTATCCTGAGAAACCACTAGTTCCAATATAACCAGAAAAGCCTGATTGACCAGAGTATCCAGAGAAACCTGAAGCGGAAGAATAACCGCTAAAACCTGAAGTTGAAGAGTAACCTGAGAAACCGCTTAACCCCAAATAGCCTGAGAAACCACTAAGTCCAACAAAACCTGAAAAACCACTCAAGCCTATATAACCAGAAAAGCCTGATTGTCCAACAAAACCTGAATATCCACTTTGACCAATATATCCAGAGAATCCAGATGTTCCTGAATAACCACTAAATCCTGATGTTGAAGAGTATCCTGAGAAACCTGATGTTGAACTGTAGCCACTAAATCCGCTCAATCCGCTCAATCCTACATAGCCGCTAAATCCACTTAATCCAACGTAACCAGAGAAACCTGAACTTCCGATGTACCCAGAGAATCCGCTTAAACCTATGTAACCGCTGAAGCCTGATACTCCAACAAATCCTGAGTATCCACTTGTTCCTATATATCCCGAAAAACCAGATGCACTTGAGTAACCACTAAATCCTGAAGCAGAACTATATCCAGAGAATCCTGATTGACCAACATAACCAGAGAAGCCGCTCTTACCTGAATAGCCGCTAAATCCTGATTGACCAACATATCCAGAGAATCCGCTATTACCAGAGAATCCTGAATCTCCCAAATTTCCAGATCTTGAAAACGATATGATGACTGGATCATTATTACTAAATGTTCCATTGCCAGTTGCATATGTTATTTGTACATCATAAAATCCAACCCCAGAATCTATTCCAGCATATGTTAATAAATAGTCAACAAAAACAGAAGAATTATTACGATGTACTATTCTTAGATTTCCAGCTATAGGATTGGTAGAAGTACAAAGACTGCTAATCCATGTGCTTATATCAACTCCGTCAGCATTAATTGGATCAATAACAAGAACGCTCGCTAAAGAATAAGTTGAGTTATTGAATCTTATAAACCCGTTACCTGGATCGGTGTCGGCAGTTGTAGTGCTAAAGAAATACGGCTGACTATCTCCCCCAAACATTCCTGAATAGCCACTGTAACCAGAAATACCAACATACCCTGAGAATCCTGATTTACCAGAATATCCACTGAAACCAGAAGTTGAAGAATAACCAGAGAAACCACTCAACCCTATATAGCCTGAGAATCCTGACGTTCCAATATATCCAGAAAAGCCTGAAGTTGAACTATAACCAGAAAATCCACTAATACCAACGAAGCCACTAAAACCTGACTGTCCAAGATAGCCAGAGAAACCAGAGGCACTTGAGTATCCGCTAAATCCAGATGTTGAACTGTAACCACTAAAGCCAGATGCGCTTGAATAACCAGAGAAACCGCTCGTAGAAGAATATCCACTAAAGCCAGATGCGCTTGAATATCCTGAGAAACCTGAAGCAGAACTATAACCAGAGAACCCTGAGGCGCTTGAATATCCGCTGAAGCCACTCAAGCCAATATACCCTGAAAATCCTGATGTACCAATGTAACCACTAAATCCGCTTAATCCAATATACCCTGAGAATCCTGATGTACCAATGTAACCAGAAAAACCACTCAAGCCAACATAACCACTAAAGCCTGATGTTGAACTATAACCGCTGAATCCTGAAGCGCTTGAATAGCCACTGAAACCTGATGTTGAAGAATAACCGCTGAATCCTGATCTACCTGAATAACCAGAAAAACCTGAAACTGAGGAATATCCAGAGAAACCACTCAGCCCCGTTGCTCCTGTTGATCCAACATCTCCTGCTCTTGTAAACGATACAACTACAATATCTCCATTAACAAATGGAGTATCGCTTGGATTAGAAACAACAGGAACAACGGGGATAAACAATCCCCACGTATTTCCTCCGTCAACAGTTACATTACCTGTTATTTGAAAATCTGCAAACTTGGCAGAATTATCAATAGCAAATATTCTAATTGATCCACGAATGCTATTTGTTGAATCATCTAAGCTATTTATCCAATTAGTAACATCAGCACCATTATAGTCATAAGTATTAATGCCTATATAAAGCGCTAGACTTACAGAGGGCGTTGTATTTCCTGGGCTTGTTTCCCAATTTACAACGCCTGGGAATGGGCCAGATCCTGATACTCCACCTTCAAGATACTCATAAACAAAACTATCACCACCAAAAATACCTTGGTAGCCAGAAAATCCAGATAGTCCTGTCGCTCCATTTATTCCTGAACGACCGCTGTATCCGCTAAAGCCAGACGTTGAAGAGTATCCACTGAATCCCGATGTACTTGAGTATCCAGAAAAACCACTTGTTGCGCTATAACCAGAGAATCCTGAAGTAGAACTGTAACCTGAGAAACCTGATTGCGAACTGTAACCACTAAAACCACTTTGGCCTAAGTATCCCGAGAAGCCAGAATGTGAACTATATCCACTAAAGCCAGAAGTGCTTGAATAACCTGAAAAGCCAGATGTTGAAGAGTAACCAGAGAATCCACTCGAACCTATGTAACCAGAGAAACCACTTTGACTTGAATACCCTGAGAATCCTGACTTTCCAGAATACCCTGAAAACCCTGAAGCAGAACTATAACCAGAGAAGCCTGAAGTGTTAGCAAGTTGAACCCATGTTGGAACATTATCTATCTTTTGCCAGATAATTCCAGTAGTGGAATCATAAAAGAAATCACCTGCTGTTCCTGTGTTCTGATCAAATGATCCAAAATCAGGGCCTGTATACCACTGTGTTCCTCTAAAACCGCTATATCCAGAATATCCTGATTGACCATTGAAACCTGAATATCCACTTTGTCCGATGTAGCCCGAGAATCCTGACGCAGAACTATAGCCTGAGAAACCAGATTTTCCTGAGTATCCACTAAAACCAGACGTTGAAGAATATCCAGAAAAGCCAGAAGTAGAAGAGTAACCAGAGAAGCCCGATACTCCTACATAACCAGAGAATCCACTTTGACCAATATAACCAGAGAAGCCTGAAGTACCAATGTAGCCACTAAATCCAGATTGTGAACTATATCCACTAAAACCTGAAGTAGAAGAGTAACCCGAGAAACCAGATGTTGCAGAGTATCCAGAAAAACCACTGTGACTACTATAACCGCTAAATCCTGATGTTGCAGAGTATCCAGAAAAACCGCTTGTACCAACTGCCGAATAACCACTAAATCCTGAAACCCCAGATCCTGAATAGCCTGAGTATCCTGAATTAGAAGAATAGCCACTAAAGCCACTTGTTGACGAGTAACCTGAATATCCTGAATTGCCAGCGTAACCAGAATAGCCGCTCGAACCAACAGCGCTAGGCACGTTTACCCATTTATGAGTTGCTGTATCATAAATAAGCGTATCTTGATTTTGAACGTTAGTTATATTTACATCAGATAGTTGATTTATAGCTAAGGATTCAAGATCGCAAACTCTAAGAACAAGTTGATCTAGGGCATCATCAACATTGCCTGGATCACTACTTCCTTCCCAGCAAGCGAGAGAGTTTGGCTCATAAGCTACATCTGAAGCATCAACGGGTCCACCATGCAACTCAACTTCTGTAAGTCTATCAGCAAGTATATCAAGAGCATGCTCAACTGTTCCTGGATCAACATTGCTCCAATCGCCCAAAACTGACGGATCGTAAATGATCTCGTTAGCATTAGGGAAACAGCATTTGTTACGAGGAACATGAGGCATTAAGACTTCCTGTTATTTTTGAGAAAGACGACCAATCTCGTCATACAATAGTTGAGGGTTCTTTATATTACTTCCATTCTTTCTTAATTTTTGAAATGCCAATACTGCGACTCCTGCAACTGCTGCTGTATGCATACTACTACCGCTCATGGTTGCAAATTTAGAATCGACAAATGTTGTTTCAAACTCTTGTAGAGGAAGAACGATACCTCTAGCTTTACCGTCAACTCGAACAACTTCATTACTCGTTATATTATTAGCATATCCTACCGAAAAAACCTCGTCATATCGGGCAGGAAAATCAGCATCTCTTGTTCTTGTAGCATAGTTGCCTGCTGCTGCAAAAATCGCTATACCGCACCGATTGGCTTTTTTTATAGCGTCATGAAGGTTTGGATTCTCTTTAGTCGTTCCAAACGCCATAACGATTATGTCAACTTCTCGAACAATTGCCCAAAAGATTGATTGTATAACAGAGTTGAACTCTCCATTGCCATCTGAGTCCAACAAGCACTTACCAAAGTATAAATCTGTTAGTGGGGCAAATCCTTGCAAACTATGATTTTTGGAAGCTATCAATCCTGCAATAGCAGTTGAATGTCCGTAAACATCAAAAAGACTTCCGCTTGTTGTAAAATTTGCGCACTTATGAGGATCTGTACTAATATCATTATGAATAGGACAACCACTATCTAATATTGCAACTCTTACGTATTTCCCATCTCCGTAGATTGGCTGAAATCCCATCATTGAAGGCTCATACGTCACACGCTTCTTCGGTCGATCGTAGGTTTTCTTCAACTCCGTCTTTTTCCATTTGAACTCGCCAGTCTCCATCTGATATCCTATAGTAATTTCCTCTTCCAAAAAACTCAAGCCTTGTGTTCAATCCTATAACATCTAAGAACTCAACGTTCTTCCTCAATGCGATAGAGGCATGAAGAGTAAATAAATCATCCGTCAGTATATACATGCAACGATTTATCTCGTCCATCCTCTTGAAAAGATTCTTCTTCATAGGAACATGCCAAATATCTGTCATTTCTAGCTTTAGGTTGTTTTTTACAAACGTTCTAAGAGGATCGTGAGATATGGCGATGCCCGTCTTCTTTCTATTTGTTTTATTCTTAGGAAAGTATGCAAGGTCATACCCTTCGCCCTTCCATGTCATGCCACAAAGTCTAAAAATAACCTGTAGCGCATGCCTCTCGCTTTTGTTACCATTATGCATGATAGAAAAATATTCATCAGCATCAGCATTAAGCGATGTTACAGAACCTAGTTTTTCAGTAAAGCCCTTTTTATCAACAGAGGGGATCTCTGTCATAAAATTACAAGCCTCAAGACTGGGACTCATATTGATGGCTAAATCAAACTTTTCAATATTTGGGGATATATAACCGCTTATGGCTTCAACGCTCTTGTTGAATTGAATAATCGGAAAACTTTCTTGACTTACAAAGAATGAAATCGAGGCTGACGGATAAGCATGCTTCAAGCCTCTAATAAGGCTTGTAGAAGCAAGTACGTGCCAAGGTTGTTCAAAATTCAGTATTGCAATCTTCATTTAGTAACCTTTTTTGAAGCCAGCGCCAGGAGATAGATCAATCTCAATTGGGTCGTCAACACTACCCTTAGCGCTAAACTTACCTTTCTTACCTTCTGCTGCGTCAGAAGCAGAAACGCCGCTATCAACAAGAATGTTGTTCTTCTTGTTATGAAAATCTGTCTTCTTTGCGTTTACTTCTTCTAGAATTTGATTCTTTTCTTCTTCTCCAACGATCTCAAACAAACCGCTCTTCATTCCGTCAACAACATATGAGCAGTTTTCTAGTAGGCCTTCTGGAAGGTCTTGTATCTTTCTTAAATCTCCCGCTCCCTTGAAGGTATATACCTTATTAGCATATGATACCATCATTGCTCCGCTTTGAGTTGTATGAAAATACAACTGTTCATTTGCTACTATAGTCTGATCGCCTAGGTCGTCTTCTGTCATTGATTCTTGTATGACTTGCAGAACCTCTTCTCCTGAAGTCTCAACAGCGTCAGTAACATAAATTACATTGTTACCGCTTAGAATAGATTTGAGAGTTTTCGTTTGCGACCAAGAATATACTGTTACGATTTTATCGCAAATTGTTATTGTTCTATCAGTTGGATTTAGAAACACTATCATTTTTTATTCCTTTCCAAGCTATGTCCAGTATGCTCTTAGCCGTCTTCCCTACAACCTCTCCGCTAAAGCGACTAGTTATAGCATTTTGAAGCAAAACGTTTTTGCTCTTTATAAGTTCGTAGTTTTTCCGCGCAAAAATCATGGATTCAGCCAGGTTATCTATGAACTTATCGGATTTCAAACTAGGAAATGGCTGATTGTCCCAATAATGAATTCCTGTCTCTCCGTCTTTAGGTCGCTCTATCGTGTCAATATCAACCAAGGTTGAGTTTTCGTCATTCAAAAAATCCATCTGCCCGCCATACCGAGTTGATATAACTGGAAGACCGCAAAGAGAAGCTTCGCAGAACGGGATACCAAAACCCTCTCCCCTTGAAGGAAGAACGAATACATTGGAAGCCTTGTAGAAGGACGGCATCTGATATTCAGGAACGTTTTTATGGCACAATAAAATTTTGTGTGTAGATAATTTATAATTTGTTAGGTAATTAATTTCTTTTTTGATAGCCTCTCTCTTGGCTTTGGATCTCTCCGCAACCAGCAGAACAAGGCTTACGTCGTCAGAGTCTGAAAATGCTCTGGAAAAGGCTTTAATTAGGGCATCTGAGCCTTTTCTGTATCCCCATGTCATGACGCTTGTAAAGACAAATCCAGAGAGCTTTGGACGGAACTCATAAGGCGCAACTTGCTCCTTGTACAAGAATTTATTTATAATGGGTGGCATTAAATATATTTTGCCTACATAACCGCTTCTTTCATATGCTTGCTTGGAAAAGCTACTTGTTACCCATAGCTCGTCGTATTGATTAGCTGAGTCTATAAACTGTCTAGGAACTTCAACCGATTCTGCTGTTGTATAGAGTATCTTGTATGGCTGGCTATTTGCTTGGCAATGAGTTGGAATAACGCTATCAATAAGTATAGCGTCTTTTCCCATAGGTTTTCTGAACATAGACAACATGCGAGCTTCAACTTCATTCAAATCGTTGTGTCGCATTGAAATAGGATCTATTTCTACTCCTATACCCTGTCTTGCAAGATTTAGAACAAGATTACGATTGACCTTAGCATAGCCGCTAGATTCATAAAAATGACCCCTAACAATCGTTTCTATGTTCGCACTACTATCAAATCTTTTAATTTCAACTTTTTCTGGCTTTTCGTACTTCTTACTAGTTTTGAATAAGTTTTTTTCAAGTCGGTCGTCAGAGGCTTCAATAACCTCGAAACCGCCTAAAGATATCATGTTTTGAAAAGCAAAACTCTTCTTTACTGATTGCGTGTCTATTTCTTGAGGCAATCCATCGTTATATGATATTGAAAGGTTGATATCGTCAAGTTGTACTGTGTTCTTCGTTTTGTTGATAAACTTCATGAATTGAATATCGACAAAAATAAACGCCCGCATTGCTGCGAGCGTCGAGCCAAGGATCGCTCCTTGGAGGGGTATTAGTAGCGAGAGGTGTGATTCGAACACACGATTTCCAGCTTATGAGGCTAGCGAGATGACCACTTCTCTACTCCGCAATATTATCGTCAAAAGAAGGGGTTGCCCTTTCGGACAACCCTTCCTAGTCATTGTGGCTGACTAAATACCATTAGTAGAATCAGAAGATTAGGTAGTACCAACGCCAGAGACTTGGATGAGGCTTACTGCGTAGTCGTTGATAACGGCAACGCCGACTTCCTCGTAGATAACCCAACCGAGACGTAGTTTCTTAGGATCATCTGCTGGTAGAACAGTGATGTCCTGACGGATTGGGAATGCACCTACTGTATCAGGAGATGCAACGCATAGAACGTACTGAGGGTCCATACGAGAGCTTACGTGGAGGTCAGCCGTCCACAAGTGGCCGTAAAGACCAGTTGTAAGAATCTCTCTCGTAGTTGCTTCGTCGTAGAAGCGAGTAGTGTTAGTAGAACCACCACCGCCGTTGAAGAAGCGAACGTCAGCATAGCGGTTAGCATGCATTACGACCTTGGTGCAGACGAGATCGTGCTGCTCAATTTCGCGGAATGCAGTGTTAAGACTTGCTGGGGTTAGCGCACCACCAGAGACGGTGACCTTCTGATCACCGCGCTGTACAGCGGCTTGGATTAGGGCAGAGAAAATCTGCTCGTCCTCTTCCTTCTGTATAGCTTCCTTAGCCTTGATCTGGGCGCGGTCTACGATGTAGAAACGACGAGCCTTGATTTCGCTAAGACGGATCGTTGGGTTAGCAGCGATCTCCCAAGTTGGGACGAGAATCTCATCGCCTTCTTGGATCTGGTCAGGTACTGCGCCTCTACGGGAGACGACGAATGCGATTGCCGCAACGTCGCGCTCGTAACGAGCAAGAGCGCCCTGAGGCAACTCATCAACCATTAGAAGCTTACGACCGACAGCCTGATATTCGAGCGAGCGACGGATTGGCTCGACCATTGCCTGAGCGAGTGCTGTACGGCCCTCGTCAGTTTCGAGCGCTTGAGCAATTACCATCTCTTGCTGCTCGTTGTTGTTTGACTTTACAAATGCCATTTGAATCTCCTTGATCGTTCTCTAGATACTCTTTCTTGATAAGTCCTAGAATCACAATTCCCTTTTCCTAGAAGAAACTATCTTCTAAGACAATCCATCTAAGTATTAGACGGACAAAACGAAAGACATGAAGCTGGTTGCAAGAGGCATGGAGTAATCAACTGCGTTGATTGCGCCAGGAACGCCGCTTGGATAACCTGCTACAACCGTGGTGCAGTAACCAATGCTGGTAGAACCAGACATATCTACTTTACCTGGGGTTGCGTTAGATGCCTTGACTGCGGTACCTACGACAAAGGCTGCACCTGAGACGTACATATCGGTGTAGAATTCTCCACCGACGATATAGACGCTCATTAGACCCGAACCGAGGGTTTCGTTGAAGTAATCAGAAACGCGGTTCTGAGTAGACTTCTTTCCGCCTGCTGGGTTGATAATGAGGTCAGCTTGATAAGGCATGTGACCGCCTGCAACAGCGAGCGAGTCGCCTGCGAGGCCAAGTGGCAACTGAGAGTTGCTTGCTTTCTTGACATAGCCTGAGCTATTCAAGCCTACAACCATTCCTTGATAGATGGCATAGGTAGATTCTGCACCGCCCGCATTGAGGGAGGTAATGTCTGCTGGGTCAATTGCGAACATTGCAACTGCTGTATGATACTTTGGGATTAGAGCCATTTGAAAATTCTCCTAAACTGTTATCTGTGTTTCTTATCTACGATTGTTTGTTCTACGAACTTCGGTGATTGGGTTATCGTCCGCAGAGTCTGCTTGCTTATTTAGAGTAAACATTCCCTGAATAGAATCCTTCAATTCTTCTAGAGCATTTTTACGTTGATTGCTCTTTTCGGATATAACCAAGGCCTTTTCCGAACCCTTCGCAACAGTGTCGAGTCCTTTCTTGGAAGCTCCGAATAATGCGTTTTCAATATCCTTCAAGTCGGATTGCTCGTAGCGAGATAGTTTTTCGATTTCAGAAGACAAGCTTCCTATTTCGATCATTCCAGCCTTGAGTTTACGTCCTGCGATTCTTGTAGCCGCCTCTTTACGAGCCGCCGAAGACTCAGCATCGCCACGGGCGATTACTGTTCCCTTATGTGCTGTTTGTTTTTCAGCGTCATTCTTAGTATCGTACTTAGGATTCTTTCCGCCGCCAGCAGGAATACTTGGGGCAGAGTTAGATTCTTTTGGTACGCTAGTTAGTGTTTCTTTTTCGTGACCCATGAAGCTAGAGTCGCCAGCTTCTATCTTGCCAATGTCGGCAGACTCTTGAGGAGTAATAGGATTACCGCTCTTTGGGTTATCTTTATTTGCTGCATATGGCTTTATATCGCCATCTTCTTGAACAGGCTTGACATTTTCTAGCTTCTTATCGCTAGCAGTCTTTGTAGCATTTGCAACAAGTCTATCTGCTAGGGCAGCCGTGCGGCTCTTAGTTGAGCTAGAAGCAGCCGTTGATCGATGATTGTCTGTTATTTGATGTTGCTTCTCGGCGGTATAGCCTTGTTCCTTTTCATGACCCATCTCTGCTCCACCTGAGTTGAAAGAAGCCTTTGGCTTATCGTTGTCGTAGCCAGCATCCTTCTCTCCGCCCATTGTTGCATCGCCTGTGAATACATCAGGATCAGCCGCATCAAACTTTTGTTCATGGCCTATCGTTGAACCGTCGCTAATCGTGCCTATGTCTTTGTCGTCTTGGACATTCTTAACACTTACTTCAGAAGCAAGCTTGTTTTGCTTAGCAAGAACGCTCATTACACCGCTTAGATCAAGATTGATCTCGCCAGTTGAGGAAATCTTTCCTCTCTTGAATGCTCTAGTTGCTGACTGTGCTTGCGCCATTGCGTGTTCCTCTTCAGACTCGTCGCCTTCCTTATTCATGAAGTCAGGCTTAGATTCCTTCTTTTCTTCTCCATTTTCTTCCGAATGTCCTTCGTTAGAGTGTTCCTTATGAGAACCCTCGTCGCCACCCTCGGAAGATTCGTCCTTACCTTCGTCGCCACCAAATGGATTTCCAGAGTCGGAACCAACTTCTGTTTCGCCAGATTCTGGGGCTGAATCGCCTTCAGAACCTATGTCGCCAGGAAGTCCGCCTTCGCTAGAACCGCCGCCGATGTCTTCTCCCTCGCCGCCCGAAGGCTGTCCGAGAGTGTCGTCTACGACGTTCTCTACTCCGTCTACAACATCAACTGCTGTATTAAGAGCTTGGTCTGCTACTTGATCTAGTTGCTGAGAAGCGCCTGCTGGCATTTCTATTACTGACTCGCCGCCCATTCCTGCTCCGTCAAGGCCATGAGCCGAAGGCGCTGCGCCAGGCATAGATTGCCCAGGAGCTTGAGCGCCAGGAGCTTGACCCTTAGCTTGGTCAATAGCTCCTTCAAACTGCTGTAGAACATCCAATGGAAGTTCTACTGATATTGTTCCGCCACCCATGCCGCCTCCCATTGGAGATGGTGCTGGGGAAGGAGGTTCGCCTGCTGGATCTGTAGGAGCAGCGCCATGAGGATCGGCAGCCATTGGGTCGCCGCCATCTTGAGCAAATGGATCAATGTCATGAGACTCAGGACCGCCGCTCATTGGATCATGAGATGGCGCTCCGCCGTCTTGAGGAGTTGGAGCCATTGGATCACTAGCTGGGGAACCGAGTTCTTCAGCTAGGTTATCATCAAACTGAGCATACTTAGCCTTGATTTGGTCGCAAACAAAGCATGCTTTCTTCATTGCTAGGCCAGTACGTACAAAATCTTCTACGCATTCAACCATCTGATCTTCTTTTGCCCAAACAGACGCAACCTTGATTGCAATGCTGTTAGAGTAAACACCAGCGGTTGAAAGCTTCTTGCATACGCAATCTGCTAGATTCTCGCCTTCGCATGGACCGCTGATAGCAAGAGCGTTCTCTCCGAACTTACGAGCAATCTTTGCTCGGCAAGTTTCGATTGGGAACTTATCTCCGAATCCAGCAGTCTTCTTAAGACCAGAAAGTATAGATGGAGTAGCCGATGCGGTCTTGACATTATTGAACAATCCCTTAGCCTTCATAGCTAGAATGGTCTTGCCCTTTTCTTCAAGCTGCATTGCATCGAATACGTCTTCTGCTAGTCCGTGAGCCTTGAGAGCGCCCGCAAATGCAACCTTCTTACGACGGCAGCTTGGGCAACTTTCGGTTAGAGGAATAGCCTCGAAACGCCATTCAGCAAATACAGACTTCTTACCATTGCTACTTACGCCCGCTGCATGAACTTCATAAGTTCTACCCGTATCAAGGCATAGGAACTTATTGCTGCTTAACTTCGTTACGTCAGTTGAGCCAGTGTAAGGAGAGATAGCTCCGAGGGACCATGTTGCATTCTTCTCCTTGAAGTCAGAAGTTGCCTTCTTAATCATCTCAGGAGTAATGCGTGCCATAGCTGCTACAGGAACGCTAGCTGGCTCGTTACCTTCAGGTAGAGCAAAGCCTTCGCCTCCTGCTCCGCCTTCGTCG